GATAATTTAGTGACAGTTCCTAGCATTGATGTTGTCACTAAAAAACCCTATATAAAAACAATATGGAAAGATAAAATTTCTAAATATGATATGGATAATTATATAAGAGATGTTAGCCATGAATTTATAAAGATTAAATCTGAAGAAGATATCAAAAATGATAAAATAATTCCTTTTTGGAATGATAGTAAAGCTAATATTTCAAATTCTATATGGATGCCATCTAAATTAGATATAACAACTTCTATTATTTTACAAAATAAAAAAGAAAATTTTTATAGTAATATTAATCATTCATGGTTTTCTATAGATGAAAAATCTTGCTCTGATAATAACTTAAATTTTAATATACCAGATTTTTCTTTTTCTAAATCTTTAGATCCGATGGTTAATAAACCTAAATTAAAAACCTTAGTAATCTTATTAAAACCTTCTGAAGAAGAAAAGGTTATGTTAGATCTATATTTAAATCAATATAGATGGTATTATAATGCTGGTATCACTATCATCTATAAATCTTATGGTGAAAAAAATATAAAAAATCATACAATAAAATCTGATTTTGAACAAAAAGCTAAAAATCCTAAACATGAAATAACATATGACGATTTAGTTTTAGAACTTAAGGAAAAAGAACTTAATCGAAAAATAAAGTTTTTAGAAGATGTAATTATTTCTTTAGAAAAAAAGGAATCCGAAGCAAAAAGACTTATAACAAATAAAGATCTTTTTGAAGGTGATGAAATACAAGAAAATATTGTTAAAACCTCCTCTAAAGAGGAGGTAAAAGAAAATAAAAAAACAATACAAAATAAACTTAAAACTTTATCTGAAGGAGATATAGTGAAAGAAAATAAGGGTGCTGCATATTCATTTGAGGAAATAACTCCAGATACAGAGGTTAAGTATAACAGTCGTCACATACGCGATAATCTTTTATGTAAATATAAATATGTGGAAACAGAATCTACAAATGAAGATGGAACTAAAATAATTAATAAAGATATAATTTTTAATCCTGATCAAAAAGAGGTGATTAGACCACCTTGGTGGGAAGAAGGACAAGTGCCTGGTAGAATACCAAGAGGTGCTTTAGATAAAGTTGTATCTAGTTTAAATTCTGCTGTTTCAAATTATAAGGCTGGTAATAACGATGGATTTAAAATGCGTTATAAATCAGTTAATGATAATCAATATTGTCATTTTGAAGATAAAGGGTATCCTCAAGGTTTATTAAAAATAAAAAGTCAGTATTGGTATACTGAAATAAAAAAGAAAAATAATGTTAATCAGAAAAAAAGAAAACGCATATCATTTAAAAAAATTGTTGATATGAATACATCAAAAAAAGGATTAGAGATTATATATGAAAAAACTACAGGTCGATATTTTATTCATTATCCAGTTGTAACAGACTGGTATCCTGAAGATGATAAACGTTTCCATCACCAAGGAATGTTTACTTTTAAAGGAAAAAGAATTATATCGCTTGATCCAGGAATTAGAAAATTTATGGTAGGTTATGATCCACAGGGTAAAATTATTCTTATAGGTGAAGGTGTTAGTTCTAAAATTCTAGAATTATATGGTACGGATGACCCAGATAAATTTAGGAAAATAAAAAATCATGTGAAAGAACTACATCATAAAACAATAAACTACCTAATAAAAAATTATGATACAATTTTATTACCAGAATTTAATACAAGCCAGATGTTAAAAGGAAAAAATCTTTCTCGTATGACTAAGTATACGATGCAGGCATTATCATTTTATGCTTTCAAACAACGATTAAAATATAAATGTGCGTTATATGGAAAAGAGTTGATTATTGTTAACGAGAGTTATACTTCTTGTACATGTACAGGATGTGGATTTATAAATAGTAAATCTAGTAAAGAAGTATTAACATGTGAGAGATGTACATTAACACTAGATAGAGATATAAAAGGATCAAGAAATATATTTATAAAAAATTCTATACTTAGAATAAAAAAGGTTTTACGCTGCAAACGACCTTAATATAGATTTCATCAGTATTTAAAAGAGCGGATGTCACCAGATGCAGAATGATTTATGGATAAATTAGTAGCATAACAATATAATTAAAAACTTTTTGGTAACGTTATCAAAAAGTTTTTAATTAAAAATTATATGGTTAACAAATGAATAATAAATTAATAAAACAACAACATGTTAATATAAAAGAAATAGACCTATCAACCTAATTTTTCATATAATCATTTGAAAAGTAAGTAACACATAAATAAAAATAATAAGTGTTTCTGTTTATAAAATGATTAAACAATATTGATATTATAGAAATAACGAAGAAAAGAGCGGGTATTAACTTAATTATATTATATAAACTTTTCGTAAACATTACGAAAAGTTTTAATTAATTCATTTTATTTATACGATAGAATTCAGCACAATTAAAAATAATTTACACAAGCGTTATTTCAAATAGTGTTTAATTGATCACACAAGTGTTTTTAGCAGTTACATTATCTTCGTCTTTCTTAAAATTATCACTCCAATCATTAAAGACCACTTCATGATTTTGATTAAGACTACATATACATTCTTCTATCTTTCTTTCTTTAACATGGGTAATTTTTCCATAATATCTATTATCATTATCAGAGAATTCAACATCGTACGATGGAAAAGATGTAACAACATCTGATTCATGTCTTCCAATTACTATATCATTACCAAACCTATATTGTTCTGTCTTTATTAATTTAATTTTTTTAGTAATACGTTGCTTGTAATGTTTATTACTTGACATTTTTTAATTATATTTTGTTTTTCAAAATATAATTCAATTTTTTATTTTATTATACACTTTATTTATACGTCACCATTTATTATAATCATAAAAAGTAGTCATGTTTTTAGTTTGGTTATTATATTTTTAATAAAAATTCAATTTTATAGTATTTCAATTTTTATAAAATACTTTATTCGATATAAAGACGCAGATTATTGCTATGCTTAAAACAACACCAAATATTTGATTTATCAGTATCTATTATTTTTCTAAAGCTATTACACAAATTTTTAAAGTTGTCATCAGTTATGTAATATTTTATATCATTGCGACCATAATAATAAATTTTATTGTCAACTAATTTTGGAAAATAATTATTTACACAAATCTTCAAATATTCGAATGTTTCTATTTCGAGATCAATAAAACGAATATATCTACGATGTTGTATGCTTATTCTTAACATTTTAGTCATTATCATATTTATCAAATTTATATTCAATTATTATTTTTGAACAATACTAAACCTACTTATTATTTTTATCCATTGTGCTTGTTTCTTTCAACATTAATATCTCTCTCCTAAGATATGCATTCTCCTCTTTCAGACTCTTAATCATTTCATCTTTTGTTCTAAAACAATTATTGAGATTGCATCCCTCGTTATGAATAAGTTGTTGTTTTGTTAACTCTGTTCTGTTTTTACAGAATTGACAAAAACAAGGAAGTTTCTGAAAATTATTTTTAAAGTTATTGTTAAACTCAATTTCAGACCATAACAAAGCAGATTTATACTGTTGAAACAATAAACAAGTATTCTTGTAACTTAGTAAATTTTTGTCGGAATCATCACTGATGGTTTCCTTACACTTCAAACAAGATCCATTATTGTTTAATAAAGAATATCGTCCAACATCTTCAACAACATTATCACAATTACCGCACTTATAACTAACAAGATTATCATTGATTTTTGTGATTTCATGACCAGTAAGTATCTTTATATCGGAAATAAAATCATTGTTCTCTTGAATCTCTATTGTGCAAGCATCAACAGCAGTTCTGTTTTTTTCTGCACAACCTATACAAAAGTTTTCATGGGCATTAAAGCCTTTCAGAATACCAAAAGAATTAAATTTTTCACATAGGTGTTTGAAGGTTAGTTTATTCTCATGGTTTTCTTTTTTACAAAAGAAAATGACAGTAGTAGCTCTTTTATATTTGATAAATTCTTCTTCGGTTGTAGAGACTGTAAAATTATGTTCAAGTTTATTGGTTTGGTTTTTGAAGCAACCTCTTTTACCAAAGTTAGAATTAGCAGTAGGGAAACAAAAGATACAAACCTCTTTAGGAGCAGAAGTTTCTTCGGGGTTTGATTTTAAACGTTTGTTTAAAAAAATAGAGATTGATTTTTTGTTAAACTCTATGGTGTTATTACAATTGACACAAACACAAATAATAGTTTTTTCATTTTTCACATAGTCTTCTTGGTTCATAAAAATAAAGTTATCATCATTTTCAAAGTATTGTTTATATTTTAAGTATTTATTGTGTTGATTCCTGTTCATAATAACTGTATTGTTAGGTTTTAAAGGTATTTCGGTAATAGTTTCAATAACTGTATCGCTTTTAAAAGGGGGTTTATTTTTATTGGTTGGAAAACATATTAAACATAATTCATGAGGGGCGCAATGATCGTTGGGAAAAATGATTTTCCATTTGTACATTTTCTTTGATAAATTTCTTAGTAGTAATGTAACGATGGTATCACAAGCTTTACAAACTAAAGATATTTTGTCTAAATTATTAGGGTTGTTTGAATCGTTAATAAATTCGCGGGTTTTAATTGGTATAATTTGTTTATCTTCAATTTCTTCATTTGTCTTTTTTGGTTTTCTTCCTTTCTTCTTAGGTTGTGCGTCTTCACTCTTTTCTTCAATGAGTTCAATCTTAGTTGCTTGATTTGCTTCTTCAAAAGTTATTTGATTCCATATATCTTTAGGAAAAAGTATTCTAAAATTCTTTTCGAAATATTTCTCAATTTTTAAATAAAATTTTAATGTTGTTGAATGCATCTTAGAGTATTATTTTATAAATATATATAAAACTTTAAATATCAATTAAAGTTTTATAATTTCTTTTTTTATTTTATTATGGGGTGAACTGAGCTTAGCTCGCATTAATAAAAATTATGGTTTAATATTTCTATCTAATTCACATCTATATTTTTTATATACAAAGCCAGTTCTTTCAACACCATCTTTACCAGTCACTTTTTCGATACGATATAATTTTTCTCCTTCATCTAAGATCGGTTTAACTGCATCATATGTATTAATATGAATATGTTCATATCCAATCCAAGTTCCATTGTTAGATTCAATAGAGTTATGTGTATAACTATCAAGATAAGATTTAATTTTATGTTTGGCACGAAAAATTGTGTTTCTTATTAACTCTGTAATATATTCAGCATATTTATCTCCATGAAAAATTTGTTTTAATATTGGATCATTTATTAAGTCAATTCCTGCGTTATTATATTTATTAATGATAAGTGCTAGGCTAAATAACATTCCTGTTGCTGAACTAAAATCGATATTTTTATGTTTGTACCAATGTAATAATATCGATTTTAATTCTCCATTAAATTCTTTCGGATTATAATGATATATACCAAATAACAACATGTCTTCAGCATCGGAGTATCTTTGTTTAATTATATTACGCAAAATTGGTAATCCTTTATCACCAAGTAATGGAAGAAATCCAAGCAAATGCCAATTATAGTAACTGCTTTTATTTGGATATTTTTCTCCAAGGTCCATTTGCTTTTTATAATCCATATCTTTCATTGATCTTAATTCTTGTTTGATTGAATATAACGATTCATATATTTCATTATGCGGATATGTTTTTAATCTATTTTCATATGACACATGCATATAATTATCCCATAACAAATAAACTAGTCTTATTATTTCATGATCAGTATCACATGAATAACGATAAGCATTAGGTACAAATCTTGATATAAATTTACATTGTTCTTCAAGTGGAAAATCTTTTAGAATACAGTTATTAATCTCCAAATAATTTAAATCAGTGGATTTATCTGATTGTTCTTCTATTTCATCGTTTAGATAAGATATAAATAAATTTAATAAACAATCTTCTAATTCAAATTTATAATCTATTTCCAATATACGAATTTTTGCTTCTTCTATTTTAGTTGGATCATTTTTGAATGTAATCCATCTTGGATAATTCATTTTTATTAAGTGTATATACTATTGTTTAAATACATTATGTGTCAATTTTTATTTTATTATTTTTAGAAACTAATTAACAGCATAGCGAAGCAAGTAACTTAAGTTTAGAAATTGTTTTTATTTTTATTTTGTAAGTTTACTTCGTTCAATTGATTTTCGATTGATACAAAACATATTTTTTATTATTTCTATTTTTAGTTTTTATATTTTATTATTTTAGAAACTAATTAACAGCGTGAACTTAAGTTTGGAATTGTTTTTATTTTTATTTTGTAAGTTTACTTCGTTCAATTGATTTTCGATTGATATAAAACATATTTTTTAAGTTTTAGTTTTATTATTTTAGAAACTAATTAACAGCGTAAACTTAAGTTTAGAAATTGTTTTTTATTATTTCTAAAATTGATTACATGTTTAGAAATATTTATTATTTCTGCTTCGCTTGCCTACGGGTTAAAACTATTAACACCATAACTTTATAAAATTATTTAGTTAGAGAAAGAATATTTTTACCATGATCGTTGCATATATTGCATAAATTAATAGAAGAAATAATTATTGTTCTATCATCAATACATACTTTAACATTGCAACAAATAGAGACATTAAATTGATTCATATCGACACCATATTTTTCAAGATCTTGATCGGATGTAATAGATTTTGTAAAATCTAATCTATAATAACCTCTTTCTAAAATTAAATCCTTTTTATCTATTTTTATAACAGTTGTTGTAGTTTGGTTATTAGTTTTATAAGTTAGCGTTAGATTAATAAAATTTAAATCTTCTATAAAATTATTTTTACTATCCTTAAAACAAAAAATAGATAATAAGAAATACCGTTGAAATAAAGTTCTATATTTTTATTGGAACTATCAACATTTTTCATCAAGATATCAATATTTTCGTTACGAAATGTAACATAGTTATTAACAAGTTGCATCGTTGGAAGTATTTCATACACATCATATGATATTTCAAAATCATTTTTTAAAGATTGGTTATTATTAAAGGATATAAATAATTCTAATGGAGAATTACCAGCAATTACTGAATTATTACATAATAGATGTAATGGTATTGTTGTAGATGTATCAGATAAACCATATAATTTCTGAAGAAGTTCAATGAGTTGAGGGGTGACATTTTCAAGAGAATAAAATATTACCATTTTGAATAATCTGAATTTTTCTAATACAGTTAAAATATTCTTTGGAATTAAGTCTAACATTTTTATAAGCTTCTCCAAAGTATTTATCTAGTAAAAATACAGAATCTTTTTCAGGAACAATAATAGAGTCTTTTGATTTTACAAATACGTGTTTCTTTAAAAGAAAATTGTTTACAATCATTTGTATATTGAGTATTAGATTTTTTTAATTTTTCATTAAAGGTATAATTTGATGAAATGGTATTTTCTATTAAACCGGAGGCATTATTTCATCATCACTGGAAGAATTATATTCATCGTGACAATCTTTATTTACATATTCTGTCATTCCATTAGTATAACTTGTATAGCCGGTATATCTAGTTGGACCAGTTTGATTTGCGATGTTATTATTACTAACAATAAATTTATTAATAATATCATAAGGTTTAACGATATTCATTTTATATGGATAAAATAGTATTTTTAAATAATTATAAAGAATTCAAAATTAATTAATTTCTTCTATTCTCTTTTTCAATAAAAACATTCATATGCTTTGTCATTGTATAACTTGTTGGTATATTATAACTTTTAACAGTTATTGAAAAGATCATTTATAATAATGTAATTTAGTACCATATTAAACTTTGATTATTATAAATACGTTCATACCATTTATCTCCATTTTTATACCAAGCTGAATGTAAACCATGTAATTGACCGTTGATAAAATTCCATTCATGTTTTAAATTACCATTTTCATAATAAATAAATTTTGTTAATAAACTAGCATTAATGCTGTTGATTTTAGAATCTTTTTGTTTATCCATATTGTATTGATGTTTATCAATATTTTTTTAAATTGATTTTATTATTGGTATTAAAAATATTAACAATAATGAAATTAATTTTTTTTAATAATCTGAAGATATTATATATTATTATTTTCTTATGTATATCACAAGTTATTTGTAATGATAACCTAAAAATATTACAAATAACTGATATCCATTATGATCCAAACTATCTTGAAAATTCTCCTGCAACATGTTTTCCTGACTATGGATTAAGATGTTGCAATAAATATAGTATTTCTATACCACCTCATAGAAAAGCTGGGAAATATGGAGATTTTAACTGTGATACTTCTATATTATTTATCAACGAAACATTTAAGTGGATAAGTGAGAATATAGATTTTGATGTGTTGCTTTGGACTGGTGATACAGTAGGGCATCATGATCTTAGTCAAAGTACAGAAGATAACATAAAAGTTATAAAAGAAATAACTGATTTGATAGATTTCTGGTTTTATCGTGGGACATTTGGTAAACTGGTGGTACCAGTTATAGGAAATCATGATACATTTCCTGTAGATAACATGAGAAGCAATTTTTCTGAAACACAAGTTGGTCAAAAATTAAATGAATATTGGAAAGAATGGATTAAAGATGGAGAAATATATGATAATTTTTTAGAAGGAGGGTATTACGAGTACAAGATTAAAGAAAGTAATGTCACTTTTCTGGTGTTGAATATGTTGTATTTTGATAATAATAATTTAATGGAAAGGTTAGATGTCTTTTCTGAAGAGCCAACAAAACAATTACAATGGTTAACAAAAAAATTACAGAATGAAGGTAAAAATGTGTGGATTATTGGACATATAGATCCAGAAGATACAACAAGTAATTTCACAAGAGATTTTCCAGGGATTGTAGAAAAATATGATAACATAAAAGGAACTATTTGGGGTCATACTCATCATGATTCATTTTTCTTGTTAGGTAATAAAAGTTTTGGGTTGATAACGTCAAGTTTGATGGCGGATTCAGTATATCCAGGATTTAGAGTTTATGAAATGAATAGAAGAAGTGGGGAGATGGTAAATTGGGTAAATTATTATAATAAATTAACAAAAGATAATGAAGAAGGTATTTTTAATGGATATGAAGAATCTTATAATTTTTTAGAATATTATGAGGTAGATTCTTATGGATATAAAAATAATTATTTTTTTAATCTGTTGGAAAAATTGGCAGGAGAGATGAATGATGATCGAGAATTGTTTGATAAGTATTATAAAAAATATTATTCAAATTATTATAATTCTGGTAATATTACTTCTTTGTGTGATGATGATTGTTGGAAACAGATGATAAGTGATATAAGATATTAATTTTCTAGAAAATGTAGAAACTAAATTATATTTATCTTTTTTGAATAAGGTGTTTGTAATTTTTTTTAATATTCATTTAAAAAAATTATAAAATATATAAATAATAATTATGCAAAAATTATTTATAAATTTTGATATAGAAAGTGATGGACCTTCTCCTGCTGAAAATTCAATGTTATCTATTGGAATGATAGGTAATACGATTGATGGTGTTGAAGTTTTTAGATATCAAGCTAATATAACTAAGATTGAAGGCAAGAAACAAAATATTGATACTATGAAATTCTGGTCGCAATATCTAGATGTATATAAATTTATTACAACTGATACGTTATCACCGGAAAAAGTGATGAAAGATATATCAGAAATAATTTTAAAATATAATGAATATAAATTAATATGGGTGGCAGACCCAGCGGTATTTGATTGGTCATTTCTGAAGTATTATTATGAGAAATATAAAATGGTTGGTGCGCCAAATATAGGGTATTCAGCTAGATGTTTAGGAACACTGTTTGAAGCATATTGTGATATTAATAATATTTCTGAAACGGATGCTGATATTTTATATGATGATTGGAAAGATGGTTGTAAAGCTACACATAATCCATTGGATGATTCAATATGTCAAAAGAATGTATTTTTTAATCTTCGTAGAATGATGAAAATAACTTGTTAATATTTTATTTAAGAGTTAAACAAAAAAATAAAATAATAAAATAATATGAATTATGTATTACATAATAATAATTCATTACATGTAGATTATTTCCAGATTGGTTCGCATATTGGTGATACAGAAAATGATTTGCTTTATAAGAAAATAACTGTTGGTAAGAATATTGTATTGATAGAGCCGATAATATCGCATTTTAATCAATTAAAAGTAAATTATGTAGAAAAAAGTAAGAAAAATAATATTATTTTCTTGAATATAGCAATAAGTGATTTTGATGGTATTATACCGATATACACGCCATCTCCATTAAATAATTTTGTTAATTTGCCAAAATGGACTACTCAAATATCGTCGGTTGTACAAACACATATTTTTAATCATAGGAGTACAATTATTGCGGATAAAATACATGTATATTGTAAAACGATAAATACGGTTGTTAAAGAATATGATATAAAATCTATAGAATATCTTATTTGTGATACAGAAGGGCATGATTATGCGATATTAAAAAAATTAGATTTGGGATTAATAAGGCCAAAAAATATTATTTTTGAGAGTTGTCATATGGATAATTTTTTAGAAAAGAGTGTAAAATATGGTGATTTGATTGAACATTTTAAAAAAAATGGATATGTTATGTACGATGAGGATGAGGAAGATACGCATTTACGATTAAAAGATTAGGTGAGTTTTGATGAATATAAATATTTCTGATGATGTAAAAAGTAAATAAAATTTTATTATATTTTGATTATAATAAAATGAGTTTCTCAGTAGTAAATACAATAATTTCTCCGGAGGCTATTGCATCTACTGCTATCGAGCCTATATTTAATGCTGCATACTTACAGGGATCTAATATAGATCCATATTTGGATAGGGCTACAACTGGGTCAATAATGTATTTTAATGGAATACAATGGACTTATACTAATTCTGGAATAACAGGTCCAACAGGTCCTAGTGGAGGAGGTGGTGGAGGTGGAAGCGGGACTGGTTCTACAGGACCAACTGGTGCTTTTGGTGGAATTGTATATAGTAATATTGTTCCATATGCAGATAATGTTATTAATTTAGGTGCTACTGGAGCGGGATTTGAAAATATTTGGGTATCTGGTAGTATATTACCGACAAATAGTAATGTAAGTTTGGGATCTACGGGATATCCATTTAGTGTTGGGTATTTCAGTGCTGATACTTTAGTAATAGGTAATGTACCTATTTCTTCAGTTGGTAATAGTTATATAACATTACCTTTGGGAAGTACTATAGGGGGTATAAATCCTGGTACAATAGTTATAAAAGGGGCTAAAGATATACCTGGGGATTTACCTACTAATGCAAATGTTGGGGATGGTTATATAATAACACCAGATTTATGGGTTTGTTGCACAGGTCCTACTGGAGCAATGGCTAGTAGTTTTATTGATGTTGGGCCATTTGTAGGTCCTCAAGGAGTTGCTGGGTCTTCTGGATATACTGGTTATACAGGGTATACTGGGTATACGGGTTATACAGGACCAGTAGGTCCAGCTGGAGAAGCATCTGGTACTGGAGCAACTGGTGATACAGGATACACAGGGTACACAGGTTATACAGGGTACACAGGGTATACTGGCTACACTGGTTATACAGGGTGTACGGGTCCCGCCGGACAATCTTCTGGTACTGGTTATACAGGCTACACTGGGTACACAGGTTATACAGGCCCAGCCGGACAATCTTCTGGTACTGGTTCTACAGGATACACAGGTTATACAGGATATACAGGATATACAGGATATACAGGATACACGGGATATACAGGTTATACAGGATATACAGGATATACAGGTTATACAGGATATACAGGTTATACAGGTCCTGCTGGACAATCTTCTGGTACTGGTTATACAGGCTACACAGGTTATACAGGTTATACAGGATATACAGGTATTCAAGGAAATCAAGGAGATACTGGATATACTGGCTACACTGGTTATACAGGTCCTGCCGGACAATCTTCTGGTACTGGTTCTACAGGATACACAGGATATACAGGTATTCAAGGAAATCAAGGAGATACTGGTTATACAGGCTACACAGGTGTACAAGGGGTGACAGGTTATACAGGATATACAGGATATACAGGATACACGGGATATACAGGTCCTGCTGGACAATCTTCTGGTACTGGTTATACAGGCTACACAGGATATACAGGTATTCAAGGAAATCAAGGAGATACTGGATATACTGGCTACACTGGTTATACAGGTCCTGCCGGACAATCTTCTGGTACTGGTTCTACAGGATACACAGGATATACAGGATATACAGGTATTCAAGGAAATCAAGGAGATACTGGATACACAGGTGTACAAGGGGCGACAGGTTATACAGGATATACAGGTGTTCAAGGTATACAAGGGGTAACTGGGTATACTGGTTATACAGGTCCTGCAGGTATGGATGCTGTATCAGCAGGTACTGGTTCAACAGGTTATACTGGGTATACTGGTTATACAGGTATTCAAGGAAATCAAGGAGATACTGGGTACACAGGATATACAGGTATTCAAGGCAATCAAGGAGATACTGGGTACACAGGTTATACAGGTGTTCAAGGTATACAAGGAGATACTGGTTATACAGGATATACAGGTGTTCAAGGAGATACTGGATACACAGGATATACAGGTGTTCAAGGTATGCAAGGAGTTACTGGATACACTGGTTATACGGGCTATACAGGATATACAGGTAGTCAAGGAGTTACTGGATACACAGGATATACAGGTGTTCAAGGTATGCAAGGAGATACTGGATACACAGGCTATACCGGTTATACAGGTATTCAAGGCAATCAAGGAGATACTGGCTACACTGGTTATACAGGTGTTCAAGGAGATACTGGATACACAGGCTATACCGGTTATACAGGTGTTCAAGGTAATCAAGGAGATACTGGTTATACAGGATATACAGGTATTCAAGGAGATACAGGATACACTGGTTATACAGGATACACTGGTTATACAGGAATTCAAGGAGTAACTGGATATACTGGTTACACTGGGTATACAGGAATTCAAGGAGTAACTGGATATACTGGTTACACTGGGTATACAGGAATTCAAGGGGTGACTGGTTATACTGGGTATACAGGTATTCAAGGACCAAGTTATACAAAATTATTAAGTTCTTCAGGAACACCGACTATAGTGAATTCTACAACATTTGTATTAAATACTCCAAGTGATGTAGTTGTTACTCAAGCTCTTAATTATACAAATAATAGTCTTCTTTTTTATTTATCATTACCAGATTTATCTGGATTGACTAACAATGTTGATCGAGTAATTTTTGGGTTATATAATAATTCTACATCATCTTATGTTATTCAATTTGGTTTACAAAATGAAGGGTTTAATTTACTTCAATTACCAAATTCTGCTGGGGTAAATTATACAACTGGCGATATACTTACTGTATATTGTGATGGCACTAATGCATATTATTATGATTCTAATGGTGGGTTTTCTTATACTCAGCCATTATCTAATACGACTAATTCCTTATTAAATTTTCAATCATCTGTTACATCTTCTACCTTAAATAATCCTATTATATTTTCTAATATTGTTTATTATCCAATAGCTTATGGTGCTACTGGTTATACAGGTCCAGCAGGTATGGATGGCACATCAGCAGGTACTGGTTCAACTGGTTATACTGGATACACAGGCTATACTGGTTATACAGGTCCGGCAGGTATGGATGGTACATCAGCAGGTACTGGTTCGACAGGTTATACCGGGTACACAGGATATACAGGTATGCAAGGAGACACAGGCTATACGGGTATTCAAGGAGATACTGGTTATACAGGTTATACGGGTAGTCAAGGAGATACTGGGTACACAGGTTATACAGGTATTCAAGGCAATCAAGGAGATACTGGGTACACAGGTTATACAGGTATTCAAGGAAATCAAGGAGATACTGGGTACACAGGTTATACAGGTATTCAAGGAAATCAAGGAGATACTGGTTATACTGGATATACAGGAATTCAAGGTGTAACTGGTTATACTGGCTACACAGGATATACAGGAATTCAAGGTGTAACTGGATGCACTGGTTATACTGGCTACACAGGATATACAGGAATTCAAGGTGTAACTGGATGCACTGGTTATACTGGCTACACGGGATATACAGGAATTCAAGGTGTAACTGGTTATACTGGCTACACAGGATATACAGGAATTCAAGGTGTAACTGGATGCACTGGTTATACTGGCTACACGGGATATACAGGAATTCAAGGTGTAACTGGATATACAGGAATTCAAGGAGTTACTGGCTATACCGGTTATACTGGCTACACAGGATATACAGGAATTCAAGGAGTAACTGGATACACTGGCTATACTGGTTACACAGGATATACAGGTAGTCAAGGAGTAACTGGATACACTGGCTATACTGGTTACACAGGATATACAGGTAGTCAAGGAGTAACTGGATACACTGGCTATACTGGTTACACAGGATATACAGGTAGTCAAGGAGTAACTGGATACACTGGCTATACTGGTTATACAGGATATACAGGTAGTCAAGGAGTAACTGGATACACTGGCTATACTGGTTACACAGGATATACAGGTAGTCAAGGAGTAACTGGATACACTGGCTATACGGGTTACACAGGATATACAGGTAATCAAGGAGTTACTGGATATACTGGATATACAGGAATTCAAGGAGTGACTGGATATACAGGAATTCAAGGAGTGACTGGATATACTGGCTATACGGGTTACACAGGATATACAGGTAGTCAAGGAGTAACTGGATACACTGGCTATACGGGTTACACAGGATATACAGGTAGTCAAGGAGTAACTGGCTATACGGGTTACACAGGATATACAGGTAATCAAGGAGTTACTGGATATACTGGATATACGGGTTACACAGGATATACAGGTATTCAAGGAGTTACAGGCTATACTGGTTATACAGGTTATACAGGAATTCAAGGAGTTACTGGATATACTGGATATACGGGTTACACAGGATATACAGGTATTCAAGGAGTTACAGGTTATACTGGTTATACAGGTTATACAGGAATTCAAGGAGTTACTGGATACACTGGTTATACAGGCTACACAGGATATACAGGAATTCAAGGAGTAACTGGATGCACTGGCTATACAGGATATACAGGAATTCAAGGAGTAACTGGATACACTGGCTATACGGGATACACAGGTATTCAAGGCAATCAAGGAGTTACTGGATATACAGGTTACACAGGGTATACAGGTATCCAAGGAGTTACTGGATATACAGGCTATACTGGTTATACAGGTTATACAGGTAGTCAAGGAGTTACTGGTTATACTGGATACACAGGTTACACGGGTTATACAGGTAGTCAAGGGGTTACTGGGTATACAGGATATACTGGTTATACTGGTTACACAGGTCCTAAAGGTATGGATGGCACATCATCAGGTACTGGCTCAACAGGTTATACAGGCTATACAGGTTATACAGGTTATACAGGTATCCAAGGAGTTACTGGGTATACTGGATACACGGGTTATACAGGTTATACAGGTATCCAAGGAGTTACTGGGTATACTGGATACACGGGTTATACAGGTAGTCAAGGAGTTACTGGTTATACTGGTTACACTGGTAGTCAAGGAGTAACTGGATACACTGGTTATACTGGTTATACAGGAATTCAAGGAGTAACTGGATACACTGGTTATACAGGATATACAGGAATTCAAGGAGTAACTGGATACACTGGTTATACGGGCTATACAGGAAGTCAAGGAGTAACTGGAAACACTGGCTATACTGGTTATACAGGATATACAGGAATTCAAGGAGTAACTGGATACACTGGTTATACGGGTTACACAGGAATTCAAGGAGTTACTGGATACACTGGTTATACGGGTTACACAGGGTATACAGGTAGTCAAGGAGTTACTGGGTACACCGGTTATACTGGTTACACAGGATATACAGGAATTCAAGGAGTAACTGGATACACTGGTTACACAGGATATACAGGAATTCAAGGAGTAACTGGATACACTGGTTATACTGGTTACACTGGATATACAGGAATTCAAGGTGTTACAGGATATACAGGATACACTGGCTATACGGGATATACAGGAATTCAAGGTGTTACAGGATATACAGGATACACTGGCTATACGGGATATACAGGAATTCAAGGAGTAACTGGATACACTGGTTATACGGGTTACACAGGGTATACAGGTAGTCAAGGAGTTACTGGATACACTGGCTATACTGGTTATACAGGAATTCAAGGAGTTACTGGATACACTGGTTACACAGGATATACAGGAATCCAAGGAGTAACTGGCTATACTGGTTATACGGGTTACACAGGATATACAGGAATTCAAGGAGTAACTGGATACACTGGTTATACTGGTTATACAGGATATACAGGAATTCAAGGTGTTACAGGATATACAGGATACACTGGTTACACGGGATATACAGGAATTCAAGGTGTTACAGGATATACTGGTTACACAGGATATACAGGAAGTCAAGGAGTTACTGGATACACTGGTTATACAGGAATTCAAGGAGTTACTGGATACACTGGTTATACAGGAATTCAAGGAGTTACTGGATACACTGGTTATACAGGAATTCAAGGAGTTACTGGCTATACCGGTTATACTGGTTACACAGGATATACAGGTAGTCAAGGAGTTACTGGCTATACCGGTTATACTGGTTACACAGGATATACAGGAATTCAAGGAGTAACTGGATACACTGGTTATACTGGTTACACGGGATATACAGGAATTCAAGGTGTTACAGGATATACAGGATACACTGGATATACTGGATATACAGGAATTCAAGGTGTTACAGGATATACTGGATACACTGGCTATACGGGATATACAGGAATTCAAGGAGTAACTGGATACACTGGCTATACCGGTTACACAGGATATACAGGAATTCAAGGAGTAACTGGATACACTGGTTATACTGGTTATACAGGATATACAGGAATTCAAGGTGTTACAGGATATACTGGTTATACAGGTAGTCAAGGAGTAACTGGATACACTGGCTATACGGGTTACACAGGATATACAGGAATTCAAGGAGTTACTGGCTATACCGGTTATACTGGATATACAGGAATTCAAGGTGTTACAGGATATACAGGATACACTGGTTATACGGGGTATACAGGAATTCAAGGTGTTACTGGATACACTGGCTATACCGGTTACACAGGATATACAGGAATCCAAGGAGTAACTGGATACACTGGTTATACTGGTTACACAGGGTATACAGGTAGTCAAGGAGTAACTGGATACACTGGCTATACGGGTTACACAGGATATACAGGAATTCAAGGAGTTACTGGCTATACCGGTTATACTGGTTATACGGGTTACACAGGAATTCAAGGAGTTACTGGCTATACCGGTTATACGGGTTACACAGGAATTCAAGGAGTTACTGGCTATACCGGTTATACGGGTTACACAGGATATACAGGTAGTCAAGGAGTTACTGGATACACTGGTTATACGGGTTACACAGGAATTCAAGGAGTAACTGGATACACTGGTTATACTGGTTACACAGGATATACAGGAATTCAAGGTGTTACAGGATATACAGGATACACTGGCTATACGGGATATACAGGAATTCAAGGAGTAACTGGATACACTGGTTATACTGGTTACACAGGATATACAGGAATTCAAGGAGTAACTGGATACACTGGTTATACTGGTTACACAGGGTATACAGGTAGTCAAGGAGTAACTGGATACACTGGCTATACCGGTTACACAGGATATACAGGAATTCAAGGAGTAACTGGATACACTGGTTATACTGGTTACACAGGGTATACAGGTAGTCAAGGATATACAGGATACACTGGTTATACGGGTTACACAGGAATTCAAGGAGTTACTGGCTATACCGGTTATACGGGTTACACAGGATATACAGGTAGTCAAGGAGTTACTGGATACACTGGCTATACTGGTTATACAGGATATACAGGAATTCAAGGAGTTACTGGATACACTGGTTATACGGGTAGTCAAGGAGTTACTGGATACACTGGTTATACGGGTTACACAGGATATACAGGAATTCAAGGAGTAACTGGATACACTGGTTATACTGGTTACACAGGTAGTCAAGGAGTAACTGGATACACTGGTTATACGGGTTACACAGGATATACAGGTAGTCAAGGAGTAACTGGATATACTGGTTATACGGGTTACACAGGATATACAGGTAGTCAAGGAGTTACTGGCTACACTGGCTACACAGGCTACACAGGATATACAGGAATTCAAGGAGTAACTGGTTACACTGGACCTTTTGGATCATTAGCAACAGATCCAATAGCTATTGGGATAAATGCTGGAGCTACAGCACAACAAATTCATTCAGTTGCTATCGGTAATGCTGCTGGTGCAACAGGACAAGGTACAGGAAGTGTTGCAATAGGCTATCAAGCCGGTCAGCAAACACAAGGTACTGGATCTATTGCTATTGGTGTTCAAGCAGGTGCCAATGTTCAAGGTGGGTTTTCTATAGCTTTAGGATATAATTCTGGATTATATACACAAGGTGCCAATTCAATTGCTATTGGAAATGTTGCTGGTAGTACTTCTCAAGGTAGTCAATCTATTGCTATTGGACAACAAGCTGGAAGTAGTTATCAAGGAGCTACTTCTATAGCTATCGGAGTTGCTGCTGGTTTTAAGACACAAGGTACTCAAGCTATTGCTATCGGTGTACAAGCTGGTCAAGTCACACAAGGCGCTAATGCTATTGCTGTAGGATATCAAGCAGGTCAACAAACTCAAGGATCTAATGCTATAGCTATTGGTTATACTGCTGGTCAATCTACACAAGGCTCTGGCTCTATTGCTATCGGTTACCAAGCTGGTCTAACTAATCAAGGTAGTGGTTCCATTGCGATTGGTATAAATGCCGGTCAAACTAATCAGAATCAAAACTCTATCTGTATTGGTAGCAACACTTCTTCCTCTGCTGATGATACTATTGTTATTGGTAGTAATGCTACTACATCTACTGCTCATCAAATTGTTTTAGGTGGTTCTACAATAACATCTATCATCCCTGGTAATACTGCCACAACATCTTTAGGAAATTCTACAAATATTTTTTCTTCTGTTAATAGTAATACTCATATTTTTTATGGAACTTCCTCAGGTTCTGTAACATTAAATGCAGATACAACAGATACTACATATACCATAACTTTACCAACATCCCAACCAACAGTTTCAGGACAAGCCTTGACAGCTACTGCAGCAAATCCAGCGGTATGTAGTTGGACTAGCGTAGCATCAACATCAAATTCTTTTACACAACCTGCAACTAATAATTTATATGGTCCTTCTTCTGGAGGTGCTACACAAAGTAGCTCTGCGTCAAATGTTTCTATTGGTACTAATTCTCTAGGTTCAACAGTTACAACAAATTCGTCAACTAATAATGTATCAGTTGGTTTTCAATCAACAAGAACCTTAACATCTGGATCAAATAATGCTTGTGTTGGTTATGAAAGCGGGCAATTTTTAACAACTGGGCATGATAATGCTTGCTTAGGATCAAATACTATAAATGGTGGAAATGTTTCATCATGTGTTTTTATTGGTTCTGGAGCTGGACAATCTAATACAAGTAATTCAATTGTCGGTATAGGGTATCAAGTTTTAGCAGCTAATACAGGTATTCAATCAACTGTAGTTGGTTATCAAGCAGGTACAAGTATAACATCAGGTGGAAATAATAGTATTTTTGGATATGAGACAGGTTCTTCTATCCTTGGTGGAGCAGATAATTCATTATTTGGAATGGAATGTGGTTTAAATATATCGTCAGGTTCTCAAAATTCCATATTTGGGTCTCAAGCTTTTCAAGCAATAAATAACAACCCAACTTCTGCTTTTGGTTATAAATCTTTAATAGTGTCTACAGGTTCTCAAAATTCTGCTTTTGGTTGGGAAAGTGGGTTAGTTCAATCATCTGCTACTAATAATAGTCTTTTTGGTTATTCAGCTGGATCAGCAATTACAACAGGTTCAAATAATACTATTCTAGGTAACACATCAGCTGGATTATTATCTAGTGGTGGTTCTAATGTACTTATTGGTTCTAATGTAAATACAACTGGATCAGCTAATTCAAATAGTGTTATTATTGGAAATTCAGCTCAAGGAAATTCAAATAGTGTAATTATAGGAGGATCGGCTGGTACAAATTTTGTAGGAGGACAAAATGTAGGAATTGGTTATTTTGTATTAAATTCCGCAACTTCAGGAAATTCAAATAATTGTGTTGTTGGTTATGAATCAGGTACAAATATAACATCAGGTATAAATAATACATTACACGGAAATTCATCAAATGTTAATATTAATACAGGTAATTTAATAAATGGAACTTCCTTAGGTTGTTTCTCAACTGTAGCATCTAATAATCAAATTTCTTTAGGTAATCCAACAAATACATCAACAGTATCAACGTCATTAACAAACTCATTCTCTACACCTCAATTAATTTATGGTAATGTTAACGTTTATGCAACTGGAACAGCTTATCAAACTACAACATCGATAACAGGTGTCGGAACTACTTGGAATAATCAAATGTCTGCCACTACTTCTGCAACTATTTATTGGTCTAATGGATTATCTGAAACTTTTGCCTATGTTTCTGCAACTTCAGGAACAGGTGGAACTTCACAAACTATATCGTCTACTCCTGGTATATCATATGCTATCTATTATACTATTTCATCAACAATTACATCAAATGTTGGTATTAATGGTTATCAAAATTCATCGACATTTACATTACAAATTGGAAGCACTACTGCAACTGCTATAGGAAATTTAACAGCTAATATGGTTGGTGGTTTATTAGTATTCCAGACTGGACAGAAAGCATTTATTACGGCTTATGTTAATTCAACTACATTGACTGTGACACCAAGTCAAACAGTTGGAAGTTCTGGTTCGCCAGTTGGATTTAGTATTTATTACGGTGGGTCAACTTTAGATAGTACTGGAAATGTTGGATTAAACAATATTTATATGATGGGTAATGGCTCAATAGCTGGACAACATATATTTTATGAAGGAGCAAATGATACATCGATTAATCTACAAGCTCCTAATACAGGTTTATCAGCATCTTATACTTTAACATTACCAAATAGTACCGGATCTAATGGACAAGCTTTAATAACTAATGGATCAGGTGTTACTAGTTGGACAAACGTATTTTCGTCAAGTATAGATCCTGTTGCAATAGGTGTAAACGCTGGAGCTACAGCACAACAAATTCATTCAGTTGCTATTGGTAATGCTGCTGGAGCTACAGGACAAGGTACAGGAAGTGTTGCTATAGGTTTTCAAGCCGGTCAACAAACACAAGGTACTGGTAGTATAGCAATAGGTCCATTAGCTGGTCAAAGTGTACAAGGTGGATATTCTATTGCTATGGGTTATGGAGCTGGTAATCTTAACCAACAAGGCTATGGTATTGCTATTGGTGCTTCAGCTGGTAGTAGCAATCAACAAACTGCCTCTATAGCTATTGGGCAACAAGCTGCTTTTGTTAGTCAGGGAGTAACATCCATAGCTATTGGACAAAATGCAGGATATCAATCACAAGGTAGTACCACAGGATCTGCTATAGCTATAGGAACTCAAGCTGGTACTACTAATCAAAGTCAATACGCTATAGCTATTGGACAAAATGCCGGTGAAGGTACTCAAGGTGCTCAAGCTGTTGCTATCGGTTATAATTCTGGTGCTGTAAAACAAGGTATGAATACTATTGCTGTCGGTAATAATGCTGGTAATTCTACACAAGGTGCTCAAGCTATTGCTATTGGTTATAATTCTGGTTCTGTTACACAAGGAGTTAATTCCATTGCTATCGGCCAAAGTTCTGGTCAAGGTACACAAGGTACTCAAGCAATTGCTATAGGTTATAATTCTGGTAATTCCGCACAAGGTAATAATTCTATCGCTATTGGTTTTCAGGCTGGTCAAAATACACAAGCAACAGAATCCATAGCTATTGGTGATTCTGCTGGTCAAACTGGCCAGTTATCTAGTTCTATCGCTATCGGGCAATATGCCGGACAAGGTTCACAAGGTGTTAATTCCATAGCTATGGGACAATATGCTGGTCAATATTCACAGGGTATTGGCGGCGGAAATGCTGTTGCTATAGGAACTCAAGCAGGTCAGTATAGTCAATATAATGGCACTGTAGCTATAGGATTTGAAGCAGGTTACTTTAATCAAATAAGCGCCGCTGTTGCTATTGGATATCAAGCAGGTATGACAAATCAACAAAATAGTGCCATAGCTATTGGTTATAATGCAGGTCTTGTAAGTCAGCAAACGACTGCTATTGCTATCGGACAACAATCTGGCTTCACATATCAAGGAACAAATTCTATAGCCATTGGAACCAATGCTGGGTATCAATCACAGGGTGGTACAACTGGAAATTCTATTGCTATTGGTACTTCAGCGGGTATTCTTAATCAGAGTCAATATGCTGTTGCTATTGGATATGGGTCTGGTGAAGATACTCAAGGTAACAATGCTGTATCAATAGGTTATCTTTCCGGTAATATGACACAAGGTGCTAACTCTATTGCTATTGGTTATCAAGCTGGTTTAAATTCTCAAGGAAGCGGTTCTATAGCTATTGGTTTTAACGCCGGTGCTAATTCTCAGAATCAAAATTCTATTTGTGTAGGTAGTAACACCTCCTCATCTGCTGATGATACTGTTGTTATTGGTAATGGTGCTTCTACATCAACTGCTCATCAAATTGTTTTAGGTGGTTCTACAATAACATCTATCGTTCCTGGTAATACGGCAACAACTTCTTTAGGAAATTCTACAAATATATTTTCTTCTGTTAATAGCAATTCTCATATTTTTTATGGAACCTCATCGGGTTCTGTAACATTAAATGCAGATACAACAGATACTACATATACTATAACTTTACCAACATCCCAACCAACATCATCAGGACAAGCCTTAACAGCCACTGCAGCAAATCCAGCGGTATGTAGTTGGAGTAATATATTCTCCCCTAATGCTGATCCTGTTGCAATAGGTATAAATGCTGGTGTTACACATCAACAAATATTTTCAGTTGCAATAGGAAATAGCGCTGGTCAGACACAACAAGGCACAGGTTCTATTGCTATTGGCTATCAAGCTGGTCAACAAACTCAAGGTACAGGTAGTATTGCAATAGGGTATCAAGCTGGTCAGATATCTCAACAATCTAATTCTATTGCTATTGGTTATCAAGCTGGGGAATTTACACAAAGTACAGGAAGTGTCGCAATTGGCTATCAAGCTGGTTACAGTAATCAATCTTATACTTCTGTAGCAATTGGTTATCAAAGTGGTCAATACACACAAGGTTTACAATCTGTTGCTATAGGATGTCAAGCTGGTCAAAATACACAAGGTGCTGTTGCTGTTGCAATTGGTTGTCAAGCAGGTCAATTTGCACAACAAGGTACTGTTGCTGTAGGTTATAATGCAGGTGCTAATCAACAAGGAATTGAAGCTGTTGCTATAGGTTATAATGCAGGTGGTGCTTTTCAGGCTTCTGGATCTATTGCAATTGGACAACAAACTGCATCACATAACCAAGGTATTTGCGCTATTGCCTTAGGTAATCTTTCTGGTAATCAAACACAAGGTGCTAACGCTATTGCTATTGGTAATTCTGCTGGATCTACCGTGCAAGGTACTGGTTCCATAGCTATAGGTTATCTTGCAGGTCAAGGTACACAAGGTACTGGTAGTATTGCAATAGGCCCCCTTTCTGGTTATAATGGACAAGGTGGGTATTCTATTGCAATGGGTTATCAAGCTGGGCAGACTAATCAAAGTACTGGTTGTATCGCTATAGGTTATCAAGCAGGACAAACAGGACAGCAAACATTAAATATAGCAATAGGTTATCAAGCAGGTCAATTATACCAACAATCTTTTGTAAACGGCGGTGCTTCTATTGCAATTGGACAAAATACAGGCCAATATAGTCAACAACAAGCATCAATTTCTATAGGACCATACGCAGGACAATATAGTCAACAACTTGAATCTATAGCGATAGGTTTCTCTACAGGTATGGTATCTCAACAATCTAATTCTGTGGCTATTGGTACTTTTGCAGGTAATACACTTCAACAACAAAGTGCAATCGCGATTGGTTCTTCCGCAGGACAAATTAATCAAGGTGCAGGTGCAGGTTTCGGTATAGCTATTGGAACTTCAGCTGGTTATCAGAGTCAACAAGATTATGCAATTGCGATAGGAACTTCAGCTGGTTTTCAGAGTCAAGGTACTAATGCGATATCTATTGGAGTTAATGCTGGTTATTCAAATCAAGGTTCTGGTTCTATTGCTATAGGTACTAATGCTGGTGCTACATATCAAGGTTCTGGATCTATTGCTATAGGGTCGCAAGCAGGTCAAAATACACAAGGTACTGGAAGTATTGCTATAGGCTTTCAGGCAGGTCAGATATCTCAACAATCTAATTCTGTTGCTATTGGTTATCAAGCTGGTCAAAGTAACCAAAATACAGGTACTATTGCAATAGGTTATCAAGCTGGTCAATATACACAGCAAGCAGGATGTATTGCCATAGGTTATATAGCTGGACAAAGTAGCCAAAAAACTCTATCGATAGCAATAGGTAATCAAGCTGGTCAAGCAAGTCAACAAAGCTTATCTATAGCAATAGGTAGTCAAGCTGGACAAATAAGTCAGCAACAAGAATGCATAGCTATTGGTGATCAAGCTGGTCAAACTAATCAACAACTTCAATCTATCGCTATTGGTTTTCAAGCTGGTCAACTAAGTCAACAAGGTAATTGTATAGCTATAGGAAATGGAGCAGGTAATAATAGCCAACAAGGTAATTCTATTGCTATAGGACGCAATGCAGGTAATAATAGTCAACAAGGTAATTGTGTAGCTATTGGTTTTAATGCAGGAATTAATACACAAGGTACTGGTTCTATTGCTATTGGTTATCAAACAGCGAATCTAAATCAAGGTCAAAATTCTATATCTATCGGTTCTTTAGCAGGTGGTGCATATCAAGGTACTGGTTCAATAGCTATTGGTCTTAATTCTGGTTCTTCCACCCAAGGTACTGGTTCTATTGCAATAGGTGTTAATGCTGCTGCAACTGCTCAAGGTAATTATTCTATAGCTTTAGGTTATAACGCTGGTGCTAATACACAAGGTATTGATTCTGTTGCAATAGGATATCAAGCAGGACAAATATCACAAAGTGCTGGATCTATAGCGATAGGGTATGATGCAGGTCAAACAGCACAAGGGTTGCAATCTATTGCTATAGGTTACCAAGCAGGATGGCAAACTCAGAGCACCCAAGCTATAGCTATTGGATCATTTGCAGGTTATATGACACAAGGTCAAAACAGTATTTCTATAGGATCATCAGCCGGTCAAGATGCACAAGGTACTTATGGTATTGCTGTAGGATATCAAGCTGGTGTAACTAATCAAGGACAAGAAGCTATTGCTATAGGTTATAACGCTGGTATGACAAACCAACCAACACGATCTATTTGTATAGGATCATCAGCATATTCTTCTACAACAGATTCTATAGCTATTGGATATGGAGCTACATCAATTGGGCAAGCTTCTACTGCAATTGGTTATGGAGCATATAACACAAGTCAATACGGAACCGCATTAGGTTTTGGAACAAATACAGGTCAATATTCAACAGCAGTTGGAGCAAGTGCTACTGCATCAAACACCTTTTCTGTTGTTAGTGGGTATGCTGCTGCATCAAATCAAACAAGATCAGTTGTTATCGGATATGGTGCTACAGCCAATAATACAAGTGGTAATATAGTTATTGGTGCTGCAGCTTCAGATGCCGGTCTTTCTGGCGCTTTATATTATCCTCCCGCGTTAGCTGCATGCGGTACTGGTAATCCTGTTAATTTTAATGCAACTACAGGTCAAATGGGCCCAACAACTGGTTCTTCCATCAGATTTAAAACCAACATTGTTGACATTGCCACTGAAGTTGACACTACAAAACTTTATAATCTTAAACCAGTTGCTTTCTCCTACAAGGAAGGTCAGTATCAAGGAGTTCCAGAATCACAAAGATTTATCGGTTTGATCGCCGAAGATTTTAATACCCAATTTGACGGTATTAATCTTACCCCCTTTGATAAAGAAAATAAACCCTATAACATTGATTATGCAAGACTTTCTATTCTCTTACTTGCAGAGTTACAAAAAATGAAAGTTACCATTGAAGATTTAACCAACAGAATAACATCTCTTGAAAATAATAAACAATCATAAACATTATAAAATTAAGATTGTAAATAAAATAATTTAATTTGAATTTTTTTAAAAGAAATTCAAATGATATTCAAAACTAACCATGTCTAACTCTGATGATGATTCTATACCTGATAATGTTGAAGTCATTATTGGTAATTATACAACACGTTTTACACAAAATGGCATAACAATTAATCGTAGAAATAATTATTGTTTGCCTACAATTCCTTTAGCAGGGATTGCATACACTATTGCACAACTTAAAAATTTTGGAAGTAGATCCAAATTTATTGCACTTGGTATTTGGTCTACTGCTACTATATTTAATTCTATTATCACCATGAATAATGACCATACAGTTTTTAATATTAAAAAGCTTGACACAAAATAATAAATTCATTTTAATAATTTTATTATTTAAAAATTAGATTATTTTTAATTAAATTATGTTGAACGAAACTAAATTATACACAAGTCTAAAAAAACACTTTGAGCAATTTGACTTTATTAAAAAAATCAACAAAAATAATATAAGCAATGGCTCTTATAAAAAAGATTTATATAATCTTATTTCATATGAATTTGCTATTTTTAATCCTAGTGATAATTTCTTACATAAATTACGAAATCTAAGAATAAATAAAGATTCTCATATATACGGCATTGATATAAGACAAGAATTTGAAAACAATCCATCTTTTTTTATATATTCCGATTGTAACGGTACACGCTTCTGTAAAACATATACTTTTTTTATTAAAAATATCGCAATCAATGATATTTATGATTTAGGAGAAGATGAAATAGACTATAATAAAATTAATAATTCATCAATAGATGATGACAATACTCTATTTGATTCAGATAACGAAGTAGTTGATAATAGTGATGAAGAGTTAACTAATGATGATGGTAATAGAAGAAATAAAAAAATATCTGAATTTTTTCTTAATCAAATAGATTCCTTCAAATTAACCAGCATCTTTAAAAATAGACAATATTTTAACAATATCGATACATCATTACATTTCTTTGCATCTAAAAACAATCTTATCACTAAATTACTTAACTTTTTACCAACTGATTATATATTACCTATTGATAATTTTGCATTAGGATCACAATATCTCGATGAATGTTGCGAATTTGTTAACTGGCTTCCAATCATTACAGATCTTTATCCTGGTGGTAGTATAGCCGCGATAAATTTTAATCCAGATGATCCAGATTATGAGAAAATAGGCATTTTATACAAAGCAGATGAAGATTCGAAAACAATTATTCTAAAAGATTTACATATCAATGACATTATCAATACCTATAGCAATGGTGATAAAATAAACTACCTAAAATTATTATTAGATGAAAAAATAAAAAATAAAAATAATTGATTTTAATAAAATTATTTATTAAAATTTATATATCAATATGCAATTTAATAAAACTTTACTCAACTATATTAACTCTTTTGAAAAATTATCTTCTGGTTCACTAGAATTAAACACTCTGAAATCCCATTGTTTAGACATTATTAAACAATGCGATAATACCAACACAGATTTGACAAATCTAACTTTTTCTAACACTAAAATATTAGTTAATGTTTTCCCTAAAAATAACGATTTACCTCCTACTCATTATGGTATAGAATTAATTTTTGATAAGGATATAAATTATTGTTACAGATTTGAATTAACTGTTGATGGCGACTTGAGCATTCTTTTTAAATGTGTTCCTATCGATTCTAAAACTATTGAAAAACAATGTATGTTAAAAAAATTTCCTATTACTTTTGATCATGGTAATAAACAAATTACAGCTGATTCCAATAACTCTTTATTTTTTACTAGTAAAATGCAAAAAGGAGGTCCAAAAATATCTGTAAAATCTATGAATATAGAAGCTAAAGATGGATATCCTTTACATAGTGACAATAAATTAATGCTTATATCTGACTACAATAGGTATATTTATTTACCAGATTTTTCTGATAAAGTAAAAGGTATTTTCGCCTTTGTTTTAACATCTCCAAATTATGGTGTTGATATAACATGTGCGTTATTTTATAAAGATACTTTAACCATGTATATATGGGATGTTTACAATTTTGATGATCCTGCTTGCTTAGCTGTTAGAAAAGTAAATGAAAATAATGAACATTGTGGCAATAATAGATGTTTTGATGTACAATATTATTTAGATAATGATAGTGTAGATAGACAAATTATTTTTAATGATAAAAGCATTAAACGTTTACATAGTTTGTGGAATCATCCTTATAATAATAATTCTGGTTGGGTAAATTTAAATTGTTCAAAGGAGTTTAGTGATTTGAAAAAATATATTGAATTTTCTTTAAAAAATAATATAGAAGTTCCTTTTGCTATATATTTTTATGAGCTTTCTCAACAAGCTAGTCAAGAATATGATAAAGGTAGCTATAAAACATCATCAGAATTATATAAACAAATTATTGATCATGAAATAAATGCTGGTGATTATTATACAATGGCGTTGTATGATTATAGTTGCTGTTTATTAAAACTATCACAACAAGAAAAACAAAATGAATTAATAAAGGAACAATTAAAAGAAGAGGCGATAATGACGCTATTAAAATTGAAAGAAGAAGATTATAATGATTGGATGATAATCACAGGTGATAAAGACTTTAGTGCTATTCAGCAAGATGAGAGAATTATCAGTATGGTTGAGAGTATGAAAGGTAAGTAATTTTGTATGAAATTAAGAAGATAAGAAAAAATATTATTTAATTTTATAAAGTGTTTCAACACTTTATAAAATAATGATTGGTAGATAGTTCAGCAATAAGTGTTTTAACTCTTTAGTATGATACTTTCTCAGCAATAATCGGGTAACTAGAACCTTGATAAGCTAGTGTAACGAGTACTTGCACAAACTTATTTATGTTTTATTAAAAAATTATTTATTCTTTTAATTCCATTTATAGTTTAGCACAATACTTTCTCAGTATTCATTGGGTAACTATTTTACAAGAACCTTAATAAACTAGTATAACGAGTACTTGCACAAACTTATTTATGTTTTAATTATATTTTATAAAAAATAATATGGTGTATCACAACACTTTCTCATCATTAATCTGGTAATTGTTTTACAAGAACCTCAATAAGCTAGCACAACGAATATCTCGCACAAACTTATTTATGTTTAATAAAAAGTTATTTATTCTTTAATTCTATAGTCTAGAGTAACACTTTCTTAGTATTATCGGGTAACTGTTTTACAAGAACCTTAACAAGCTAGTACAACGAGTATCTCTCACAAACTTATTTATGTTTATTAAAAAGTTATTTATTCTTTTCTTTAATTCCATTTTATAAAAACTAAAAAACTCAAAACTAAAAATAAAAATTGATTTAAATAAAATCTTTAATAATAAAATTAAATAAAATGAGTATGCAAATTTTCGTTAAAACTTTAACTGGTAAAACAATTACCCTTGATGTTGAAGCATCAGACAGTATCGAAGCTGTTAAGGCAAAGATTCAAGATAAGGAAGGTATTCCTCCAGATCAACAACGCCTGATCTTTGCTGGCAAACAATTAGAGGATGGAAGAACATTAGCAGATTATAACATTCAGAAGGAATCAACCCTTCATTTGGTCCTTCGCCTGCGTGGAGGATCAAATCATTTCCCTTCTTTTTAAAAAAATTAAAAACTAAAACTAAAAAAAATTGAATTTATTTTCTTTCTGTTAAATTATTTAAAAGAAAGCAAATAATATAAAAAATGTCAAACTCTACTAATAATACCAGCATCTCTAATGATGCTTCTAATAACAACGTTTCTATTGTTTCTAACAATAAAATATTACAGATCCAAATGGAAGAAATCAAAAAACTTTCAAAGGTACCAAAAGAAGATTTTTTATCATGTGAATACGAAGAATATAAATATATCATTGAAAATATAGAGATAAAATCTTTACGGTTAGTAACTAATAAAAACTTTTTATCTGAAAAAAATGAATATTATGAAAATCTTTATCAAGTTTATAAAAATAAACATTTTGATGAAAAAAAAATTATTCAGGAAGAAAAAACAAGCAATGAAGAAATTGATGAAAAAAAATCTTATTCATCTCCAGGAGCAGTTCCGAAAAAAAATGTTAAAAAAATTCAATCTTCATTAGGTGTTATCCTAGAAGAAAAGAAAAATAATCAAGAAATTGATAAAAAAAAATCTTATTCGTCGCCAGGTGCTATATTAATAAAAGATAAACATATCAATGAACAAAAAAATAAGGAAACTTTAAACACCTTTCAACATAAACTTTTCCAAGAAATGGAAGATTCTAAGTCTGCACAATGTTTAGAACAAACAGAAATTTTGAATCGTATTCAGGATAAAAATCTAAGTCTAGATAAAAAGGAAATAAATCTTATTTTTATAGATGAGGAAAATGAAGAATTTTTGGAACAAAAAGAAGGCACTGAATATCCAACACCTTGGAGATATGGTATGCCAAGAGGAAGTGTTAAAGAATTAGTAAAAGGTTATAGAATAATTACTTCGTATACTAATAATGAAGGAGAAAGAATTCAAGAATTAAATAATGTTTTTTTTAAAAATTTTTCTTCAAAACAAGAAACATGCAAAGCTGCAGAAGAAAAAATGCAGGAGCAATCCGATACACATGGTCTTACTAGAAATAAAATAAGATTTACTGATAAAGACACTATTCAAGTAGAATTAACACAGGGTCAAATCATGACAACTGATGCTATTTTTTTAAGAAAGATTAATTTATATCCACTTCAAGCTAAATTATCAAGAGGTAAGTATTATGTTAATTATCAAGATAAAAAGACTGTAAAAACTTTTATTGAAATTTTATTTCCATATATTGATATAGCTGAATATATTGATGAAGATACATTAAACCTAAGAAGAGCAAATATCCAAGAATTTGGAGCTATTAAAAAAAATGTTATTGTTAATAAAGACGAATTTATTATTAATCAACAATATAAAATTTTTAATATACCTTATTATGAAATACCAATCGGTATTCCATGTTTAGGAAAACCAGCTGGGACAATTTTTAAACGAGATGATAATAAAAATATATGGACTGCAAGAGTTTCAGATAAAGATAATAAATCTCATGAAAAAACTTTTAATATAAAAAATTATTCATCTAGTGATGAAGCATTAGAAGAAGCAAGGAAATGGCAAATTGAAACTTCATTTATATTAGGTATGACTAAAAATTTAATTACTGTTGTAGATGATAATACTATAACTATTAATATCACAAAAGATAAAAAAACTAAAACAGACTTTAAATTTATTAACGAAGTACAAAACATACCAATTTTTGCAACAAAATCTAGTGCTAGTATAAATAGTAAATTTTATGCTGCTTGTAAAGTAGATGGTAAAAATACAGGATTTCATAACTATTTATCTGGTTTTAATTATGTAGATCATATTGATGGAAATCCATTAAATAACATGTTAAAAAATTTAGATTATTCTAATTCAAAAAACAACAATAATAATAGATGTGTAAAAATTGGTAAAATTTATATGAATGGTGTGACTTTAGATAAAGATAATTGTTTTAGGGCGCAAATACATCAAAACGGAGGATATTTTAGTAAATATTTTGGTGTTAATAGTTATGGATTTGAAAAAGCACAACAATTAGCATGTTTATATAGACATTATTTAGACATTGTTTTTGAATGTAAGAATGGTAAAATAGATCCATGTTGGACAAATTGTGATGATTTATTAAAGATAAATGCATCACATGATCAATTAATAGAAGAATTAAGAAAAACTAATATGATAATTGATAATATTAACACAAGCCCTGTGTTAAATATCCCTTTTTTAGTAAAATATTTAGATATTGATTTTTGTAGTCTTTCGAAAACTTTAGGATTTGATAATGATCCAAACATATCAATACAGATATTATGTAGAATTTATAGAGATAAAGAAATTGAAAGACGAAATAGTTGTTTAGAAAGAATGAACAATATTTCTAAAATTATTTCAAAAAAAATTTCTGAATTAAATCAAGATACTTTGTATGAATAGGATACTGATTTTATTTAATTTTATAAAGAATTTATTTCTTATAAAATTCATACACTAAAATATTTTTCTATTTGTTTTTTTGTTACTTTACCTCCTATATTGTTAGGATCATATAACCATCGTATACCTTCTTTACTCTTTATCCATTTTTTAAAAATCCAATACTTTACATTTTTTCTAAACCATATTTGAAGTGTTTTTAGTTTTAAAAAATTTGTATCATAATTTTTATTATTTTTATGATTTAACCATATACAATTTGTAAACTCGATTTCTTTTATATTTTTTGGTATTTCTAAAAGATATTTACAGTGCGAACAATCTAATTTAACAAGATTTATAAAAGTATCAGGTATTTTTACTAAAGGACATAAACAACAGTAAAGTTCTTTTAAAGAAATAAGTGTCTTCGGTAATTCTGAAATATTACATCCATTACAATATAAAAATGTAAGATTTATATAAGTACTTGGTATTTTATATACATTTGACCAATTTAAATAGTCTGATAAATTATATGATATTTTAGATATATTTGACAAATTTAAATATTCTGGTAATGCTTTATTAGAACAATTTAAATATCTTAAATTAATTAATGTGTCTGGTAATATCTCTATATTAGTAATAAGCGTCTCAAGTTTAATAAATGTATCTGGAATTTTAATTAATCCCACACAGCCTGAACAATTTAATTCAGTGAGATTAATTAAAGTATCTGGGATTTTAATTAATCTTACATAGCCTGAACAATTTAATTCAGTGAGATTTATTAAAGTATCTGGGATTTTAATTAATCTCACACAGCCTGAACAATTTAATACAGTAAGATTTATTAAAGTATCTGGGATTTCTTTTATACACGAAAAACTAATATTTAATATTTTTAAACGAATAAGAGTTTTAGGTATGTTTAATATATTTTCACAATAAGAAACATTCAATTCTCTTAAATTTTTTAATTGATTTGGAAAACTTATTAAGGATTTACATTTATTTGCATCAAAATCCGTTAACGATATAATATTAGATTTAGAAATACATATATGTGAATCAAAATCAGCTTGACATTTATTTAAAAGATTTATATATTTTTTATTGTCAAAATCCTTAATCTCTAAATTAATTGTTTTACAAATCAGACACATTTTTTAAATTATTAATAAAAATAATTAAAAAATCAAATAAATAGTTAATTGAAAAAAATATTATTTAGTTACTACCAATTTATTACGTCCTACCTAATTATCATAATATCCACCTCCCTTACTTGCATAAACCGCTATCAACGTTACCACAGGTATTCCAAACACCAATCCAAGGACTCCCACAATCTTTGCGAAATCTGACATCATATCCCAGTACTTAATTATTGCCCAAATACTCCACACCCACAATGCAAGGGTTAACGCAAAGACTACCAAGAACATACTTATTGTTAATCCCATTATACGCGTTGATGTGAAGCCTTCATGCGACCTGCTTTTGACATAAGATTCTATAAGATTGCTATTATTGTAATACTCCTTAAACATATTATTCATACTATAATTATACGGCTTCATCAATATTTATTATTACCCTCTTAAAAAAATAATTTATTTGATTTTTATTAATTTATTTTTTAATTTATCATTATTATGTCTAATTCATTAATTAAATTAATTCAAGCTTACCCTGATAAGCCATGGGATTGGTATTGGTTAAGTGGTAATCCAAATATTACTTTTGATATTGTAAAAGCTTACCCTGATAAGCCATGGGATTGGCATGGTTTAAGCCGTAACCCAAACATTACTTTTGATATCGTAAGAGATAACCCAGATTATCCATGGAATTGGTCTAGTTTAAGTAGTAATACAAACATTACTTTTGATATTGTAAAAATTTATCCCGATAAGCCGTGGGATTGGTATTGGTTAAGTTATAAAAAAATTACTTTTGATTTTGTGAATTCTTATTCTCAAAAGCCGTGGAATTGGTATGGTTTAAGCCGTAATTCAAACATTACTTTTAATATTGTGAAAGATAACCCTGATAAACCATGGAATTGGTCTGGTTTAAGTAGTAATCCAAACATTACTTTTGATATTGTGAATGCTTATCCTGATAAGCCATGGAATTGGAATGGGTTAAGTTATAATCCAAACATTACTTTTGATATTATAAAAGTCTACCCTGATAAGTCATGGGATTGGGGTTGTTTAAGTCGTAATCTAAAGATCACTTTTAATATTATAAAAGATAACCTTGATAAATCATGGAATTGGGATTATTTAAGCAGTAATCCAAATATTACTTTTGATATTGTAAAAGCCTATCCTGATAAGCCATGGAATTGGTATACTTTAAGTAGTAATCCAAACATTACTTTGGATATTATAAATGCTTATCCTGATAAGCCATGGAATTGGTTTGGTTTAAGTAATAATCCAAACATTACTTTTGATATTGTAAAAGCGTACCCTGATAAGCCATGGGATTGGAATTGTTTAAGCAGTAATAAATTTTCTTATGATGAAAGGATACATTTTATTAAATTGAAAAAAATTAGAAATAAAGTTAAAGTATGGAAAATTAATAGGTATAAGTTAACATTATTAATTAAGACAAAGGCTTTTTGTGAATGGTATTATCATCCAGAAAATATTGGTGGAATAATAGCTAAAAGAAGATTAACCAATTTATTTAGGCTATAGTACGTAGGAGAAGCAGGGCAAACCAAGGTTAACAAAGCAGCGAAGCAATATACAATAGACAAAAAAAGAAAATGGTCTAAATAAAATATTAATATTTTGTATGACAATCTTTAAAATCAATAACGTATTTTATTTTTTAATATTATTTTAGTTTCAATCAGAATATGATGTTTCTGTAAGAGTCATATTTATTGCTTAAACTTATATATTTTAAGCAATAAAAAATAGGTTTAATGGACCATTTTCTTTTTTGTTGATAGTAATTACAAAGGTTTTATTATTATAAACTAGATTTCAAACCTAATTTTCTTTAGTCAAAAATCAATAGGTTTAAATATTTTAGTTTGTAGGCAAATGAATCAGTAAAATAATAAATTGAATAATAAATTAATTAATTTAATTTTATCATCATTATGTCTAATTCATTAATTAAATTAATTCAAGCTTACCCTGACAAGCAGTGGGATTGGTTTAATTTAAGTAGTAATCCAAATATTACTTTTGATATTATAAATAATTACCCTGATAAACCGTGGGATTGGTATGTTTTAAGTAGTAATCCAAACATTACTTTTGATATTATAAATATTTATCCTGATAAGCCGTGGAATTGGTATGGTTTAAGTAGTAATCCAAACATTACTTTTGATATTGTGAAAGCTTATCCTGATAAACCGTGGAATTGGGGTGGTTTAAGTAATAATCCAAACATTACTTTTGATATTGTGAAAGCTTATCTTGATAAACCGTGGGATTAGAATGGTTTAAGTTATAAAAATATTACTTTGGATATTATAAATACTTACTCTCAAAAGCCATGGAATTGGTATGGAATAAGCAGTAATTCAAACATTACTTTTAATATTATGAAAGATAACCCTGATAAACCATGGAATTGGTCTGGTTTAAGTAGTAATATAAATATAACTTTTAATATTGTGAATGCTTATCCTGATAAGCCGTGGAGTTGGAATGGAATAAGTTGTAATTCAAACATTACTTTTGATATTATAAAAGCATATCCTGATAAGCCATGGAATTGGGGTTTGTTAAGTCGTAATCTAAACATTACTTTAGATATTATAAAAGTTTATCCTGATAAGCCGTGGAATTGGTATTATTTAAGTAGTAATCCAAACATTACTTTTGATATCATAAAAGCTTATCCTGACAAGCCGTGGAATTGGTATGATTTAAGTAGTAATCCAAACATCGCTTTTGATATTGTAAAAGCTTATCTTGATAAGCCATGGAATTGGTATGGTTTGAGTAATAATCCAAACATTACTTTTGATATCGTGAATGATTATCAGGATAAGTCGTGGGATTGGGATAGTTTAAGTTGTAATAAATTTTTGTATGATGAAAGAATACATTTTATTAAATTGAAAAAAATTAGAGCTAAAGTTAAAATATGGAAAATTAATAGGTATAAGTTAACATTATTAATTAAGACAAAGGCTTTTTGTGAATGGTATTATCATCCTGAAAATATTGGTGGTATAATAGCTAAAAGAAGATTAGCTAATTTATTTTAGCTCATAATCCGTAGGACAAACGAAGCAGTTAAAATAAATAAATAAAATTGAATAAATTAATTTTATTATTCAATTTATTATTATGTCTAATTCATTAATTAAATTATTTGAAACTTACCCTGATAAGCCGTGGGATTGGTATGGTTTAAGTCAGAATCCAAACATTACTTTTGATATTGTAAAAGCCTATCCTGATAAGCCATGGAATTGGTATTATTTAAGTAGTCGTCTAAACATTACTTTAGATATTATAAATAATTACCCTGATAAACCGTGGGATTGGTATGGTTTAAGTCGTAATCCAAACATCACTTTTGATAGTGTGAAAGCTTATCCTGATAAGCCATGGGATTGGGGTTGTCTAAGTAGTAATCCAAACATTACTTTTGATAGTGTGAATGATAATCCAGACAATCCGTGGAATTGGAATAATTTAAGCTATAACCAAAACATTACTTTTGATATTGTAAAAGCTTATCCTGATAAACCGTGGGATTGGTATGGTTTAAGTAATATTCCAAACATTACTTTTGATATTGTAAAAGCTTATCCTGACAAGCAATGGAGTTGGTTTGGTTTAAGCCGTAATCTAAACATTACTTTTGATATCGTGGAAGATAATCTTGATAAACCATGGGATTGGGGTTGGCGTGGTTTAAGTTGTAATCCAAACATTACTTTTAGTATTGTAAAATCTTACACTGATAAGCCATGGGATTGGTTTAGTTTAAGTAGTAATAAAAATATTACTTTTGATATTGTGAATGCTTACCCAGATGAGACATGGGATTGGCATGGCTTAGGTTGTAATCCAAATATTACTTTTGATATTGTAAATGCTTATCCTGATAAACCGTGGAATTGGAGTGGATTAAGTAGTAATCCAAACATTACTTTTGATATTATAAAAGCGTATCCTGATAAACCATGGGATTGGTATAATTTAAGCAGTAATAAATTTTTGTATGATGAAAGGATACATTTTATTAAATTGAAAAAAATTAGAAATAAAGTTAAATCATGGAAAATTAATAGGTATAAGTTAACATTATTAATTAAGACAAAAAGTTTTTGTGAATGGTATTATCATCCAGAAAATATTGGTGGTATAATAGCTAAACAAAGATTAATTAATTTATTTAGCCCGTAAGCAAAGCAGGGCAAACCAAGGTTACCAAGGTTACCAAGGTTACATAAAATAAATTTTTAATATTAAAAATTTAATGATCTTTTAATCATAAATAAGTAAGAATGGTTATTTTCTATATCTTTTGCTATAACCTTTCTTTTTTATAACTTTGATGTAAATTACCATTAAAACAAACATAATAACTATAAAAATAAATATATTTCTAAAAGTAAAAATATTCATTGAATTACTATTCGAAAAACTTGGATTAACTGATGGAGTAGTTGTTACAGGATTTGATGGATTAGTTGTTACTATATTAGGACTATTTGTGACAATTGTATTAGGTGGTAAAGTACCGTATTGTGCACAAATATCATTAGCAGAACCATCTACTGCTTGTGTACAATCTTGTATACAATCAGAATTCATTTGTTGACAGCCAGTGTTGAAACAATTTTGTAAAGCTGTTGGATCGCAACCATTTTCAGTAAGAGATGAGACACAATTATTCATCATATTGACGCGTTCAGTGTTATAATTTTCATCACTAGGACAATCATAGAATGACAGAATAGGTTGTTGAGACGTTGTTGACATTTTATTAAAAATAAAATTAATAAATATAAATATTCTTTATTAGTTTTCTTTATTAAGTTCTTTATTAAGTAAAATCACAGTGTCTGTTGAACTAGTTTGATATAAATCTGGATAAAGTGCATGTATAAAAGCTTCTATAGATGCTATGAAAAATATTGTAGAAAAATACATGGATCTTCTAAGGTGAGAAAAATAGGTTATATTGTTTTCTTTAAGATGTTTGGAAGTAAAAGGTGTTTGCATTTTTATTAATAAATTAAAGATTTTTATTATTAATAAAAATGCAATGCAAACAATATAATTTTTCTAAACACATCAAAGATGTTTCATATAATGTTATATCTGAAAACATGAGCATGATGATTTATCATTACGTATAAAAGAATTAAAAATGATGCTAAAAATTAAAGGTGAATTATTATAAAAAAACAAGCGATTGGTCATGTGGTCCTACAACAGCAACTTCTATCAATATTTCTGATATAAAAATATTTGGATCAAAATTTACTTAAAGATTTATTACCTTCTTAATAAAGTATGACTGATAAAATTATTGATATTTATGCGATAAGTAAAAAAATATATGATATTACCAGAAATAATATGTGTAAAAAATGCCCTATGGGTACTATAAATTTAGGATCGTTAGTAATGGTTGTTAAAATGGTTATTTTAAATGATAAACCTAATGATATATTTATATCAATAGAATTAACATATAATAGATGCGCGCATACTCATATATTTGATGAAATATGGACTTATAAATATCATGTGAATCAATTATTATCAAAAAAATTACATTCTGATATTTCTAGACACTTTGATGTATACGGAAAAGATATTGATGAAAATGGTGATAATGTTCTTGAAAAAGATTGTGCTACAGATATTGTTAAAGATATATTGATTAATTTAGACAAGTGTAAAAAAGATGGAAAAGATACTTTTGAATTAGATCATGATAAATATGGATATAGAGTTGATGAAAATAATTATGGTTTATTTAATGTTAATCAAAATGATATAGAAAATAATATGTAAAATTAGGTTTGATAAATATTTTTTAATTATAAAATAATACACTTATTTCTTTTTTCTAAAAAGGTTATTTTAGCTTTTACACAAATGAAGCAGTCTTTAAATAGTATAGAGTTTTCAATTTTTGTATATAGAATAAATTCTTTTGTTGAATCATTAATCTCTTTTATACATTTTTCAAAAATTAGTTTACATGCTTTTACTGTATCTTGTCGATGACCTATTATGCTTAGTGTACCATCATGTTTATTAATAAATTTCTTACATTCTGTATAAGAAGGAAATGTTTTATAACCATCTTGTGTAAATAGAATATATTCAGGTATAAACCAGTTATTAGAATGCGATAAATAGTCACACTCTTTATGTATTTTATCTATATTTAATCTTAATGGTTTATAAGTTATATTTTCATCTTCAATGAAATTTTTTATTTCGTTTATAGCATCTTTGCATAAATAATCTCTAATACGTTTTTCAAGGTCTTTATGATAATGATCAAAGCCAATACGCATATTATTTTCATAATCTTCTTTGATTTGTGATAGGTTTAAATTTTAAATTTTTAATATTTTCCATATTGAAATTATCTTATAAAAATTAATAAAAAAATAATCAATTTTTATAAAATTGATTAATTAAAAATATAATTAATAGAATGATAAAATGACTAATGATACGCTTAGTAATGCTGATATTTTTAATCAAAAATTTAATGAATTGATGTTAAAAATTCGAACACAAAAAAATCAAGGCTGTATTAATGAAAATGCAAGACTATTAATTAAAAATGTGTTTGATAGTGTTTTCAAAATATTAAAATCAACACACTTTAAATATAACGAAAGTACCGTTAATAATTTCTATGATAGTTTTATTGGAGAGATGGATGATATATTTACCGACGAAGATGATCGTACAGAATTAAAAAATATATTTCATGAATATTTTAGAAACGAATACCCATGAATAAAGCTGTTTAGATTTATTTGAATTTAAATTTTATTTTTATAAGAGATTTATAAAAATGACTAAAACAACAAATAAACCTATTTCTGAAACAACAGATATCATAATGAGTGATGCTGAGATGAGTAATGCTGAAATATTTACTTTAAAATTTAATGATATATTAGCAAGAATTATTGGATGTAATAATGAAAATATTAAGCTTCGTATCAACAATAGAATTAATGAAGTTTTTATAATGTGTAAATCTGTATTGGATGAATATAATGAAGAATTTGTTAATGAATGTTATGATGCTTTTATGACACAAATGAACAGAGTAATTTATAATGATAATGATAAATTAGAATTAAAAAATATATTTCATGAATATTTTAGAAACGAATACCCATGAATAAAGCTGTTTAGACTTATTTGAATTTATTTTTATAAAAGATGTATAAAAATGAATCAAAGCACTTTTTACGAATTTAAAAATAACGATAAAAATTATTCTTTACTACAAAATCTAAAGATGCTATAAGGCAAACATGATATTTCTTCTAAATTTGATTTTTATAGAATACCATGCGCTAGACTTACAATAAAAGGTTTACAAGTATGTGAAAATTCAGGCAAGACTATAAAATATTAACAATATCTGATAACCGTAGAAGATTGCTTAATAACAGCTGCGTCTTTTTTAATAGTGTTTGAAAAAAATTCATTTTTTCTTTATTAGAATTATAATATATTGTTTTACATAAGATATTATTTTACATGATAGTAATAATATCTTATTTCACACATTTATAAGCGAATTCAGTAATAATGCTTCTGTTATTATTACTATATCTAATAAGTCCAACTAATGTAATATAATATGAAGAATATGTTAAATCACCATCTATTATTAACTGCGTATGTCTTCAATATTATTACAACTTTTAATCGCTGAAATAAAATCATCGGTACATAACTTTCTAAATTCTTCAAAAGAAAGTTCTTTTTTTAATGTTAAATTATTTGTGACAGATTTATTACCATTTGTCACAACTATTAAATTAGTATCTATATCATCTATTGCAGAAACTTCGAAATATCTGTGATTTTCATATAATTGATAATATTGTAAACAATATATCGCTTCTATACAAAAATGAAAGCCTGTTTGGCACATCTTTATAGACTCATTAAATTTATTTAATCCTATAGTATATTGATAATCATTTGCTTTCAAATTATTTTTTAAGATTTTATAACCTTTGATTATGGTAGCCATTTTAATTAATTAATAATTTATAACTTATTCAATTTTTAATTAATTATTAACAGTAGGTGTATAAGTGATAGACGTTAAATACATACAATATCTCTTAACCGTGGATTATTATTAAATGTTAATTGTATTTTTTTTATAAAAACGTCGAAAAAACTCATTTTTTCTCCATTTATTTTATAATATTGTGTATGTATCAATTTGTTCAATTGATAAATATATATCACTTTACAATCATAATCATGAATATACTCAACAATATTATTTTTTCTATAATTATTAAATGTTGTAACACCAATTAATATATTGTCTATGTTATAATATCTAGTATATATAATTCTACCTTCTTTTAATTGATGCATAAGATAAAAATATACAGTAATTTGTTTCTTTATAAAACCTGTGCATAACTTGCTAAATTCGTCAAAAGAAAGTTCTTTTTCTAATGTTAAATTATTTGTAACAGATTTATCATTATTAGAAATAACTATCAAATTGTTAGCTATATCATCTGTTGCAGAAACTTCAAAATATCTGTTCGTTGGTTGAAGAGAATAATATCTTAGGCAATCTAATGCTTCTTTGCAAAAATGAAAACCTGTTTCACACATTTTAATAGAACCTTTTTTATAACTATTTAATCCAACTATATATTGATAACCTATATTTGTTAAATTATTATTAAAGATTTTATAACCTTTAATCACATTAGTCATTTTAAAAAAATAAAATAAAATAAATATTATTCAATTTTATTTAATTTTTAATTAATTATTTATACACAATCTGATAAGATCTCTATATTTTTCTAATTCAGAAAATATATCTAAACCTATCAATTTGTTTTTATCTTTACCAAGATCATCGTATTTTCTAACTTTTATCATATTTTCTAGATAATCTTTATTAATATTTTCATAACACTTTGCTTCTTCTTCAGTCATAATACCATTTTGTTGTAGTAAGGTTTGTTTACTTGATTCAGAAAGATTGTTAAAATAGTTTTTATCTTTATAACAAAGGTATCTTTTAATAGCAACATGGTTTCTGACGTAAGAAACAACAGTGTCGTTAAAATTATGAAGTTTTAAAAAATCAGCTCCAACATTTTCATGTGAAACAATACCTAAACAATTACCATCATTATCTAACATTTTTTCTAAAGGATTTTTTACCAATTGATGACCTATATCATGCAAGAGTGCTGAAATTATTATATCATTTTCCTCGTTGTTGTTTTTTGCTTCATTCGCTGCTAATATTACATGCTCTAGTTGAGTAACACCTTCGCCAATATAATCAGAAGTGTGAGAATTTTTAAGAATAGAAAGTATAAGATCAGTTATAGAATCTTTATCCATCTTTGTTTTATAAAATTAATTAACATTTAAATAAAAATTGAATAATTTTTTATTTTTTTATCCAAATTACAAAATGTCTTCAAAAGATTTAATAAATTATATCAGTAATAATCCACCGGTAGCTGGTCGTGACACAACATTTTATTATCAAGCTCTTAAGAAACAATTCAATAACCTAACTGAAGTATTGTTTAATAATTTAATGATGAATTATTCATATATGAAAATATCAGATGATATTCATCTAACGCCGTACTGGACAACTATTGTTAACAAAAATAATTTATTATACATGCCTTATCCATATGTTGAATGTTTTTTATGTGGGATTTTTGAATTTGCAAATATATACAACATATGTTACATGTCAAATAAATATCCAATCAGTATTTTATCAACATCATCATGTAAACATTACAAAGTATACTATAACAATAGTTTTTTTTCTAACGATGGTTGGTATATTGAAAATAAAAACACTAAACAAAATATTTTAATGAACCAAAATGGACCACAACTTTTAAAAAATGATGCTATGTTGTTATATACTTTTAATGGAATACCTCTTATGAAACAAAGAAGACTTTTATTTGATGTAAAACCCGATACTAAAGATTGCGATATATGCAAAGGAAATGGTGGGGTATGTGTTCCTAAATTTGTAAGATGTGATAACTGCGATGGATATGGAGGAATTAGAAATTTAAAAAATAACAAGATGTACGACTATTACGTAAAGGTGTGTCAAATATGTAATGGTAATTGTGTAATAGAGAAACAAGGAGATAAACGTATAGATTGCGGATACTGTGTAAAATATGATAATTAAGATTTAATAAAATAATAAGAACCCTAATTTTTAATATAAAAAATAATTTTTTTTAGAAATAAGTTTATTTCTAAAACTTTGTTATAATAAATGAATAAAAAAATTAATACTTTGTCAATGGATTCTTCACATATTAGTATTCAGTCATTAGAAACAAAAATTTTAATAAAAAATATTAAACCTTTTGATCTATTATTTTTTGATGGTTCTTCTGTCATTTCAGATATGATTGAATTTACTGAAAAAATATTTAGAGGAAACGGTGAATTCTCTCATGTTGCTATAGTAGTAAACAAACAAATAATGCCTTGTTTAAACGTGTGTAATGACGATACATTATATCTTTTTGAATCTACTATAGATAATGCAGTACCTGATGCAGAAACTGGTAATATAAAGTATGGTGTGCAAATTAGAAATATGAATAAGGTTATTAATTCTTATAACGGTGCTGTGTATTGGGCAAAATTGATAAATAATCCTATAATAAAATTAAATCATGAACTTGGTATTGTTTATCATGATAGGATAAACAATTTAAAAATGATTATGAATAACCTGCATACAAAATATATAAATGATACTTATCAATATAACATATGTAGATTACTTGCTCCATTTTTACCCTATTGTTATTGTTTAAGAAGTAAGTGTTGTTTTGGAAAGGATGAAATGTTTTGTAGTGAATTAGTTTCTATAGTATACACAAATATAGGTGTTAAAAATTTAATAAAATATGAGAAAAAAGAAGGATATAGTAATGAAACTATGTTACCATCAGATGTTGAATCAAATATGATTGTAGAAACACCAATACAGATTAAATAATTATTGTTGGTTATTTTCTGCCTTAAGAAAATTAAAATACATGTTTATTTCTAATAAACAATCTGCTACATAATCAGCGTAAGTATTTCCATCACCAAATACATAACCTTGTTTTCTCATACTATCACCTAAGTGTTTAAGATGTAAATTATTTGATGCATTATTCACATAATTATTATGACAATGACTGTACACCAAATTATATAATACTTTTTTAATATTATTTCTATTGTTAATCCATTCAGTGAATTTTCTGGATGGATTGGTTAATAAAATTTCAGACATGGTTTTAAATAATAACAATTAAAATAAAATAATTCAAATATTTATTTCATATCTATTCTTTCATCTTCATAAATATTTGAATTATTTTATAATTTTTATTAACATTTATAATATATATATATCTATGAATAAATTACCTGATGATGTTGTGAAATATACCATATTCAAATATCTTACCATAAAAGAAATTATGAATTTCTTTCCTAATAAAATGTTATCAAAACTTAGCCAAAATAATAACATTTTTGTTAATTATAATAGTATTTTTAAAAAATTTGAAGAAGAATCACTTTATGACGATGAGATACCTGATCTATATGTTTTATACGGTATAAGAAAAAAACAAAATATCTATTGTGATATTAAAACATTTGGTTGTCTTAGATTAATAAAATATATAAGAGTACAATATTTTTTACCATTTATTGATATACATAACATATTTATAGAAGCTTATGATAAAGGCTATATAAATATTATAGAATATCTACATAATGCGAGACCATTAAAAAATTATATAGATGTTATAGATATGGCGAAAAATATACTAAAATATATTGATTATGAAAAACCGAATAGTTTAGATATGATTAAATTTCTTATAAAAAGATACAGTGAAACCTATAATAATTTTAAATGTTTTTCTTCAATAAATCGATCTTTTGACTTAGGTATAAAAGATGATAGATTTCCTGATAAATACGATGATAACGTTGTAAATAATAATAATTTTATTCTTAGTAATGATAGGCTGCGATATATATTTTTAGTCTTGGCTATAGAATATATTTATTCTCTAGATTTTGATGTATATTCATTCGTATGTGATCAGATATTAGATGTGTTTAATGATAACGATGAAGGTAAGAAGAATAGAAGAATATCTGTAATAACAAAAAAAGATTATGATTTAATGTATATGTATAACAAAGGAATAGAACTTGCAAGATATTGCTTATCTTTATGTTCTTATAAAGAAAAAAATAAAATAAGACAATTTCTTTTTAGTAAAATTGTTTCTTATAGAAGTTACAAATCATCAAAACTTGATAGAAAAATATTAAAAGATCTACAATTTGACTATACGTTTTATATAACAGCCCATCTTACTCAGAAAATAATTAATAAACAATTTTGTATTAACAATAATACATGTACTAAAAAATATAATAACTATACCTTTGATAATAATTTATATTTGTTTAGAGAAAATGAAAAGACTATTTACCAAAGTATATTTGAGCATGGTATAAATAAAGAGTTCGATAATTATTCTGAAGATGATTATATGATTACAAAAGATTTCAATATTAATAAATGTATTAAACTTACATCATCTTATAATAAGACTATAAATATGCATATAACAGCTAAAAATATTAATGAACACATTATTGAATGGATGATAAATACTGATATTAAACACCCTCGTATTATTGGCAATGTTACATATAGTCATCCATTTAGTTATTTAAAAAAAGTTAATAATTCTTACGATATAGTTCATGGTAGGTGTTGCGATAATAAAATTACCAGAACTATATTAAAACTACTTTCTATAGATGAAAAGGATTTTAAGAAAATTTATACAAATGATAATAGTGTTATGTATTATTTTAGTGGTTTGATATATTGTTTAGTCAAGTTGTCTAACATTGATGAAATAAGTAATGATATACTTATTAAATTAAAACCAATAAAAATGCATATTCAAGCAAAAACTTGTAATTATGGTAGATATCTTTATTGTAGTATTGCTACAGATTGTAGCCATAATTATATATTTCCTCTTTCTATGACAGAAAATAAAAATTATAAAGCTATTGTGTCAGATAATATTGTAACAAGAGGATTTTTAAAACTTATAGCAGAAGATGAGTATTTTATGAAATTTGGTGTGTTAGAGAAATATACAACGCAATATAGAGCAATTTTTGTTAAGTGTTTGTATAAGTTATATGATTGATAAAGTTATGCAAAAGTTATGCAAGGATATTATAGATATTATTTTCATTGCAAAAGAAATGAAAATAATTATATATTTTATAATAAATAAAATGAATCGATCAAAATATAAATCAATTTCACAAGTCGGAGGCAACCAATTATTAGCAAATCAAAACCCTTTAGCCTATGCATTACAAGACAAATTAGATATGATGATGAGCACTGGTAGTCAATATGCTAACAATGGAGCACATAGCGAAGCAGGACAGGAATTTATGGCTGAATATTGTGGAGCAGGTTGGGATGATTTTTGTGAATTAGGTTCTCGATCAAAGGCTGATTCATATCCTAATAATATTGTTATAAATTCTGATGTGTCATATTTCATGACTGATAAAAAATATACAGCAGGAGATGTACTGGTGCGAAATACTGCTGCTAAAAAATACTTGAAAGAAATGGCAAATTGTCAAATAAAATTACAACCATTTGATCCACTTGTTGCATCATCACCAATGATTTCAACATGGGAGGCTATAGATGGATCAGGTATTCAAGGAAATTGTGTGCCAAGTTATAGTGTTGATCCAAGTGTTATAGATAATGATCCAGTTATGAATAAGTTGTTGACAAGTCCTAATAATATAGGTTTTGATATCTTAATTAATATTTATAATACAATGAAAGCAGATGGAACATTGAAAGGATTAAAGGGAACAAAACTTGGACAATATTATACAATACAACCATATTTTATTAAGAAAGGAGGTTTAGGTGTTTAATTACCCTTGGGTTTACAAACCTTCATATTCTCTTTAATCATATTAATTTTTTCTTCTTCAGTCTTACCTAAAAATGTTTCTATGTCAGCAACACTTATTTCATCATATACGTTAATACTTGTATTATCATTACAATGAATTCCTGATGTCACATCTATCATAAATATTTGTATATGCTTCAAAATTGATAATAACATTGTTTAATTTTGAAATAGTTTTTAAGGTTCTTTCTTCAGATAGAAAAAATATTTTATTACCTTTGTCAAATTCATCTCTAACAGAATTTAATTTGTCTAAAAAAATTCCTTTATTATTATTGTGTTCATCAAGACCTAATCTAACATACCACCTATCGAAAAATGTATTATTTTTTTTCATAAATTTTGAAGAATTACCTTCTTCCTTACATTCTACTACGATATTTGTTGAACTTTCAACATGTTCAATATTTGTAGCAAATCCTTGATAAGTATTATTATTTAATAAAGTTATGAAAACAATGTTTTCTTTATCTTCTTGGAGATATTCTGTCATGTTTATATTTTCTACCATAAGAGAATTATAAATAATAAAATCAGGAGGTAAATCTATAACGAAACACCTGCTCAAAGGAAGCTGTCTGTACATTAAATCATCTAAGATATTTGAATTATTTGTTTTAATTTCTAAATTTTTACTAAATATATTGTTATTAATATCTTTCTCATCAATAGATAATTTTTTTTCAGTAACAATATATTTAGACGTATCTATTGTATTAATAATTTTTTTAAATATATTAGGAATAAAAGTGATTATAGAAGTAGGACCTTTGTCTTCATAAGATCTGAATTTTATTGTATTAGTTGTATAATTTACAACTAATCTATTATCTTCTGTTAAATTATATAGTCTATTAATCAACGTTAATTTAAATGTGTTATAATCAACATCTATAAAAGTGTTATCAACTGGTGACATCAAACTATATTTATAGTCGGTATCAAGAAAAATATCAATACAATATAAAAGTATACCATCAAATAAAAAATTAATTTTGTTAAAATAACACACGTCGTCAGAATAGTATTTTACATATAACTTACACTTAATATTATCAATTAATGCTGAACCTAATTGTTCTTCAGCCATTTATTTATAAAATAATTTTTAAAAAATATTAATAGTTTTTAAAAATTATTTTATTAACAATATATTATTTTTAAACAATATTGATACCAGTTTGATTAACAACATTATTTTTATATTGGCAATAATCTTTGAGAAACATTTCATAAAAACCTATACAAAATAATAAAAAGACACAAACAATTATAACCAATAAATTTACTAACGCTTGTACATATAAAAAAGAATGGTTATCAAAACATGTAGAATATCTACATTTTTCAGAAAGTGCTATAGAACCTACAATAAGTATTGCTAATTCTGATAAACCTGTTAAAAACATTGGTATAAAACCATATTTAGGTTTAAGTAAAAATAAGAACACTAAAAATAAAGAAACACATGCAGAAATATCTACAAATAATATTTCTGCTCCTGTATTAGTGTATTCAGTTACTTGCATCATTGTACAATTAGCATTCAAACAATTTATTTCATTTTTTACTGTATAAGGATATTTTACCTCTATTTCTGAAGGATACTGTATAATTAGCATAACTATACATATAATAAATAATATTAGTGGAAATATTGAAAAATATTTAGAAGTCATTTTAGAAAGTTTATTGAAATTAAAATAAATTTAAATATTTTTCAATTTTATTTAACGCCATATATTTAGCTTCAGAAAAAATTAATTGATTTAATTAAATAATTATTAATTAATAATATATTTTTAATGTGTTTAATATGTAGAAATGACCTACAATACTGGGAATATTATAACATAATAAATGTTCATTTTCAAGGATGCAAACTTATCACAGAAATACTTTATTTATTAATATAACCTTACTTGACTGTAGCAGATGTGATAAGTTTAAGGAAATACCAAATATTTTTAGCAATCTTACATATCTTGAATGTTCTCATTGTACTTTAATAAAAGTATTACCAAATGCTTTAATAAAGCTAGAATTACTTAATTGTTCTGATTGTGAAGGTATTACAGAAATACCAAGTACTTATACAAATTTACATACACTTTTATGCAATAATTGTACAAAACTAACAGAAATACCTAACACTCTTACCAACCTTGTTAATCTTGAATGCAGAGTATTATCAATAATAAAATTACCAGATACATTATCTAAGCTTAAGAAACTTGATTGTTCAGTATGTGAATATTTAGAAACTTTACCAAACACATTTTTATGTCTCGAAAAATTAACTTGTAATTTTTCTAACTTAATAAAATTACCTGATACATTTAGCAACCTTTTATATCTTTTTTGTAGAGATTGTCATAATCTTAACCCGTAGGGTAAGCGAAGCATGAAATACCTGAAACCTATAAAAACCTTATACATCTAGATTGTTCATGGTCTAGAAATATTCTCAGTATACCGCTAAAACAATATAATCGTTACGATTTATTTATTAATAGTTGTATTTGGATAAATCATCCGTGTAATTTTCTATATGTAGAAAATATAAAAAAATTAAAGTTTTTACAGATGTGGTTTAGAAAAAATATACGTTACTGGATTTTCATGCTTCGCTCGCCCTACGGGCTAAAGATGGATAAAAAGTGAAGCCCGTAGGGCGAGCGAAGCAGAGGGTGTTAAATGGTTATACGATCCTGTTAGAATAGGTGGCAAAATAGTTAAGAAAAATATAATAAGAAATATTGAAAACATGTTAATAAAATAAGTAAGAAATATTGAAAACATGTTAATAAAATAAGTAAGAAATAAATGATTTATAAAAATTCTTTAATTTTTATAAATGAACTCAAAATATACTGAAGATTTAACTAACGAAGAAAATAACTCTTCTCACGAAGAATTACTTAATATATGTAAAGATTTGTCCAAGTCTCATAAAGAACATATGAATAGATGCGCTAAATTAAGTGATTCTTATCAAAATATGCAAACAGAAATGAAAAAATTGTTAGATGCTATTAAAAATTTTAATAATAATGCGGTAACTAGTTCTAAGACAAGAGAATAACAATGTATGTTAATCATGATAAGTAATAAAACCTAATACTCCCCCAGAAGACGCTAGATATTTAAATTCTCCTTCATGCGTCTTAAGATGAAAATGTGATTTTTCACTTGGTATAATATTTTTATGATCTCTTTCAAATATACATTTTATAACCTTATTTTTAATAGTTTTAGCTTCTATATAAATCTCGCTATATTTTGCGTCTACGATATATAAATTAAAATATTTATCTGAATAAAAAGGAAAGAATAAATTATTATGAATAGATTGAGGGTATTTTTTGATATCTACAGTGCATAAAATATTTCCATGAGCAAATATTGATATTGTAATAATATCATCTATAACTTCCATTATTTCATAAGGTAATAAAATAGGATAACATAGTTTATTTATTGATTTGTTTAGTTTAGATGTTAATTTAGCATGTTCTATAATAGATGATGCTATTTCAGTATTCATTTTTAATAATTAAAAATAATTTTTTAAATAACAATAATAATATATAGATAGACAATGATAAATAAAATTAATAATAACCATGGAGTATAAGTATCCAGAAAAGATGTGTTATTTTTCTTCTTAATATTTTCGCTCTCTTCCTTAAAAATGTTTAACTTTTCACACCTTAAGTCACACTCATCCAATTCAACACCCTCTTTAGAAGAGGGTGCGCAAACATTATCATTACAAACAAATTTAACATCTTTTGATTTCATGATATATATAGAATGTATAGCATTTTTATCCCATCCTGTGGGTTCTGGTGGGGTATTATCAAGACTTATAAAAACATTATTGCCTCTTTTATAGAAATATAATGGTATTGTTTCACCAACCTGTGTTTCATAACCTACTAATAATTCACATAAACCAGTTTTTTTAAAGGGATCAAAAACACTTTCTATGTGAATAGTACCGTAAGGGGCTTCTTTGTTTTGTTTAAAGCACAATAACTTGGTTTTGTATAACATTGGTTTATAATCTGGATCAATACCATAAAAGCCAAATTTGCTTGTATAACCAGGTTCTAGAACACAATGTTCGGTTTGTTTAATATAGCTTAAAAAAGTATTGGTAGAGTGTTCTATTTTTTGGCATAAACAATAAGGTACAATGGACATAATTTATTAATTAAAATTTAATTAAAAAATTAATTAAATTTTATAAAAGATAATAAGAACTATAAAGAAATAACATAAGATATGCCAAACTATGAAAGAATAATACTATGTCAGATTATTGAATTTATTTTGTATTTGTATATTGTTCATATTTCTATAGATTATTTTCAGGTAAGATTAGTAGAAAATAGTTTTTGTAACAGGATGTTGATATTTTTTATAGCATTGTTATTGTATTATGCAATATTTGAGATAATTAATCAAGTGTATATGAAGTATAGCAAAAATAGACCTGTGAAATTTATATATAAATAAATATTAATTAATATTATAATTAAATCTTATGGCCTATGCACTATATCTGGTTCGAGTTCCCAATAACTACTTTCTATGTTATTGTCTAATAATTTATGTGTCATTACCTTATGTACAAAATCTTTTTCTTCAGGTGTTAATAGTGTGTTGATAGATGCTATGGATTCATTAAGTTTTCTTACTTTGGTGTCATAATTTTTCTTATAATCATCGAAAGAATAACAAGTATCATAATTTTCAAACATTCTGCGTCTTTCATATCTTTTTTTAAGACCATCATCTGTAAAAAATTGAGAATAATATAGAAAATTATCATTCCTGTCGTCATCAATTATATCACTACCATGCATAATTTCTTCAAATCTGTTTTGATAAGTAGTAATACTTAGTAAAATAAATTGTTTATTGCTATTTACTTTAAAGGTCTTTCTTGCATCTATTTGGATTGGTAAGATTATGTTGAACAAATCCACAGGATTTTTAAGGGTGATGATATAATTAAAGGACACAACTCTGAAAAGCGTTGAATTAGTAGACATTTTAAATTTAATAAACTTTTTATTAAATTATTTTCAAATAAAATTATTTTCAAATAAAATTATTTTCAAATAAAATTATTGTTCTATTTCAGGTTTATGTATTAACTCTGATTCAGGTTTACGTATCAACTCAGAATCATATTCCCAATATGAGCTATCTATGTTATTTTTTATCAATTTATGATTTTTTACTGCATATAGTAAAATTTTTTCTGCTAATGTTAATATACCATTTATTGATTCTAAAGATTCAATAAATTTTTCTTTATAGCCATCATAATATTGCTTAAATTCTTCAAAAGAATCAAACTGTCTGTTATTGCAACTGTAACAATATTCATTACCACATTTATCACTACGCGTATTATACATTTCTTCAAGATCGTTTATTGGTTCAAATGTCACAGTATATTTTTTTAAATCATTTATCATAGCATCATTTATCATCTGTTGACCATGTTTAATTTCTTTAAACCTATCATCTTTTTGCGAAAAACTTAATAAAATAAATTCTTTTTTATTTACTGAACTTACTGGTGTGAATATTTTTTTAATATCCATTATAGGTAAAGTAGCATCAGTAATATCAATAATGTCTACATCATTTTTTAATGTAATAACATAATTAAATTTTAATGATCTATAATAATTAAGCATTTGTAACATTTAATTATATGTTTAGTTTTTATTAAATAATCAATTTTATTTTAGTTTTTATATTTTCTAAAACTAATCATTATTTTAGAAACTAATTAACAGCGTAAACTTAAGTTTGGAAAATGTTTTAGAAACTAATTAACATCGTAAACTTAAGTTTGGAATTTGTTTTTATATTTTATTATTAATTGATTTTTGATTGAATGAAGTAAACTTACAAAACATATTTTATTCTGCTTCGCTCGCCCACATGCTAAAACTAATTAACAACATAAACGTATCTTTAGAAATTGTTTAAAACATACCTTTTTTATAATCTATAATTGTTATTATTTTATTTTTATTTTTGTTTCATCTTTTACTACAAAATTTAAATCATTATTTTTTATATCATATAAAATTTTTTTATTCTCTCTACTAGTATCATCTAATATTTTTTTATTATTTCTGATATCTTCTTCAGTTTGATTATCAATTAATCTCATTGAATCCAATACATCTTTATAACGAATATGTAATTTTCTTGTTAGAGCATTTACAAAATTGTTATCAAACATTAATAATTTTTGAGATGCGTTTAGTTTACCCTCGCGAGATTCATCATCCGGATCATCATTTAATTTATCTTGATACCATTTTAACATTTCATATGCACGTTTTGATGTGGCTTTTGTAAAAACTTCCATAAAAGTGTCTAAAGTATCTTCACTTACATCACCATTATGCAAAAATACATTTTTATTTCTTTGTTTATCTAAACATAAATATTTATAACAATTGTTTTTATCTTTTAAACAACTATTAATAACCATATCGTTAAATTGCCTTGGTGACTTTGAAAATACATTTTCATTTATTATAAAGTTCATTTTATACGTCATTAATTCAACATTGTCAAGAGGTTCTGGTGATAAATATTTAATATAAGTTGTAATATTTATAGTATTATTATTTGTAACATTATTTGTATTTTTTATATTGGTATTTATATTACCACCATGTGATTTTTTTAAATCAGAATTCCATTCTTTAAGAGTATTATTTTCTTTTTCTATTGCTCCTCTTAGTTCTTTTTCATGTTTTACATTGTTTAATGCTTTTATAAATTCTTTTTCATAATCTTCTATTTCAAGATCATGGTTTTTAGTAGTTTCTATCAATTTGTTTTCTAATGTTTTAAAAGCGTTATCCTTTTCCTTTAAGGCTTCATCTTTTTTCTTTAATTCTGCTTCTCTTGCCTGAAGTGCTTCATTTTGATATTTTATTTGTTCAATAAATTCTAATTCCTGATCTTTTAATTTTTTTCTTAATTCTTCATCTTGTTCTTTTATTTTTTTAATAAACTCTAATTCCTGATCTTTTAATTTTTTAGTAGTGCATACACTAAAATGATTATTCAATGTATCTTTTCTAGTAAAAATAGCATTACAAAAAGCACAATTAAATTTGTTACATTTTGATGCTACTTCTTCACTAGTTTCGTTTATCTCTTCGTTATTAATTTTTTCATCAGATTTAGTAATATTATCATTTCTTAATTTGATACAATATTTGGCAGATTTTTGGTGATTATGTAAACTTTTTTCATTAGAAAATTTATTATCACAATAGACGCAATTTATTCCAATCATTTAAATAATTATATGTTTATTTTAAATAGTTATTTTTCAAAAAAAATAAATTATTAAAATAATTTTTTGAAATAAAATTCTTATCTTAGGGATCCATAAAAATTATGAAAAGATCCATGATTTTTATGGATCTTTTCAAAACGGATCCATGTTTTTTACGGAACCAATAAAAAATCATGATTTTTTATTATTGGGTATTATGGTTCATATAATAAATATTTTGATACCGTATATTCAATATCAAAATATTTATTAAAATTTATCATTTTTATAAATTTTGATAAAAAAATTGTATAAAAATTGAGTGAGAGTTTAATAAAACCTATTATAAAGTCTTAAAAAAAGACAATTTTAAATATGTAACTTAAAAAATAATTTATAACTAAATATAAAATAATTTATAATAATATTTTATATTTAGTTATCTTATTTTTATGATTTTGATAAATTTGAAATCGAATGAAATTATTTGCCATAATTTCAAATATCATTTCTCAAGCAAATCTTATATAAAAAATAAAATTGATTTTTTAATAATTTAATTTTATTTTTAGTAACTATCAAAAACATGGAACATATAAAATTAAGTCAATTAAATAATTACATCATTACCCCAAAATGCTCAGATATCTACACACCTACAACAAAGTGCAGTTATGTTGATGTTTATTGGAGTAAGTACTGGGGGAAAACACTACCTTTTTATAAATATGTCAAAACTACCTCATACAACTTGAATAAATTTATACAATCTCTTGTGTCACACAAGAACATGAGACCTTCTGTTTATGAAAAATTATTAAATCTACTAAAAAATACTTACATAGGTGATATACAAGGTTACAAGGCTTGTTACTTTGTCAAGAAAACTCACATAAGTATTAAAAAAATATTAGAGAAAAATATCAACATTGTTGTGGTACTAACCCATAAACAATACGACAGTTTTATGGATATTAAAAAATTATTAGACAACTATAAAAACAGTAGCATCTAAATATTTTTCACACTTTGTAAGACACACTTATATATTTTCTATAGTAACATTTTTCATCATACATTTCATACTTATTATTATTCTTAGTAAAAATAATAATAAATTTTCATAATATTGTACACAATCTTCATAAATCAATTTAAAAATACCGAGAATAATATAAAATGAATCCAGAAACTGCTGTTGAAAGATATTGCAAATTAAATAAAGAAGAATTTGAAATAATCAAGTTTGAAATAAACCATCCAGACAGATATGACCATTATCGTAACATATATATACTTTCACATATTCTTTTTCGTCATAAAGGACTTTTAAAATATTTAAGACTAAAAGGTGATTTTGGTGAATATTTAAAAGCAATAGAAAATAAAAAAGATGTTGATATTTATTATAGCTATGAAATACTTTCTCCATATAAATATTTAAGTGATAATAATATTTGTGATTGTTGTACAACAATCACACCACAAGATCTGACATTTGAAGAAGGATGGTATGAAAATGATATCTATGAATGTGAATTAAAATTTGAAATGACTCTACATAAATTCGCAGAAGAACAACTGAGAAGACACCCAGAAACTTTTCATGAACTCAAAGGATTTAGAGAACAGTTTTGTAAACAATTTCCACATGCAAGAGAAGCTATTAGCTATTGATCGCTTCTTTATACGTTGGAGGACACCCTCCAATTTCTTTCTGAGCTCTTTTTATAATAATGGTGGTTATAACATCTTCATCATCCATTTCATACTTTATAATTTTATTATTAATCTTACTAAGAACAAATGTTATAAAATTTTTACATTCATTATAATTTATGACATTCCATCTATATATACCATTTGCATTTAATGATTTTTTTATAAATTTTGTTAATTTTAATGCACCGAGATATAATGCTTGTTGAGCGTTATAATATTTATTTGTATCATCATTAAACAATATACTATTTCCAGTGTTTTTGTTAAACCAAATAATCCTTATATAACGATAATTTGTAATATCAACATTATAACCTAAATTTTCAAAAAATGTTTTTATATGGTTTAAATAAGGTCTAAGAATTAATTCATTTCTGAAAGTAAGGTCTATAGCTATATCAGAATAATTTTTTTCATCAAAACGAAAGATAGATCCACGCATATAATCTATATGATTACTATCATTATTCATCAAAACGAAAGATAGATCCACGCATATAATCTATATGATTACTATCATTATTCATAAAAGTGTAAATATAATCTATACTTTTATCATATTTCTCCTTATATTTTTGTTGCTTTATTTCTGCTTTTAATTTACGTTTTTCTTCTCTCTTTACTTTAATTTTTGAAAAATAAGAACCCATAGTTAGTTTAACTTTTAGTTTAAAAAAAATTATTTCAATTATTAAATTTTTTAAAACTAAACTAAAAAAAATTGATTTTTGTTTTAAAGAATTATTATTAGTAACTAATATAATAATGTCTAAAGTAAAAACAAAATCTAGTAAAGCCGCAGTAGCTACATCCAAAGTTTTAAAAAAAGGCACTAAAACAATCATTAAAAAAACAAGCGAAGCAGATAATGATGAAAAATATATCAAATTAGACCCTATCACCCACATCCTCAAACGTCCAGAAACCTATATCGATACTACTGTTTTAGACAAGTATGATATGTATATTGCTGATGACCTTACAAGCATCTACAAAAAAGAGATATCGATGTCCCCTGGTTTTCTCAGATTATTTATCGAATCTATTTCTAATGCTATCGATAACGCTGAAAGAAGCAGAGGGACTAAAACTCCGTGTACGCAAATCAACATTAAGATTGATCAAGAAACTGGCGAAACATCTATTTGGAATGATGGAGAAGTAATTCCTGTAAAAATTAATAAGAAAGAAGGTATTTATAACCATTCTTTAATTTTTGGTCATCTTCTTTCAGGATCTAACTACGATGACACAAAGAAAAAATACGTATCTGGTAAGAATGGTTATGGTGAAAAACTAGTTAATATTTTCTCATCATATTTTAAAGTTCGAGGATTTGATCCAGAAACGTCACTACTACTCACTCAAGAATGGACAAACAATATGCAGACTACCGAAGAACCAACTATCATAGAAGAAAAGTTTTCTTTTGGTTTTACTGAAGTGATTTGGAAACCAGATTTTGTTAGGTTTGGATTAAAAGGTTACACCAAAGATTTAGTAAGTCTTATAAGAAAATATGCTATAGATACTGCAATGTTATTATCAGATGTTAAGGTATATTTTAATGAAGAATTGATTACTACTAATTCAATGTTATCGTATGCAATGTTATACGATAAAGAATTAAATTTAATCAAACCTAAACGAAGCATTGACAAAGAAAAGCGTAGCATAGATAAAAAAAGTAGTCCTGCTAAAAGTAAAGATAAGTCTCCAAGTCAAGCGATAGCAAGTCCTATTAAAAGTATCTCAAAAAGTAAAGAAAAGTCCCCATATAAAGCGACACTAAGTCCTGTTAAAAATAAATCAAAAGATAAACAAAGTGTTGAAAAAAAAGATGAGACAGATCTTGATGAAGACCTAGAAGAGGGTAATAGTGAATTTAACGAAGAATTTATTCATATAAAATCAAAACCTAGTAAAGAAGAACGTTATGAAGTGTTGTTATTACCAAATAACAATAACCATCCATCATTTCAACATGTGTCTTTTGTTAATGGTATTTATACAAAATTAGGAGGAAAACACGTAAAAATGTGGATGGATTCTTTTTTAGAACCTTTAGTAGAAAAACTTAACAAGAAAGAAAAAAATTTAAATCTCAAGGTTTCTAACATATTATCTTACTTTAAAATATTTGTAAGCGTTAGTGTAGCAGATCCAAATTTTGATGGACAGAGCAAAAATGAATTAAAGGGACCTAATGTAACAACAGATGTTAAAAAAACTGATATAACAAAGATTTCGCATTGGATGATTTGTGAAAGAATTTTGGATTTTATGAAGCTACATGAACTAACTATTCTTAAAAAAACAGAAAAAAAATCTAGAGGTTTTATCAATATCCCGAATTATAACCCAGCAAATAATTCAACAGATAAAAATTTATCTTCTCAATGTATTTTAGCTTTAGTAGAAGGATTATCAGCAAGACAATATATTGTTGCTGGTATTGAAAAAGGTGTTTTTGGTAAAGAAGGAAGAGATTGGTTTGGTATTTTACCTCTGAAAGGTAAATTTCTCAACACAAGAAACGCAAAAATAACAACCATTGCCAAAAATGTAGAAATCTCTAACATAGTTAATGCTGTTGGTTTAAAGTATGATGTTGATTATGAAGACGATAATAACTTTAAAAAACTAAGATATGGTAAGATTATGTTTTGTACAGATAGTGATAGTGATGGAACACATATAGAAGGATTGCTTCTAAATTTTTTACATACCTTGTTTCCAAGTTTGTTAAAAAGAAAAGAATCTTTTATCATAAGTATGATTACTCCTATAGTAAGAGTTTTTAAAGGAAAAGGTAAAGATTTGTTATTTTATGACGAATATAAATTTAAGCAATATTCTGATAATTTACCAAAACAATTAACATCAAAACAGTATAAATATTACAAAGGGTTAGGAACAATGAAAATACAAGATGTTGGTGAAACTTTTGGAGAAAAAATGATTGAATATCAATATGATGAAAATGTTGATACCAATATGATTAAAGTTTTTCATAATAAATATGCAGATCAGAGAAAACAATGGTTATTAGATTTTAAAAGAGTCGATAGACCTCTAGCTAATAAAGCTTTGATAAAAATGAATATATCGGATTTCATTAATGATAAATTAATAGAATATTCTATAGATTCTTGTACAAGAAGCATTCCATGTATCATAGATGGATTGAAAGATTCACAGAGAAAAGTTTTATATGCTGTTGAAAGAAAAAAATTATCATATGAAGGACAATCTATGAAAGTTTCACAACTTGCTGGAGCTACTGCTAATTTAACAGATTATTCTCATGGTGAAAATAATATAAATGGTGTTATAGAAGGATTGGCTAATTGTTACATTGGCTCAAATAATATACCTTTACTTTATAGAGATGGACAATTTGGTAGTAGATTAGCTGGAGGCAAAGATGCAGCTGATGGGAGATATACTTTTACAAAAATGGATATGTTGACAAAGTATATTTTTAGAGAAGAGGATAGACCAATTTTAGAAAAGAATACAGATGCTGTAGAATATAAATATTATGTACCAATATTACCAATGATTTTAATAAATGGTGCTGATGGAATTGGTACAGGTTCTTCTACAACAATCCCATGTTTTAATCCTAAAGATATTATTGAATGTGTAAAATTATGGATAGAAAATGATGGTGATATAAGCGAAATAGCTGAAGCACGTAGTGCAAGCGAAGCAGAAAATGGTGTTGTCATATCTAAATTACCTGAATTAACACCTTGGTATAGAGATTTTAAGGGAACTATTGAAAAAGAAAAGAATAAAGATGGGTTTAGATATGTAACCAAAGGAGTATTAAATCGATTAAGTGATACAAGTGTTATTATCACAGAATTACCTATTGGAATGTGGACTGATGATGTGTGTGAAATATTAAAAGAATACCTTGCTGATAAAAGTATAAAAAAATTGATTGATCATAGTAATATTATAGATGTTAATTATACTATAGAAGAAGCAGATGATGGTTTTTCATGTAGTATAGAGACTTTAAAACTGCATACATTTTTGCATACTAGTAATATGGTATTGTTTACTGAAGAAGGGGTTTTGCATAATTATAAAAATCCTGAAAAAATAATAGATAATCATTGTAGAATTAGATTTGAATATTATACAAAAAGAAAAAATTATTATATCAAAGAAATTAGTGAAGAAATAACAGAGTTAGAAAACAAATCTAGATTTATTAAAGAAATAGTTGCTGGGACAATAGATGTAAGAAAGATGGATGATAGTCTTATGATTTATCTGGAAAAACAAGGTTACAAAAAATTAAAAAAAGGTAAGAAAGAAAAAAAGGAAGTTATTGAAGCAGACGATACAGAAAATAATGATGAAGAAGTATTTAATGAAAATGAGGTCAAGAATGAAAGTGTTAACGGAGAATCGTTTAATTATCTTGTTAATATGCCAATAAAATCATTGAATAAAAAAAATATAATAAAGTTAGAAAATGATTTTAATGAATTAAAGAAACAACTTGAATATTTTATCAACACATCAGAGAAACAAATGTGGTTGAAAGAAATAGATGAGTTTGAAGAAAAATATGATAAATGGTTAAAAATTTTAGACAGCGAAAATAATAAACTTAGAAATACTAAAAGAAAAAAGAAGGATAAAGAAAATAAGGAAGCTATTGAAAACAATAATAAGAAAGATAAGAAAAGTGTTATAAAAAAAGTTACTAAGAAAAATACTTTTTAATTGAATAATTTTTAAATTACCAAAATAATTTAAAAATGTTTACTAAACATAATTTATTCTTTCATAAAAAATTACTACCTTTAAAAACTAATTTATTTTCTAGATATCATCATAGTAGTAAAGAACCTGGTAATGGTTCTGGTGTTAGCATCATTGTAAGTGTTGCTATTATATCAAGTTTATCAAGTTTATATATAATCTTTAAAGATCCTCCACCTAGAGATTATTAACTAAGCTAAACACTTGTCGCATTTTTTTATAAAAATATAATAAATAATAATAAAAAGAGATATGATTGATACCGTTAACCCACCGTATAACATTATCTTTTTATATTTCTTATAACCACCTTTACTAGATAACCCAGCACTACCAGCACCTAACATCATAACAGGAACAACAGCACAAGCAGGACAAAAAGATTCTTTGGTGTTACGCTTGACTTGTTCTTGATTGGCTTGTTCTTTGTTGTCATTTTTTGTATCTTTTTCTGACATATTTATTATAATACATAAAATCTTTAATTAAATAAATATAATATGTCACAAAATAATTTTAAATTAAACAAAAATCAAAAAAAGAATAACACTCCTAATATTTTTTTTCAGATGCCGGTAACAATATTGCTTATCACCACTATAATTGTATTATCTTGTTTATACTTTACAAATGCTATAAAATCTGTAGTATGCCAAAAAGATTTATTAAGTGTTTTTATATCTAATGCTATTCACCTAGATATTGGTCATCTTTTATCTAACCTGTATACATTTTATAGTATATCGCACATAGAGCAAAAAATAGGTAGTAAAAAGTTTACATGTCTTGTGTTATTTATTTTGGTAGTTTCATCATCAATAGAAGCAAGTTTACACAAAATGACAGATAAAATTAATTGTAGTGTAGGAATGAGTTCTTTACTGTTTGGTTTAATAGCTTGGGAAAAAATTACAACAAATAAATTAGATCTTAAAATATTATCATCTATTATATTAATGGCTACAATGCCTTCTCTAAAGAATAGTAAAATATCACTTATTGGACATATTATAGGAGCTTTAACAGGTATTATATCAGGTGTGTTATACACTAAAATAAAATTTGATTAAAACAAAATTCTTATAAACTTTTAAAATAACATACCTATAAAAAAGAGAACTTTATATGGAAAACTTTTTATTTATTAGTTTTTTAGATGCAGATAAACGTAAAATATTTTAGTATAGATGCTAAAATATTTTTAACAATACATACCAATGAATTTTCAAAATTGTTATATTTTGAACCATAACAAGTTTAATATTTTGAAAAACTAATAAATAAAATTGATTTTTTAAAACTGCTAACAATAAGTTTTAAAAATGTCGTTAAAATATAATATTCAAAATAATAATCTTTCTTTAGAAGAATGTAAAAAAAGTATCTCTCAAATATTACATGTAATTTTTACATTAGAAGGTAAAGTGTTTGGAGGATTCGTAAGAGATTACATGGTACCTTTAGAAAAACAAGATCCTGTTTCAGAATTACAAGCTAGAATAAATGGTTGTCGCGATAATCCTGTTTTTCAAAAAGGATTTCCTGATTCTAAAACAATTATTGATAAAAATGATACTGCCTATAGAAAACAATATATAGATTTTAAGGATATTGATGTATGGTTTACTACAATAAGACAAAAAGATATATTTTTAGACCTATTAAAGATTTTAAACATGTCATTATCACATAACAATGATGAATATACTATGAAAAAGCAAAATACTCTTTCTGATAAGCCAGAAACAAACACTGGTAGTAATATTACTGGATTTCATAGATCTTATCCGTTTAAAGTTTTTAGATATCATTTAACTATGGATAATAAGTTTCAATCTTTTATAGACATAGTAGTGTCAGATTATTTTCCTGTAAATGATTTTTCTGTAAATTTATTATCTTATGATGGTAGACAATTACAGGTTGAAAAATACTGTGAGATTTTAAATATCGTTGATGCTAAACCATGTGATATACAATTATCTGTTCATGATATTATGAAACAAATTATAGACAATACATCAATAATGTTACCAGATTTCCAACAGATTTCAAAAAATAAAAATGACATATATACAATATATTCTACGTATGATTCTCTTTTTATTAATTTAATGTGTGTTAGATGCAAAAAATATGAACAAAATTATACTATTCAAAGTTTTAAAAAACAAAAACTTTAATAAAATAAAAATAATACACCTATAAAAAAGATCACTTTATACGAGAAAACTTTTTATACTATTTTATTTATTAGTTTTTAGATGCGGATAAACGTAAAATATTTTAGTATAGATGCTAAAATATTTTTAACAATATATACCAATGAATTTTCAAAATTGTTATATTTTGAACTATAACAATTTTAAAAACTAATAAATAAAATTGATTTTAAAATATTTTTTAAAAATTATTTTAAATATCTTCTTTTTCCAAACATGTGTATCATTTGCAGAAAAAAAGCAAATTATTCTTATACATATATAAATATACAATGTAAAGACCTTGTTAAAATACCTCGACAATTTGATAAATTTTTAGAACTAAATTGTCAATTTTCATCAAAATTAGAAACCATACCATATTCCAAAAATGTTACATCTATTAAGTGCCATAATTGTCCTAGTTTAAAACACATACATAATTCTCAAACACTTGAAACACTATTTTGTGGCGATTGTCCAAACATTACTACACTTTTTACAAAAAATATGACCAATCTTCATACATTAGATTGCTCAAATTGTAGCAGTATAACAATCTTAGATTTCATGCCTAATCTTAAACAACTACTTTGTTATTATTGCCTCAATCTTGAAACAATATCAGATACATTGATTAATCTTGATAATATCAACTGTCATAATTGTGATAAACTGACACATATACCTGATACTTTAATAAATCTTAAAACTCTTAATTGTTCAAATTGTAACATAACACAGATTCCGGATACTTTAATAAATCTCACATATCTAGATATCAGTATTTGTACCAAAATTATAGATCTACCAAGCACTCTTATTAATTTATCATATCTTAATGTTTCTTATTGTACAGAAATTACACGTTTACCGAGCTTTCCACAGGTTATGAATAGCAATCTTGATACTCTTCTTTGTGAATATTGTCCAAGTCTTGTATATATACCAAGTTATACAAATCTTGGATACCTTGATTGTATAAATTGCACCAGTATCGCAGAGATTCCTGATTTACCTAAATTAAGGCTTTTGCGTTGTAGATATTGTGTTAATTTGACTACAATAGGCCATATACCAACAATACACACAATTTCAATAATAGGTTGTAGATTTCTTACAGAAATAAAATCATATAGTAAAGATATACGTAATGAAATCTTCTGTACATACAATAAAAATCATAATCCTTGGATAAAATTAGATAGGAACTATAATAGCAATATACAATCGTTGAAAGTCTTGCAGAATTGGTTCAGAAAAAACATACGTTACTGGATTTTCAAAAGATGGATTAAATCTGAAGATGGTATGAAATGGCTTTATGATCCTTCTAGAATAGGTGGTAAAGTTAGTAAACATAACATTATGCAAAGCATAATGAGCGTAGCATACTAAAGAGCATAACATTATGCAAGGCATAATGAGTTTGCAATTACGCAAGCCATAATAACAAAAAATATTAATTGATTTCTTAAAAATTTTTTAAGAAATTAAAACTATTAATATGTCTCTCATTTATAACATGCAAAATAATAATATATCCTTAGAAAATTGTCAAAAAAGCATCTCTAAAATACTAAACATAGTATTTTTATTAGACGGTAAAATATTTGGAGGGTATCTTAGAGATTACCTAATTCCTTTAGAAAAAAAAATTAAAATTTTTCCAACCATTGAAACAATTATCGATAATAATTATTTTAAATCGATAATAATTATTTTAAAACATATATTGATTTTAATGATATAGATATATGGTTCACAACTATAAAACAAAAAGATAATTTTTTAAGTATAATAAAAATCTTAGACATTACTTTTATAAAATTAAATGAATGTATTTATTGTCCTTTTAATGTTTATAGCTACATATTATTTATTGATAAATATCAAATAAAGGTAGATATTGTTGTATCCGATTATTTTACAGTTAATGATTTTTCTATAAATTTATTATCTTTTGACGGACATCGATATCAGGTTGAAAAATATTGTCAAATATCTGATTATGATTATTATGATTGTAGTGAAGACAGTGGTATAAATATTATAGATAGTTTATTAACAATTGATGATATTACCAATCAAATAATAAATTACAAAGCAATAATTTTACCAGATTTTATTAAAATAATGACAGAAATTAAAAATGATATTGAATACATAAATTCTAAAAATAGCGATGAATTAGGCGTTGTTATTGCTACTAATACATTTAAATTTTTAAGATATAGATTTTCTTTAACAAATCCTTTATTTTTCATAAACTTGAAAAATAGATGTAAAAAATACATAACGGATTATACAATCACAAATATCTCCAAAAATTAAACAAATTTTTAACTTTTTTTAGAAACCTAAATTTACATCTTCAATCAAAAATTTCATAAAGTTACTTTGTGTATCTTCATCACTTTCCTTTAACCCTGCCTTAACTCTTGCTTCTTTATATTTATCAAAATAAGAATTTTGATAATCTGGGAATTTACCATCTAGTGCCTCGATATCTTTTCTAGTCTTTATTAAGATTTCTTTAATTTCTGCTTGTTTTTTCTGATGTTCAAGATATGTCCAAATAAGCTGAGCCTTTTTTACTCTAAGTGTAATATATGTTTCATAATCATCTTCTGGGATATCATTAAGAGCCCTATGGTGATCTTGTTTAAGTTTTGCTTCTCTTTCATTAATTTCATCCATTTCCTTTTTATCTTCTTGTGTTTTTCTTTTGATACTAGTACTTATTGCATCAGTAGTTTGTTTCCTTATATCTATTTCAGAAACTTCCGCAGAATATTTTGATGACAATGTTATTGGAAAAGGTCTTCCTACATAAAAATAGTGCATCTTGTGAAATGAATCAACATTTTTGATAATGTATTCACTTCTTTGTTCTGTTTCTATTTCTGTATCATAAACACCACGTACTTTTGCAAAACCATATACCCCATGTTCATCTGGTTTTGAGCCTTTGCTAGGAACAAAAGATATCAAACCATATCTTTGGTGGTTAATAGGAGGATCGGCGTAAGTTCTATCAACCTTTGGAAATTTATTGATAAAGGCTTTATCTGTGAGTTCTTCAGTAGCTTCCTTTAATTCTGAAAGTGTTAAAGGTTCAACAAATTGGTTTGGTTTCCATTTATTAGTAAGGTCTCTATCCCATGGAGTGGTTAAAGAACTTTCAGAAATAATTGTGTTAGTTGTTTCATCTGTTTTTTGGACAGTTTCAGATGGAGAAGATTTTGCACAAGTTATTGTATCAGTTGATGAGCAAGAATTGGTACAAGAATTATTGCAGGTTTCTTGAACAATTCTTGCAATACATCCAGAAGGATTTGATGATCGAGTAACAGAAGCTGATTCGTTACTTTTTGCTTCATTTACACTAAGGGTTTCTTCATTAATAGTTGACATAATATTATTTCTTAATATTTAAGAATCTTTAAATAAGTATTAAGAAATAAGATTAAGATAATCTTTTTATTTCAGATGCATAATCTTCCTGTGGAAGAAACAAAAATATATTATCATTTTTGATAAAATTTTGTATAATATCATTAAAGTTATCTATTGTTAAATTATCAAAATAATTATACGATAACCTAATAATAGGTATTTCATTATTTATACAATAATCTGTTTTTACAATATCTATTTCTTGTTTTTCCTTAAAATTTTCTTCTGTTTTATGAAAATATTCTATGTATGTAAAATGTTGTCTACCGTCATATTCTATCACAAATGGTTTAAACAAATTATCTTTTGATGACACATAAAAATCATATCTTCTATTAGAAACATCAGAATCCAAGAACCTTTTTTCTTGGTCGACATTAAAATCCTTATTTTCTTGTAAAAAAGAAAAAATTAGTTTTTCACCTGATGATTGTTTATCTCTTGGTAATTCTTTTACACAATCCAAACAACCATTATTAGCTTTAAAAAAATTAATAAAAGTTACAGTTATGTTATGCTTATTAGGACAAGTAACATTTACTAATGAAAAAAAGCTATTATAATCTTCTTCTTTAGAAGTAACTAAAAAATTTTTATTTTTGAAACAATTATTCATAATAGTCCATTCTGCTTTTTTAGACATTAGTATTATATGTTTATAATATCTGTTTTTAAATTTATAAATAAATCAATTTAAAAACAGATATTAAACATTTAAATGAGCGAAATAAATTGCGTTTATTGTAATAATAAATTTTCTAACGAAAATAATTTACATGTTCATGAAAAATCTGCAAAATACTGTATTAAATTAAGAGATAATGATAAAAAAGAAAACAATGAAATAGAAGAAAAAAATAGTAATACTAAAGAAAAAGAGAATAAAATATCTAATAAATTTGAATGTACTTATCGTAAAGTAATATTTACTAGAAAACATCATTTAAATAATCATTTAAATATATGTGTAAAAAAAAATTTATCCAATCAAGAATTAGAATTTAATAAAAAATTATCAGAACAAGAATCAGAATTTAATAAAAAATTATCAGAACAAGAATCAGAGTTTAATAAAAAATTATCAGAACAAGAATCAGAGTTTAATAAAAAATTAAACAGTAACAATAATGACAAGCACATAAAATTATTAAAAACGACAGAAAATGTTAATCGTTATTCACGCAAGACTTATATGATACAAATAAAATATCATGAAAATAATACAAAATTGTTATTAGAAAAAATAAATATGCTTGAAGATATAATTAGTGATATGAAAAATTCTAATCCACAAAATAATAAAGTAAATAATATTAGAATAAATAAGTCAAATAAGCTTAAATATTTTTCACTAGATCCTATAAATCTTAGCATAGATAAAATAACACTTGTATTTAATGAAAATGTTTTTCAAAAATCAAAAGATGAATTAATAGATGACTGTATAAATTTTTTATTAAAAGATGAATATGGAACATATAAATATTTATGTTTTGATTATGATAGAAAAAGATTTGGTTATCTATATAATGGCAACATTGCTATAGATCGTAAATTAGAAAGATTAATAAATTTATTGGAAGAAGCCACAAAAGATACAAAAGAAAAATTATTAATTAATTTTTATGATAAACTAGATAAAGATTTGATATATAGTGATAGAGACCAAGGAGCACTTTTTTATACAAAAATAATAGATGCCGCTAATTTATTAAGATTTGACAATGAATTTATTAAGTGTATGGCAATTAAATTAGAGACACATCATCCAAATGTTCAAAATTCCATGACGAACATAGATCAAAAGAATAAAACAAACATAAATTAAATATCTATTTAAAAACATAAATAGTATTTATAAAATGATAAAAACTTCTAATAACAATACAAAAGATATCACCATCACTTCACAACCAAAAATAGAATTAAATAACAATCTCGTTGACAACTCAACTATTCAACCTCTTGAAAATAATACCCATCCAACTACCCCAGTAATCACTCAAGAAAAACCTATAAAAATAGAAACAAAGGAAGAGCTAAAAATACGTTTGAAAAATAAATTACAAACTAAGTTACAACAGAAGCAAATTTCACGAAAACCAAAAATAATTCAACAATCTATTTTTGATAATACCTTTAAAGAGTTAGGTATCGACAAAGAGAAACTTATAGAATCTGTTAAGAACCTGAAACAAAGTGATCAAGCAAAGTTATTCGATAAAATAACTCAAGGACAAATGAAGTAAACAATAAATTTTTCTAAACGTAAGTTTATGCTGTTAATTAGTTTAGAAAAACATAAAATATTTTCTAGAATTAGTTTGTTAAAAACAATTTACACAATCGGTAATTCTATTGGTAATCTATTATTAAATGTATTCCATATATCATCTATCAATTCTTCTAAAGATGGTAATATACTTAGATCTAACTCATTTTCATCATAAAAAGAATTTCTAAAATAATCATCAATAGATCCTAATATTGTTTCTCTTGATGATTTTAATGTATAATAAACTGGGCATGTTATTATTATAAATGCTACTACATATGGTATGGAATATACGTGACGTATATTTTTTATTTTTAAAAATTCTATTATTATTTTTTTTAAATTTATTGCCCATGTTTCAAGATAATTTATTTGTATCATTTCGTTCGACCAATGGTAGAGATATTCACCATAATTAGTATCTTTTGATACAAATGTTAATGCATCTATAATAATTTTTGGATCTATTACATTTACAAGATCAATGTTTTCATTAAACAATGGTTTATGCGTTTCCATAGAAACAGGATACCAATGATGTTTCTCAATTACTTTAGGTGTATAAAAAATTAAAGAATTATTTATAGATGGTTTGACGTCATATATTTCAAAACTTGTTTTAATACCAAAATCTTTATTTACTAAAAAATTTAAAGCATCAGAAGGCAACATTAACTCTTTATCTGTTGGATATACATCTACTGCCAATAAATTACGTATTGTAATTTCTCCATTAACATCAACCCTAGTATTTTTATTATAAAAAATAGGATCGACAATTAAATCAATAAACGATGATATAATATTTGCTGATTTTTTGTCTGTCATTCTTGGAATCATACTTTCTTTAATATTAAAGATAATGGTAAACAAATCATATTTATTATTCAACAAATTACATGTGCCATAATTTTTGCAATAAAAATCATCTAAAAAATTATTTCTTGGTATGCTTAAATTATATCTAACTGTAGCTCTATCAAAATCATATAGATCAACTATATATTTTGTTTTTATTTTTATATACACATCTTCTGAACTAGGTTGAAAATATAAGTCAACATATTCATCTAATTCTTTAATAAAAATATTATTTCCATGTAAGTCATTATGTCTAACATTTTCTCTTTCGAAACATGTTAAAGTATATAGTAATTGAAAAATTATAGAGATGTAATCATTAAATTCATGAATTTGTGTGAAATCAAATCCATAAAATGTTTTATCATATGATCTTTCTAAAAATAATAAATTTAAATTATTTTTCTTAGTTGCATATGCTTTTATATATTTATTGATCTCATCTTTTATTAAAACATTATTGAATAACGTATTATTACCTATATTACATTTATAGGCTCCATAAAAATTTATTAAAAACGGACAATTGTTATTAGAAACCAATTTATCTATTATATTTTCATATACAGCAGTTTCTACTTCTAAGTTATTAACCAATTGGTCTTCGAAAGAACATTTTATAACTATTGCTTTATTTAATGATATGTATTTTTTAGCTAATTCAATAGGTAATAATATATTTGCAAATATAATAATAGTATTTGATTGATTTTCCTTATCTTCTTTATAAGGAATTACATTTACGTTTGTTAAAAATTTGTCTATATTACATTTATTGTTATGAATAATAGATTTAATATCTTCTCTTAATTGTTGTTTTAGTATAAAATTATGTGTCGCTGAATTCATTTATTAAAAATAATATTATTTTTAATAAATATATAAACTATTTATTAATAGTTGGTATAGTATTAGCACCAAAACTATCTACCGTGTTTTTTATCCAATTTAACGGTGCTTTGAATGAATCATAGGTAGTTTCTACAAAATCTATATGATTGCTCATTTTTTCAATAATTTTTAATATATTATCAAGCTTAGCATCCATACTTTTTAACTTATTATTCAACATTATTGTATCGTTAAGAGTAGTATGTTCGGCATCATTTGTTGTAGTCTTATTTAAAATGTTTATTGCCTCATATGCTCTTTGTACTTTGCTTTGCAATACATCATTTTTTAATTGTAACTTATTTATTGCATTTGTCCATTTATTCCCAATCTCTTCTATAGCTTGCATAGTTTCCTTCATGTTTTCTTTTGTATTTTCTTCTTTAACAATAGAATTAATAATATCTTCCTCGTCTGTATCATATTCTTCAATGAAATCATCTGTATCATTATTTCTTGAATTGTTATTGCTATTATTTGTGACATCATCCTCTTCTATTTTGTGTAGAATGTTGCCACAGTACATATTTATTTTATTATTCGACATTAATTTATTGATTGATTTTTATGATATTAAATAAATATTTATCTTTTTCTTTAAGAATATAAACTATTATCATATCATATATTTCCTCTGTTATTTCAAAGTTACAATCATATAATATATTTTTTAGCATTATATGACTTTCAAATGTTAACTCTGTTTTAATATATTTATCTAATATTTGTTTAACACTATATTCTCTTCTGAAAAAAGGAAAAGATCTTTTAAATTTATACGAATAACATACAGAATAATTTACGCTTGAAGGTATTTCTGTTAATAATTTTTTTATAATGTCGTCATCCTTGTATAGTTCGCATATTTTTTTTAAGTCTCCAACTTTTATTGTTAGATTTTTCATTAATTTATATTACTTTGTTAAAAGTATTCTTTAAATAAAAATAAAACAATTTCTAAACTTAAGTTACTTGCTTCGCTACGCTGTTAATTAGTTTTTAAAATAAAAACTAAAAATAGAAATAAGAAAAAAATATGTTTTGTGTCAATCGAAAATCAATTGTTACAAAATATAAAAATATAATTAGTTTCTAAAATAAAAACTAAAAATAGAAATAAGAAAAATATGTTTTGTGTCAATCGAAAATCAATTGATACAAAATATAAAAATATAAAAACAATTTCTAAACTTATAATTAGTTTCTAAAATAATAAAAATATAAAAACTAAAAAATAGAAATAAGAAAAAATATGTTTATGTCAATCGAAAATCAATTGATACAAAATATAAAAATATTTTCTAAACTTATAATTAGTTTCTAAAATAATAAAAATATAAAAACAATTTCTAAACTTATAATTAGTTTCTAAAATAATAAAAATATAAAAACAATTTCTAAACTTATAATTAGTTTCTAAAATAATAAAAACTAAAAATAGAAATAAGAAAAAAATATGTTTTGTAAGTTTACTTCGTTCAATTGATTTTCGATTGAACGAAGTAAACTTACAAAACAAAATATAAAACAATTTCTAAACTCAAGTTCCACGCTGTTAATTAGTTTCTAAATAATAGAAATAACAAACATACTTTTAAAATAATTGAATAAATTTTATTTATTTTTTGATAAATTAAAATGTGTATAATATGTGAAAAAAAATTTATCAAAGATGTAATATCAATTGATTGTTATTATTGCGACAAGGTAACAAAAATACCTAGTTTTTATAAAAATATAACAAGATTAGCATGTTATAATTCTGGTATCACTAAACTTCCTATAATTTGTACAAATCTTATACATCTTGGATGTCATAACTGTATAAGTATATCATTTATACCTAGATATAATAACCTAGAATATCTTAATTGTTCTCGTACCTCTATAACTATTATACCAATCTTACCAAATCTTAAAAAATTATATTGTAATCTTTGTACAAACCTTACAAAAATATCTTCATGTGTAAATATCATTTTTATAGAATGTACAGAATGTACGAACTTGACAGAAATATTTAATGTACATGATCATAACATAAATTATAAACTTGAAGAATTATTATGCACAGGTTGTATAGCTCTAACAAATTTACCTAAATTGTCTAATCTTGTAGAACTTTATTGCGCTAATAGCGGTATTAAAAAAATAGGACATGCTTTTTATAAACTTAAAAAATTACATTGTGGTAATTGTATTAATCTCGAAAGTATATCAAATACCTTGTATAATCTTTTAGACCTTTATTGCAGTAGATGTATTAAATTAACAGAATTGCCTAATATACCATCAATTATTTATATAAATTTTAGTCATTGCGAAAATATAAATAAATTACCTAATTTACCTAATCTTAAATCATTGATATGTGAATATTGTCCAAACATAACAGAAATACCAGATATTTTTTCTAACTTAGATTTCATAAGTTGTATAGGGTGTGTTAATCTTATTAAAACCCCTTTAAGATATATAGAAACTAGATATTTTGATTCTCCTTGGATAAAATTAAGAAATAAATTTCAAGATAATGAACAATATGATAATAATATAAAAAAATTAAAGGTCTTGCAACATTGGTTCAGAAAAAATTTTAAATATCTAGTTTTTAAAAGATGGATAAAAAGTGAAGAGGGTGTGAAATGGATTTATGATCCTGATAGGATAGGTGGTAAAGTGAGCAAACTCTTAATCATGAGAAGTATAAATAAATAAGTAAACATATTATTATGAAAATCAAAGTTAAAAGCGTATCCATAAAGTAAGATAAAATTATAATTGAATTTAATTAATAAAATTAATTAAATTTTAATCAGATGTCCAACACTTTGTCCAACACTTTGTCTAATTATCCTAAATACATTAAATTAACACAATTACCAGAATATAAATATACCTCTAATGTTATGAAACATGGCGATCTATTAATAATTAATTGGTGTGAATGCAATAACTTGATTCATTTATTAAAAAATATTTTCAATACTACATTTACCAATCTCACAATACTTGATTGTAATTATACAAATTTTTTTGAATTACCAAATACTCTTATCAATCTCACACATCTTGATTGCTCTAGTTGCACAAATCTTTCTTATCTTCCTGATACTTTTATAGATCTTACAATACTTTATTGCATTGGTTGCACAAATCTTTTAGAATTACCTGCAACTTATATAAATCTTGATAAACTTGATTGTTCTTATTGCACAAGTCTTACAAAGATCCCAGACACTTTTATAAACCTTAGATTATTTACTTCCTATTATTCTAGTAATCTTAAAAAATTACCAGACACACTTATTAACCTTACCTTACTTTCTTGTACAAATATTACTGAAATACCCAACACTTTTATAAATCTTATAGCACTTTATTGTACAAAATGTGTTGATCTATTATATTTACCTAATACTCTTATTAATCTTACTGCTCTTAATTGTTCAGGTTGTACAGATCTTGTGAATATACCTATTTCTTTTACTAATCTGACAGAACTTGATTGTTTCGGTTGTACAAGTTTAATAAAAATTTCTGATACTTTTATTAAACTCAATGCACTTATTTGTTCAGGCTGTACAAATCTTATAGACATATCTTTTAAGATTACTAATATAGAATCTCACGGGTGTAGGTGGTTAAATCATCGTAATAATGAAAAATATAGTTCTAATTTAAAAAAAATAAAAGTGTTACAGAATTGGGTTAAAAAAAATTTAAGGTTCTGGATTTTTAAAAGATGTTTGAAAAATAAACAATGTATGGAATGGATTTATAATCCTAATGTTATAGGAGGTAAAGCAAGTAAAAGAAATATATTTCATGTTATTAAAATAACTAAAAAATTATAAATTAGTTTTAGCCAGTAGGCAAGCGAAGCAGAAATAATAAAATAAAACAATTTGTAAACTTAAAAATTTATTTTAGAAACTAATAATAAAAAATAATTGATTTTATAATTTATTAACTTATTAACTTTAACAAAATGTCAACAAAAATCAAAGATATAGAAAAGATGCAATATGTATATGATAATTTCAGTATAATGTAAATGGCAAAATTATAACTTGATTTCAAACAAGAAAATGTCGCTGATTTTATGGTTTAAAGAAAAATACCCTGACACGATTATAAAATATGCTATTAGACATGGTAATATAAAAGAAAAAAAATTAAAAGATATTAATTTCATTTTTAGACAAGATAAAATAGCATTAGATGCCTTTATACATTTAGAAGAATTTAATGAAGATACCACATTAAGATTATTTGATATCAATAGCACAGATTTTGAAACCTTTAAAGATCATGTTGAATATCATAGTCTGTCAATCGGTAAAAGAAATAAAGGAAATATTAGAAATATTATTATTGATACAATATTATTAAAAATGCATCAAAAGATGATGCATGCAAATAAATATGAAGCCGGATGCGATATATGTGATTCAGGAGATATTGAATATAATCAAAAATTTGTAGATGAATTTATGCAAAATAATAAAAAATAAATTTTTAATATATTATTAAAAATTAACAGCAACTAAAAATTAACAGCAACTAAAAATTATTTATTTTACAAGCGCTTTTCAACCTCTTGCACAGCAGGAATAAAGTCTTTATTTTTATTATCTTCTGTATTTTTTGCTATCTTATCATAAAATTCTTTAGCATAAGGTGATGGTTTTATTTTTTCCCAATCTATACTGACTATACTTAACCCTTTTAATTCTGTTACTCTACTTAACGCAACATATGCTTGAGAATATCCAAACATATCAGATAAATCTACTTCAACTAAATCAAGTGTACAACCTTGTGATTTATGTATAGTTAATGCATAACTTACTTTTAGACTTATTTGTTTTATCGAGGCAACTATTATATCATCATCCATTAAATCCCATGAATTATAATCAACAATTTCCTCTTCCCCATTAAGAAATTTAACTTTTGGAATACCAGCAACAAATGAGGTAACCACTCCGCGAGAGCCATTCGCAAGCCCTCTTTCAAGATCTAGATTCTTTATTAACATTACCTGGGCACCAATACATAAAGAAAGTTTTTCAGCGGCAATACAATTTTTTTTAAAATTTTCAATGACTTTTATAGGTAAGGATTTAAAATATGATACAACCATGTCATATTCATAAAACTCTGCACCATCCTCTGCAAGTTTATCCAACTCCTGTTCATTAATTTCATCGACTGACCTATTAAGAGCAAATAATCTTGTAGGAAGAATTCCATAATCATTTAACAATGGAACACCAATTCTTGCTTCTAATATTTTTTTAGTTTGTGGAGAAATTACTCCATTTCTTACATCTAGTAAACAGTCTTGAAATACAGGATCTTGTTGTCTCATACTTTCTTCAAGTACGATATAGTATTCAATACATTTATGCCATGATTTAGCATGAAAACAAAAGTATCCATCAGTATTAATTGGCGGTAATTGTAAAAGATCTCCACAAAGTATTAAGGAAATACCGCCAAATGGTAGGTTTGGGTTCCTAATTGATCTTGCTATATAATCGAGCTTATCGAAGAGGTCGAATGGCAGCATAGATACTTCATCAATGATCAATGTATTTAGTTTCTTCCATCTTTCAAATGCTCTGTTATTCTTTTTCACATTACTTAATAAAGTTAATGCTGACCCTTGCCCTAAACCAATACCAAGATATGAATGCATTGTAGTACCTTTTATTAAAAGTGCTGAAGTACCTGTTGTCGATGTCACACCAATGACTCTTTCTTTACAATATATATTAAAAAATACTTTGATAAGATGTGACTTACCTGCACCTGCGACACCACTGAGAAATATATTTTTTCCTGTTGCCATTAGATCAAATGCCTCTTTTTGTTTTTTATTAAGTTGATTAATAAGTAGAGCCATTATAATATTTAATAAAATCTTTTATAATTTTATTAAAATCAATTATTAATTTTAGTTTTAGTTTTTATAAAATTTTCTTTAATTTTTTAATATCATTGATATCATATTGTGAAATAATTATCCATTATTTATTAAGTCTTTTTAATTTTCTTTAAATAATATTATAAAATAAAAAATTGATTTTTTATTTTATTTAAACAGATTTTTCAATAACCTAACAATGATAAACAATAATATTTTTACAAATTATAAATCTTTTTTCAAAAACAATTTACAAAATCATCAGGATCAGGATATTATACCAGAACATTATTCTGTTAAAAAACTTAATAAAATATTAAAACCTTCAGCTTTTCAAGAAGTCACAGATTCTTACCAAATACAACTCAAAAAAATATTAGAAAGTCATCATAAAACAATTGGTCTTGTTTCACATCAGATTGACTCTTTTAATTATTATATAAATCAGGGTATACAGAAGATAATTTCTGATGAACCCGATATAATTGTTTCGGTAAAAAAAGGGCAGAAATATACAGTAAAATTTGGACAGGTATACATTCCAAAACCCTCAATAATAAACGAAGATAGATCAGTTCATGACGTCTTTCCTTCTGAAGCTCGTGTTAAAAACCTGTTCTACGACTCTCCTATTTATGTAGATATTACAGAAATTTTAGAAAATGATGGGGAAGAAACCGAGGAAACTAGACATAAAAGGATTTTAATAGGTCGCACTCCCATTATGCTCAAGTCTTGTTTATGTCATTTATCAAAATGTACGCCAAGTGAATTAATACCTAAACAGGAGTGTGAAAGTGATCCTTCTGGTTATTTTATAATCAAGGGTAATGAAAGAGTTTTATGTTCTCAAGTACGTGGAACTTACGATCAAGTCATTGTTCTAAGAAACAAGGATTCTGAGAAATATAGATTTACTGCAGAGATTAGATCTATGTCTGCAGAAACTAAACACTCAGCTTTTGTAGTTGCTAATTTAGGTAGTGATGATAGAACAATGACATTCACTCTTCCACATGTCAAAAGTGATATTAATTGTGGCGTAATATTCAAAGCCATGGGTTTTAAAGAATTAGATATACTTTCCTTTATCGGCTTTCAAAATCCTTGTAAAAAAATTTCTAGATACCTTAAATTACTACTCAGAGATTCTTTTTTTGCTAATACAAAAGAGAAAGCATTATTTCATATTGGCACTTATGCAATTCATACCATAAAAGAATCTGAACGTAGAGATTATGCTTCGCAAATTCTTGATACGGATTTATTTCCTCATCTTGGTGTTACTGCGACTCTTATAGAAAAAGGTATTTTTTTAGGTTATATGATTAATAAACTTCTTTCTACAGCTGTTGGATTACGAATGCCTGATGATAGAGATCATTATATTAATAAAAGAATAGATACTGCAGGAAGTTTAATGTGTGAATTATTTGGTACATTATTCAAAAGATTTTCAAAAAATATTGAACTCCAACTAGAAAAGAAAAAACAAACAATGAACGTTCTTAACATTATTTCTAGACTTAATAGTATCACTCAAGGAATGAGAAGTGCTTGTTCAACAGGAAATTGGAGTGCTTCAAAAAGTGCTTATATGAAAATTGGTGTTAGTCAAGTAGCCAACAGAATGAATCAAATGTCTTTTATATCACATCTTAGACGTATTGTTTTACCTACTTCAAAGGAGTCAAAGATTACTAAAATGCGTCAATATCATCCATCTCAGCCCTTTTTTATATGTCCTTCAGAAACTCCAGAAGGAGTTACATCAGGGACAGTATTGAATTTAGCAATATCTGCTCAAATTACTCAAGCAGTACCAACATATATAGTTAGAGAATTGTTTAAGAATATTAAAAGTATAGTTTATATAAATGATGTTAAAAATATTAATTATTTCTCCACTAAAATTTTTATTAATGGACGTATAATAGGTTTTACGGAAGATCCATTAAACACTGTAAAAATTTTAAGAAATATTAGAAAAAGATATAAATATGATAAAAAAATTTCTATCTCTTATGAAAGCAATGATAATATTATATTTATTCTATCTGATGAAGGACGCTTAATAAGACCATTATTCACTGTTTCTGACAAAAAATTAAATTTATTAAAAACTACTTCAACAGACTGGGATTATCTCATAGAAAATAATTATGTACAATACTTTGATTGTTCAGAACTAAATGAAATGGTTATAGCAATGGATCCAAGAGAGATAGAAAAAATGAATAGCGACTTGTGCGAAATATCACCAACTTTAATTAATGGAATTATGGCAGCTACTATCCCATTTCCTGAACATAGTCAATGTATTTATTCTGAAGAGAATGTGTTAATGTTTGACGGAACTTATAAAAAAATTAAAGATGTCATTTTGGGTGACAAGGTTATTACATTTGACCCTGATACACAAGAGCAATCTTTTTCTAAAGTAACATACACGTATACAAATAGTACTGAGAAACCAATGTTTCAACTTAATACGGTAAGCGGTAGAAAAATAATTGCAACATTTGATCATAAATTTATGACAAGTGAAGGTTGGGAAAGAGTAGAAAATTTGAATATAGAAACATCACTGATAGGTATTTCATTAGAACCAAAACCGGTTTCAACACAATGTACATTTTTTAAAGTGGCGGATTATCTTCATTCAAATTCACCAGATTTGTTTATACTTGCGAGAGTATTTGGATATAGTCTTTTTAATATAAGAGTATATTATATGAATGATGAACATGCTAATACCAACGTATACAACTTATGTGTATATTTTTCAACAATGTATGATGCTGAAATATTTAAATATGATCTGGAACAAATTGGGTATAATTTAGATAAAGTACAAATTGTACGATTTGATAAAAACGAAGAAACAATTTATATAGTGTATTTATCAAAGGAGTTGTTTAATTTATTAAAGTTACTAGGGATTAAAGATTATGAAAAAAGTGTTGAAAAGCATAAAATAAAACAAAACAATTCTGAATCAATCCACATTGAAACCAATGAAGAAGAAAATAAGGAATCTAATAATAATAATAATAATGTTATTAACAGTGAAGAAGAGTACCATGTAATAGGAAATTGGATTTTTGAGGGATCTGATATGGTAAAAAGAGAGTTTTTGGCTGGGTTTCTGGGAAATACAACATTAATTCTTGATAATGTGTTTGAAAAAAAGATAAAACTAAAGTATATAAATTCTTTTAAAAAGTTATTAGCAGGTATAAAAAAAATATTAAACCATTTTAATTTAGAATTATATAATGTTACTTATATTAAACCTGAATCAGAATCTGATAAGTTATATTGTACTTTTTCAATATCTGATGGCACTGAAGAAAAATTAACTTATATCACTGATTTTATTGGATATCGTTATAATTATAAAAAAGCTGCTTATCAGGGTGCAAAAGTAGAATATTTTAGGTATCTAAAAAGCTTCAAAGAATATGTTGTTATTAACAAAAAACCGATATCTTATACCGAATGGTTGGTTTTAGTAAGAACAGCATGTACAAATATATTCATCCCGTTAGAATCAATAACACAAGTAGAAAATATGATGATATCTGATATAACAATTGAATCAACTAATCAAAGTTTTATATGTGGTGAAAGTTTTCTAGTCCACAATTCTCCCAGAAATGGATATTATTCTAGTATGGGTAAACAGGCAATAGGTTTTCCATGTTTCTCGCATTTGTCTAGAACTGATACGATATTATATTCGATGAATTATGTTCAAAAAAGAATAGTGACAACAGAATATAATAATATATTGGGTTTTAATGAACTCTCTTCTATAATAAATGCAGTGGTTGCTATTATGTGTTATACTGGATATAATCAAGAAGATTCTATTTTAATAAATAAAGCTGCTATTGATAGAGGGATGTTTGTACTTTCAGCATATAGAACAATAACATATGAAGAAAAGAAACGTAATTCTACTGAAAAGATAGAAATATCGCCTATAAAATTGAGAAGACAGGATGCAAATTACAGATTCATTGATAAGGAAGGTATTGTAAAAAAGGGATCTAATGTTGTTGCGGGGGATGTACTAGTAGCATTAACAACCACTAAAACAGATAAAGAAGGGAAGGAAACAAAAACTGATTGTTCGATGGTTGTAAAAACTGGAGAGGAGGGATATGTAGATAGAATTATATCGTTTATAAATCCAGGGGGGTTCAGAGTTATAAGAATAACTATGAGAAATACAAGAATTCCAAAAGTGGGTGATAAATTCTGTAGTACAGTTGGTCAAAAAGGGACGTGTGGAATGATATTTGCACCAGAAGACATGCCTTTTACAATGAAAGATGGAATAATTCCGGATATTATTATAAATCCGCATTGTATAGTGTCAAGAATGACAATAAATCAACTTATCGATATGTTGTTAGGAAAAGCATGTTGTCTAGAAGGATGTTATGGAGATAGCACACCTTTTCGTGATAATTCTGATAGGATTCCGGAGATTGTGGGAGATGTGCTTGTGAAAAATCACTATGAAAGAAGGGGTAATGAGATTATGATTAATGGGATGTCAGGAGAAATAATAGATGCTGAAATCTTTATAGGAGTGTGTCCTTATCAAAGACTTAAACATATGGTTGATGATAAGATACATGCTCGAGCAACAGGACCGAGAACTGGATTGATTAGACAACCAGTGGACGGTCGTGCCCGCGGGGGCGGTCTTCGCTACGGGGAAATGGAACGCGATGCAAGCATAGTTTCAGGTATGTCAAGTTTTTTAAATGAAAGATTGTTTAAAATGTCGGATTTGTTTAGAATTAATGTGTGTAACAAGTGTGGTATATTTTGCATACCAGGACAATGTTTAGTGTGTAAAAGTACAGATGTTAGTTTGGTTAATATACCTTATGCAACAAAATTATTAATAATGGAATTAAATTCTATGAGTATTAAAACAAAAATGATTGTTAGTAAATAATTTATTAAACAATACAAAATGTAAAGTATGTAATAAACCTAATTTTAACATTAAAAATATCAATAGGATGGTATTACAATATGTAAAGAAATAATGTTATTACAATAACTTGTATTATAAAAACATGTTTTTATAATAAGAAATAAAGAGGATAAAATATTTAAAATAATCATATTTGATTGAAAATTATGGAATAACATTCATATTATTATTTGAATTGTTACAAAATGCAACAATATGACTGATGTCTTTTGGATTATGTTTATTAACATATTCTCTATCTTCAAAAAAATTTATATTATTATGTAATAATATTGCTAAAGTTATATTTTCCTTTTGATCTTTGAATAAAGAAAGAGTATTGTTGTTTCTATAAATTAAAATTAAAGTATTAGCCATACTTAATAAATTATTTAACATAGTAGAAGTAAGTTTTCTATTATTATAAATAGCAAAATATGTGTTTATAGCAACATTGAGATTTTCTTGTCTATTTAATAATTTTTCTACAGCTCGAAAAAGGGATCTATTTTTATCTTTAACGGTAGATTGAACTTTTGCGTGTTCTTTTTGTTCAGAATCTAATTGTTTTTTAATGGTTGACATGTTTTTGAAATATTTATAAAACTAAAAATAAAATCAATTTTTATTATTTATTATTTATTATTTTTTTAAACTAAAATAAAAATTGATTTTATTTTTTATTATATATTTATTTTCAAATTATAAAATGGCAAATATCTCTAAAAATGATAAAAAAGCAAGAAGTGGCGATTATTCAAAAGCCAAAATATATGCTATCCGTAGTAATAATACTGACTTGACTTATGTTGGGAGCACCTTAAGATCTCTTAATGAACGTTTAAAAGAACACAGATTAGATTCTTTAAAGGAAGAAAGATATTGTTCTTCAAAAGAAATTATAGATTTAGGCGAATATGAAATAATTTTATTGGAAAATTTTCCTTGTGAAAATGAAAATCAGCTTTTAGAAAGAGAAAGATTTTGGATTGAAGAACAAGATTTTCCAGTTAATAAAGTTATACCAACAAGAACTCGTAAAGAATATGAACAAGATACTAAAGAACAAAGAAAAGAATATCTTTTTAAAAATAAAGAAAAAATCAAAGCATATCAAAAAGAATATGACAAAACAAGAGGTCCAGAACATAAACAATACTATGCAGATCATAGGGAAGAAAGACTTGCATATTTTAAAAAACATCATTCAACAGATGAATATAAAAGAAGTAAAAAGGCATACGATGATCAACGTTATCAAGATAATAAGGAAGTTTTACTTGGTAATCGTCAGTTAAGAGTAGAAGGTAGAACTGATAAACAAAAAAAGACAGCTAATGAAGCTGACTTAAAAAGTGATAGAGGAGAAGCTTTATTAAGATGCGCAAAACGATTGATATCCACATATTTAGATTCTTTTAATGTTAATGTTTTAAAAGGTGTTAAATTATCTCAAAAGACTTATGATGTTTTTTTAAATGAAACAATCGCTAATGAAGATTTAATCTTTATAATTGGTAAAAATACCAAAACACAATGGTTATTTAATGATAGAAAAGAAACTTTAGCAATCTTATATAATGGCGAAGCAACATTTTTTAAAGATTTAGGACTGAATGAAAGTGGTGAACATATTGCTCGTCAAAATATTATAAACTTTTTTAATAGATTAAAAGGGGATGAAGATGATGATGATGAGGATGAGGATGTTGAAAACAAAGAGGTAAATCTTATATTCGAAGAAAATTAAATTGTTAAAAATTATTATTTTTAACAATAAATTTTATTATTTAGTTTGTTTTATTAATTAAAAAAAATTGATTTAATTTTTAATTTAATTATTAACAACATAAACAAAATGACTACTATAGTTGACATATCATCTTATAACCCAGAAGAAAAATACTCAGACTTAAATAAATATATTGACCAAAATAAAGAAAAGATTAAGAAATACAATGATCAAAATCATCAAATTAAAACAGAAAATAAAACTTATAAGGAAATAATTATCGAAAAGGAAAGAATTGACAAAGAAAAAATGTTGTTAAGATGTATACGAAGATTAATTCCATCATATGACAATTTTAAATTTAATGTTTTAAGAGGTATTGATTTATTAACCCAAAATATCTTTGATAAAATGTTAAACGAAACAAATATTAACACTGATTTAATTGTTGTAATAGGTAAAAACAAAAAAACTCAATTGTTGTTCAATAACAGAAACGACACGTTAGCATTATTATATAATAGAAAAGTAAAATTTTTTAAAGATTTAGGTTTGGCTGCTAATGGATTTCCTATTGTTAGAAAAAATATTATAAATTTTCTAAATAATCTAAGAGATGGTAGAAACTGTGAAGATAGTGATATCATATATGAAGCAAATGATGAAATTCAAAAAGATAACAATAAAACATTTAAACAAAAGAACGATAAGGATGTTAATCATATTTTGAATAATGATGTATCAATTTTACAAGGTAAAATGTTTAAAGAAGTTGATATACAAAAAAATATCAATAGTTACAACAATGATATAAAAAATAATACAGTTGATGATGAAATCAAAGATGAGAAAAACAATTAATAAGTTGAAAAAATTAGATTGGTTATATTGTTAAAAATTATTATTTTTAACAATAAATTTATTATCATTTTTTATTATTTAGTTTTTTATTTTCTAATTTTATAACTATTAAAAAATAATTGATTTAATTATTAATTAATTTCTTATTATTACCAACACATAATAAAATGTCTTCTAAAAAAATCAATAACGTTGATAAAAAAACAACTAAGACCTCTACCGTGACGACTACGACTTCGTCATCTATCCCTAAGGTTACTATCAAAACAAATTACGTAGATTTTAGTGAAAGTGATTTTACAGATGAAAGTGAAAGCGATAGTGACGTAGTTATTACTACTTATATTAATGAAGAAAATGATAGTGAAGAAGCAGAAAGTGATTTTACAGATGAAAGTGATAGTGACAGTGACAGTGATAGCGATAGTGACGTAGTTATTACTACTTATATTAATGAAGAAAATGATAGTGAAGAAGCAGAAAATAAACAACCATTAAAAATTAAAAAATCTATCCCGCTAGTGTCTACAAAATCAAAACCCACCCCTTCTGTTGCAACACCTGTTAAATCTACATCAACAGTTTCTGCTTCCCCAACTCCATCTTCTGTACCAACACCTTCTGTAACAGCATCATCCACTAAAAAGGAAAAAGCAACTTGTCAAATTTGTTGCGAAAATATAAATAACACGACAAGATGCACCGTCGACTGTCCTAATTGTAGCTACTCTTGTTGTCTATCTTGCTTCAAAACCTACTTAATGGGTTCTCCAAATGCTCCTTCTTGCATGAATTGTAAAAAAGAGATATCAACCGAATTTCTCCTCGATATTTCTTCTAAGGCATGGTACAATAAAACCTATATGGATAGTAGAATGGATATACTTCTTCAACAAGAGAAAAGTCTTCTTCCAGAAAGCCAGCCACATGCTGAGTATATCCTTAAAAAAGGACAAACAGAAAAAGCAGTTGCAGAGATAACTTTTGAAATAAATACCAAGGTTAAAGAACTTTACGACGAGATTCATAAACTTAGACAAAACTTAACGGATATGCACAACAGGCTACACAGTAAAGATCATAAAAAAGAAAGAAAACTTGTTAAAGCCTGCTCTTATAAAGATTGTAAAGGATTTCTGAATGATAAATGGATTTGCGGAATATGCGACAATCTAACATGCAGACACTGCTACGAAATCATTGAAAAAGTAGTTGATGAACCTGAAGAAAAAAAAAGAACTTGTACTAAAAAAGAATCTAAAAAAGAAAGTAATAAATATGATAGTGATGACGACATTAAAGAATTAGAAGAAAAGATGAGCAATCTTAACAACAATGATTCAGATGAAGAATCTGAAGAAGAAAGCAAGTCTCCAAGTAAAGTAAAAAAAAAGTCATCAAAACTTAAAAAAACTAAATACAAAAGGAAAGAGCATGGTTGTAAAGAAGATAACTTGAAAACTGTAGAATTATTAAAGAAAAGTACTAAACAATGTCCTAATGCTAGCTGTGGTATACTTATTTCAAAAATTGATGGGTGTGACTATATGTGGTGTGTAGAATGTCATACATCCTTTTCTTGGAACACTGGTGAAATCATTAAAGGAAAGAATAACCACAACCCACATTATTACGCATGGCAACGTTCACAAAATAATGGAGTGGCTCCAAGAGTTGATGAGCAAGCAGTAGTACATGGACCAGCAATAGATGAGCAAGGTAATTGTCGAAATCTTCCGCCATTGGATCAAGTTTTAAGAGAAAAACTTGATGAGCATGGTTGGGAATTTGATGAAGATTGTCATAGATTATATTATCATATAAGAGATTTACGGCAGTTTAATTATACTTCTACAATTGATACGAATAGAGATTTAAGGGTACAGTATATTTTGGGTAGAATAACTGAAAATGCATGGAAAGCAACTTTAAAAAAAAGATCACGGGTTCTTCAAAAAAACAAAGCAATTTCTCAAATCCTAGAAGCATTTTTATTGGCGTTGAATGAGATATGGAACGCTTTTTCTACAACAGAAAAGTTTAATCTTAGAAGAAAGTGTGAACAATTGAGAAACTATACAAATACCTGTTTAGAAAGTGCATGCACATCATTGATGCTATCATCAATATCAATAAATGATGAGTGGTACTTAGTTAATGGCAGAGGTGGTAGATGGAGATGGTAGAAAATGAATATTTTGTGATAGTAAATTTTTTTAATAAAATAAAATATATTTTATTAAAAAATTATTTAATGTGTTGATGATGTGATAATGTTATTTTATGAATCTTTAGCAAATCTTTTCTTTTGTACCTATGATAATTTTATTTTTTGAATTCTGTTCAACCAGTATAAATCTAAGTCATCATCCAATTGTTCTTTTGTAGTTTCAGGATATGGTAATGAATCTCCATTAAGACTTAGATAATGTTCCATTTGGTAATATTCATTATCGTTATCTTGGAAAATGTCATATTGTTCGAGATAATAATCAATGTCTCTGTTAGCGATAGAAAGTGTTGGAATGGTTGTTATAATTTTAGAATCTTCAGTAACATTATAATCGGTTAAAACGTCTATAATTTTTGATATTTTCTTTTTAGGACTTGTGTAGGATAGCATCAAAATTTCTGCTATTTTTTTTATTTTATTTTGATAAGTACATTTGTGTACTTTTTTTGAAGAAAGACCTTGATTAATTTGCGACATGTTTAAAAAGATATTTATAAAAAATAAATAAATCAATTTTATTACAACTTATCTATAACTATTCAATGTAAATTCTACTTGATTTACTTGATATTTACCAGTATTTATATCAACTCCAGATCTACATGGCATTTGTGTTGAACATGGTACCTGAAAGCATAATCTAGGTTTTAGCACTTCAGGACAAGTTGTTGGTTTATAACATTTATCATTTCTAGGCCTCCACCCAGCAACACGTTCAGCAACAATTGGTCTATCGGATTCTGCAACTCCTCTAAACCATCTTGTATAAGGAAAATGATCGTAGTCGGTAATAAGTTCAGGAATTTCTTCATTAAAGGATGTTTTGGTGATTTGTTTTTTAATATTTGTCATATTAGCAGTATTGATGTCATCAGGTGAAGAGTTTGATAAGGATTCCATGGTTATGTAAGAAGGGTAAGGGGGATATTCAGAATATGCTTTGTTAGAAAATTGATATGAATAATATTGGTCAAGGTTTGATTTATACATGTTTATTATTATTTTATTATAAGTTGTTAAAATAATTGAATAATATTTAAAATTGTTTATAAGTTTTAAAATGTCTAAAAAATATTTATTGTATCCCGAACATATTGAAGAAATCTATAACTATTGCCAAACACATACTTTAGAAGAGAGTAAAAAACATATATTACCTGATGTATCTAAATATGAAGGACATGTGTTGGTAATATGTTCATATAAACCTTATTATGGAACAGAGATGAGAGAAGGAACTTTATTAAAAGTTGATATGTGGAATAATATATTATCTGCTTGGAATAGTAAACCAAGAGGTGAATTATATCTTGGTAGTATAGCTGGTAAACATAGTGAAGAATATGTAGAACTAGAAAAATTTATTGATGAAGAGATAACCAATCCATATGACATTTATAAAGAAGTTGAGATAAATAATCTTGACTTTGGTGCACTTGATTCTAGGATGCTTGATAAAATGGATGGTGATTGGATGAAAATTTGTGTAGAATGTGGTTGTGGAACAGATATTGGTGAGATTTACAGAACATGTTTAACATGTGATAATAGTGTATGCGATTCTTGTTATACTTCTAAATATGAATGCGGTGAATGTAAAATCTGTGAAGAATGTTCTAAACAAGGTAGAGAATGTGAATGTTAAAGCGTTTGTCGCAAACGATTATAAATAAAAATTGATTGACATTATTAAAGTTAAGATTTTAATATTAACTTTAATAATGTCAATCAATAAAAACTATATTTTTAATCCACAACACATTGAAGAAATCTATAACTATTGTAAAACACATACTTTAGAAGAAAGTAAAAAACAATTTTTACCTGATGTTTCTGAATACGAAGGATATGTGTTGGTAATTTGTTCATATTCATCTCGTTATTCTAAATTTTTTAGACAAGGAAGTTTGATAAAAGATTATGTATGGACACGTTTAAATAAAGCATGGGATAGTAAAGAAAGATTATGTCTTGGTGAAATAGCTGGTAAGCATAGCGAAGTATTTGTTTCTTTAGAAGAGTTTATGGAAACTGAATTAGATGATCCTTATGATATTTTTCAAGAAATAAAGATAAATGAAATAAAGACTGGTGATCTTGAATCAATGATGCTTGATAAAATAAATGATAGTTGGGTAAAAGACTGTATGGTTTGTGAAGACACCATGGATGATATTTATGGAAAATATAGAAGTTGTTCAGAATGTGGTAATGTATTGTGTGAAAAATGTCTTCCTTTAAAGGAAAATGAATATGACGACGATTATATATGTACAAAATGTGTTGAAAACTAAAGGTAGATCAAGCAGTGATGTAGAAACCTAAATAAAGAGATATAATAAAACTAAACTAATAAAAAAAATTGATTAATATTTAATTTATTAAAAATAATATTAAATTAAAATGTCGCAAACAACTTATAAAATTAATTTAGTAGGATGTGGAAATAATGGTAAAACAAGTTTTTTAGAAAAATTTGATGGACTTCGTAAACCTACCAATGGTGATGGTGAATTAAAAACCATTTCTTTCGAAACGACAAATAATGATAAAATTATATTTGATGTATTTACTGATAATAGTTTTGATAAAACTAGTAAGTTTGATGGTATCATATTAATGTTTAATTTGAATGATAAAAAATCATTTGAAGGTGCTGTAAAAATATATAATGATGTTAAAATAAACAAGGATAACAAAGTGATTTTATGTGGTAATAAAGCAGATTTGGATAAGATTATTTCAACCAAAGAGATTAATGAAGTATGTGAAGTACCAACAATATATGTTGAAATGTCTGTGAAAACAGGTAAAAATATTGAAATGCCTTTTTTACATTTAGCAAGAATGTTAGAAAATAATGATGAATTTTATTTCTTTTGAATTTTATTTCTTTTGAATAATATTATGAATAAAAAATTGATTTAATAATAATATTTTGATAGAAAATTAAAATGACAACAAAATCATTTAATTTTCTATCAAAATTTGTGGTAGACTATATATTTCCTGCTATACCAAAAATATATGGTGGCTTTACAAAGGATAAACAAACTATCATAGGTGACATATCAAGCGAATTATATGAATCGTTAGATAAGTATTACAATACTACAAAAGGAAAAATAGAATTTGAAATTGCTTTAGAAGGAGAATTAGATGGCAATAGACCTTATAATATAGAATATCATGATAACTGTAAAAAATTTCATGCATGTGCTGGAGAATCTGAATATATATTAAATAAAATATTATCAAAATATCTGATAATTTATGAAAATAGAAATAATGATTATGAAGACCAATATGATGATCTTAATAAAGTTGATGGCGTTCAAACAGTTGAAGAAAAATTGGTTCTAGCCTTTTTATCGGATTGTTATGAAAATAATGGTAATAAAACTTGCTTTGAAAACATGGCATGTGGAAAACTAGCAAAAGATTTTTTAGTAAGATTTGATGAAGAATATAAAACAAAACAAAATAATATTAATTGAATAAAACAAAAATAAAATTGAATAAAAAAGAAATTATTTCTTTTTTTATTAAAATGTGTATATATTGCGAAAATAGTTTGAATGTTAGCGAGGGCGAGGATATTAACAATTTTGATTGTTCATTTTGTACAACTATTACAGAAATACCAATTAATCTTGCCCTTCGGGCTAATCTTATAACACTTAATTGTTCATATTGTATAGGTCTTACAAAAATACCTAATATCTTTACTAAACTGAAAGAATTAGATTGTAGAAATTGTAATATTGTTTCTATTCCTGATACTTTTATTAACCTTATAACACTTAATTGTTCATATTGTATAGGTCTTACAAAAATACCTAATACCTTTACTAAACTGAAAGAATTAGATTGTAGAAATTGTAATATTGTTTCTATTCCTGATACTTTTATTAACCTTATAACACTTAATTGTTCATTTTGTATAGGTCTTACAAAAATACCTAATACTCTTACCAAACTGAAAAAATTAGATTGTATAAATTGTAATATTGTTTCTATTCCTGATACTTTTATTAACCTTATAACACTTAATTGTTCATTTTGTATAGGTCTTATAAATTTACCAAACACATTTATTAGCCCGAAGGGCACGCGTAGCAATCTTAAAGAACTTAGATGCATATTTTGTACCAACCTTATAAAAATACCTGAAGAATTAAATAATCTTGTTACTATTGATTGTTCTTATTGTGAAGGATTGACAAAAATAGGTAATTTTGCTAAACTCCAGGATCTTAGGTGTGATTATTGTTATAATATCGTGGAATTATCCAGTAAGATGAAAAATATTACATATCTTAATTGCATAGGATGTTATGGATTAACAGAAGTATCTGATATTTTTAAAAATTGTTATCTTAATTTTATTTATCTTGATTTCACAGATTGTAGAAACTTAATAAAAATACCTAATAAATTTTATACGTATCCAGATAGTTTTTTACATAATCTTAGTAACATATTATATTCACCATTTATTACAGGTTATAGGTTAGGAATAAGTGGATGTGGGTGGTTGAATCATCCCCATAACGGTCGATATTTTTTTAATATACAAAAATTAAAGGTGTTGCAGAGATGGTTTAGGAAAAACATACGTTACTGGATTTTTAAAAGATGGATAAAAAGTGAAGAAGGTGTAAAGTGGTTATACGATCCTTGTAGATTAGGTGGTAGGATAGTTAAGAATAATATACTGATCATGCTAAACAAAAGTTAATTCGGCATAATATAAAAAAGTATATAGATAATATTAATTGAATATTATTAAAAATCTAATAATGTGTTTTATATGTTCTGATAATTTTATAATAGGTAAAAATGATAGATATAAGATTCATACAAGTTTTTGTACAAATATAACAACAATACCATTCTTTAATTATTTTATAGAGGGGGAGGGTAAATGTTGTGAAAAAATAACACATATGATATGTGGATTTAATAAAAAATTATTAACAATTTCAGAAAAATACACAGATTTAATAACACTAAATTGTTACATGTGCAATTCTCTTTTAGAAATACCAGACACATTATAAACTTAAAATATCTTAATGTATCTGGTTGTAAGAATCTTATTAGTATTCCTGATACTTTAATAAATCTTGTGGATCTTGATTGTTCGCATTGCGAAAAACTAGAGACATTACCAAAGACATTCGTTAAATTAACAATGCTTGATTGTAGCATTACTCATCTAGCAAATTTACCATCAGACTATGTGAATTTAACAACACTTAAATGCATGAGTTGTATAAACTTAACAAAAATACCAGAAACATATACAAAACTATGTAAACTTTATTGTGAACAATCAAGCATCATTAATATACCTTCTCAGCTTGATGATTTATCGCATATTTATTGTAGCGATTGTTTATTTGAAGAAATATATATAGCAAGAAATAATGTGCAACTTTATTGTCATAGATGTGTAAATTTAAAAAAGATTATATGTGATCCTTTTGTGACATTTATTGATACGATCGCATGTAGAAATTGTCCACTTCTTTTAGAAGTTCCAATGATTTTTAAATATATTGATAGTTTTAAGTCAAATTGGATTGAATACAGTTGTGAAAAATATACTAATGATTTGTATTTTGTTGATTATGTAAAAAACTATCAAAATAATATACAAAAATTAAAGGTGTTGCAAAGATGGGTTAGAAGAAACATAAAATTCTGGATTTTTAAAAGATGGATAAAAAGTGAAGAAGGTGTAAAGTGGTTATACGATCCTTGTAGATTAGGTGGTAGAATAAGTAAGCATAACATTGAGCAAAATTTAATAAAAAGATAAAGATAAAAATAATAATTGATTTTTATAAAAATATTTATAAAAATTAATAAACCAATAATGACTGTTGAATATATTTTACAAGTATATGGATTTGAGATGACTAAAAAAGATTTTTATAGGTGGATTTTAGAGCATCCTAAAGATAATTTATATTCTTCGTTAAAAATAACTTAGAAGAATGTAATGATACCATTGAAAAATTTTCCGATAGATTAAAAGCGGTTGAGATTAATGGCGGTGAAACAAAAGAATTAGAAGATATAATGGATCTTATTGCATCATTGGATGAAAAATATATTAAGGATGCGTCTAATACATATGATAACAATGATACTGTAATAAGATTGTTAGAATTTACGCATGATTTGGATGATCCATTCTATGGAATAGATACAGATAATATTGTTATAGGAATTGTTTTATCTAAAATAATTCTTAAAGGATTTTTAGCTAAAGAAGAAGCTATACATCCTTATAGTGAATTACCTTTCTTTTTTTCTAAAGAAGATTTAGTAAGAAAGGCAGAAAACATAAGAAAATATCCATTGTATGATAAGCAAGAATTACGTACTTATTTAATCCAAGATCACTGTTCGTGTTGTACATAAAATTGAATAATTATAAAATGATTAAAAGAAAATGAATTGTCACAATATAATGCAAAAACATGTGATTTAGAAAAATTTAAAAAATATATCTTAAAAAAAATTAGAAATTAATGCAGAACTATTTGATTTATATAAAGAAAAAAAATTTAGACAATATAAATTATATGGTTACATTAATAGAAAAAGATCAGAAGATAAGTTATTAAATTCTATAGAAGAAAAATATAGTGAATATGTTAATGGTATAAAAATAAAACCTATTATAATAATAGGTGATTGGAGTATAGGTAAACAAATGAGAGGTTTTATATCAACTCCAAATATAACATTGAAAAGAAAATTAAAAGAGCGTTTTAAGGTGTATAATATAGATGAGTTTAGAACATCGTGTTTATTTACATCACGAAATGGAAGAAAAATGTGAAAATTTACATTTATCAGATAAAAATGGAGATTATCGAAAGCAGCATTCAATCCTAACATGTCAAATGAAAAATCAACGGCTTGGATGTATAAATCGAGATGGTAAAAAATATGAAAAAACTTTTTGATTATTATATGAAAACAGGAAAAAGACTGTTAAAATATGATAGACGTTATGATCTTGAAACAAAAAAACTAAAAACAGGACGTCTTAAGAAAGATAGTAAAACTGTCGATTCTATTATAAAGAAAGTTGTAACCACAGCTGAGTGAAAGTCTGTTGTCAAATACAATAATGCCTGATACTGGTTAGAGTGCATACAGTAAAAAAAGCAACATTAAAATTAAGTGTACTACTTTTTTTTGTGGTTTAATGTAATGGAATGCTTTTATTATTACATAATAAAAATGAAGAAGCGTTAAGCTTATTTCCTAATCCAGAAAAAACAATTATTATGATACAAAATAAAGTTAAAGAAGTCGATAAACAAATTCTATCATGTAAAGAAAGGTTATATGAAGAATAAAAATTTAACTATACTACTTTGACACATACAAGAAAAAATTGATTTTTTATTTAAGAATATTAATAAATAAAAAATGAAAGAAATATTATGGACCTGGAAAGGTAAAATTATTAATGATGATTTTGAATCTTTGTTAAAACTATCAAATGATAAAAACGTATATGGCTATCTTTTGTATGATCGTTATGAAGAATATTATGCTCCTGGAAATTATGCGGTTGACCCATATATGCAACAAGGAGGTTCTGTATTCTTTTTTAAAGATGTAAAGGATCTTATATCTAAGAGAACAGAAAAAATAAAAGCCTTGTTAGATTTATATGAACAAAAATTACTTTCTTCTGTAACAACATTACAAATTGTAATAAGAGTTTTATGCGATAAGGATGAATTTTCATTATCGGAAGAAGTAATTTAATTATTTTTTTGAATATATTTAAAAATACTAATTATTTCTTCAGATAATGAAAATAATTTATAACAATATAGAAAATGACATACAAATCACAGAAGACTTTTTAGAAGAATCTTATAATATATATACATTCAAATGCCAGAATAAAGATTTATGGAAATACATTGCACAAGAATGCGATATAAAACTTGAACAAATAAAGATATCAAAACAACCAATTGATGAAGATTTAAGAGATGATTATTTTAATGAAGTAACTAACATAACCTATTTTTTTAAAATTGTTTTTGTAGTAATAATAAATGGAAGAGTTATAACTACTAATAAACATATTCAGATAAGATTTTATGATAGCACTTATGAATATAAAGAAACTTTAGAAAAAATAGATTAAAATATTAAAAATTATTTAAAAGACATTAAATAATTTTTAAATAATATGTTTACTGATATCTTTGATAAAAAAATATATACATCTTATACATGTGAAAACGATAAGAGTGATTTATTTTTAAAAAAATTACGTACTTATGCGCGTAAAAAGAATATAAATATAGATAACTCTGAATTTGTTAATAATAGTTTTAATAATAAAAATCCATTATTGGACATTATTTCACCAATAGAAAATATAGATTTATTTGGTGATAGTGAAGTAATTGTAAAACCTATATTACTAACTGTATCAAATAAAAATAATTTTTTTAATAAACGATATGCTTTTATAAAAAACAAATATGATGTGAATATGATAAATTGCGTAACACAATATTATAATGTTTTATTTTATAATGCAGAAAAACAAGTAAATATTACGCATCTAATTACTAAAGAAGAATTAACAGAATATAAAAAAGAGATGCAACAATTACTTAATGAAAGTGTTGATAAATATATTGAAATAAGGATAATAAATAAAATGAAGGTTCCTCTGTTTAATGATAATTTCCAAAAAAACGTTAATAAGATTATTGAAATACAATCAATACTTAGTGATTATTATTTAATCTAGTTTTATTGAATAAATTTATTATTAAGTTATTAATAATAAAAATAACAAGTATGAATATAGATTGGAAAAATATAAAACAAGTACAAGATATGATTTTTAAAAGTGGTTATAATATATATTTGGATCTAGACACTACAACGTATAATATATTAAATGTTTATGTAATGGAAAAAGATTATATAAATTTTCTGATATATGTTAATAATAATGATATATTCAAGCATGTAAATCTAAACACACATAGTGTTAAAGAAAACTTGAGTAAAAATATAGATATTGTCAATGGGATTGTGATAGGTACTTCTAGAGCTGATGTGTATTTAGGACCAATGATTGAGAAAAAAGTTAAGAGAAGTTTTTGGAAAAAGATGTGGTTATGTGTGAATTATAATTAATTATACACAATTTATGTTTAGTTGTACTATGCTTCGTTGTGTTGTTTATCAAACATTTATAATTTTATTAATTAATATTTTAAATAAAAACTTAAATAAAATTGATTTTTTATAATATACAAATTATAAAAAAACTATTATGGAACAACCAGAAAAACGAATAATATCAACTATTAAAACTAAACAATTTTATGTTTATTCTTGGTTCACTGAGCACTCTGAGGATGATCCTCTTCAAATCAGAATATATGGTGTTGATAAAGACAATAAAACTATATGCGCAAAAGTCAGTAACTTTACACCATATGTTTATATAGAATTACCTGAAAGTATTACCTGGAATGATTCTAACGCACAACTAATTGGTGATAAGATTGATTATCTTCTTAAACATAGAAAACCTATTCAAAAAATTTTATATCACAAGTATAAAATGTACTATGCCTTGTTTGAAAAACAAACAAGAATAAAATACCCATTTTTATTTTGTTCATTCTCTAACGTTGCTGATCTTAAAGAATTATGTAAGATTTTAAGATATCCTTTAACAATTCTAGGATTAGGTAAAATCACATTAAAAATACATGAACAAGATGCAGAACCTGTTTTACAATTAACATGCTGTGCTAATATCCCAACAGCTGGTTGGATAGAGCTTAAAGGTATTGAAGAAAATATTGATGATATGGAAACTATCGCAGACAAAGAGTATAAAGTTAAATGGAAAAACCTTAAACATCTCAAAGATGAAAATTCAATAGGGAAACCATTGATAATGGGTTTTGATATAGAAGTATATTCTTCTAACCCCAAAGTTTTCCCAAAAGCTGATAAACCTGGTGATAAAGTCTTTTGTATAACAGCATGCTTACAGATAGAAAATGATGCAAAAAAAGATAATTATCTTTTGTGTTTAGGAGATCCAGATCAAAAAATTGTTGGAGAAGATGTGACCATAATTAGATTTGAAACGGAAACAGCTTTGCTTATTGGTTTTAAAGATCTTATTAAAAAATTAAAACCTAATATTATTGTGGGATATAATATTTTTATGTTTGATATACCATATCTTTTAGAAAGAGCTAAGCAGAATTTTTGTATTGATGAATTTGATAAAATTGGCTTTCATAAGTATAATAGTTCTTCGATAAAAAAGATTAAATGGTCATCAAAAGCTTACAAAAATCAAGAATTTGATTGTCTAGAGGCTGAAGGGATTTTATTTATGGATTTAATGCCTTTGATAAGAAGAGATTACACAACTCTTAGATCATATACATTAAAATATGTATCAACATACTTTCTAGGTAATACAAAAGAAGATCTATCAGTGTCTGGAATTTTCAAATGTTATCGACTAGGGATGAAAGGAGGACTTCGAGGGCAGAAAGCAATGGGTATTGTTTGTAAGTATGGTATGAAAGATGCAGTACTTGTGATAGATTTATTGAATCATTTGAAGAGCTGGGTTGGGTTATGTGAAATGGCTTCTGTTTGTAATACACAAATTTTTACATTATATACACAAGGTCAACAAATAAAAGTATATTCACAGATATACAAGTATTGTATGTATAATAATTTTGTTGTACAAAAAGATGGTTATGTGTGTAAAGATACAGATCGTTATGCTGGAGCTTATGTTTTTGAACCAGTTCCAGGATATTATAGCGATTTATGTCCATTTGATTTTGCATCGTTATATCCAACAACAATTATAGCATATAATTTAGATTACTCTTCATTAGTCAGAGAAGGTGATAATGTGAGCAATGATGAATGTCATGTTTTAGAATGGGAAGATCATATGGGTTGTATACATGATCCAAAAGTTATTAGGAAAAATGAGTTAACAGAGATTATTAATGAGATAAAAAAAGAAGTAACAGTTTATAGAAAAGAAAAAACAAAGACTAAAAAGAAGGATGAAAAGGAACAATTTGATTTTAAAATAAAATCTTTGTTAGAAAGTATTGTTCCGTATGGAGAAGAGAGAAGTAAACTTGTTAAAGGAAAACCCAAGGATATTATGTGTCAAAAGAGATTTTTCAAATTTAGAAAAGAGCCTATGGGTATTCTTCCATCAATTCTAAAAAATCTTCTTGATGCTCGATCAAATACTAGAAAAGAAATAAAAAAATATGAAGAAAGATTAAAAGAAGAGAAGGATGGAAAAATATCAGAAGAAATGAGTAATATTATTAATATCTTGGAGAAGCGTCAATTAGCCTACAAAATTTCAGCGAACTCAACTTATGGCATCACAGGGGTGAAAAGAGGGTATGCGCCTTGCTATCCTGTTGCTATGGCTACAACATATCTTGGAAGAAAAAATATAGAAAAGGTTTCTGTTATTATTCCTAGAGATTTTGGAGGTAAACTGATATATGGGGATACAGATAGTAATTATATACAATTTCCTCACCTAACTACACCCCAGGATGTTTGGGATCATGCTGTTAAAGTATCTATAGAGGTTAGTAAACATTTTTTAAAGCCAATAAGATTAGAATTTGAAAATAAAGTTTATAGAGATTTTTTCATATTAACTAAAAAAAAATACATGTACAGAGTTTGTAATCGAGAAGGTATCATGATTGAGGAGATTGGAAAACGCGGGGTCTTGACTGCAAGAAGAGATAATTGTGAATTTATAAGAAATTTGTATACGGAAATAATAACAAGAGTTTTTGATAAGGAAGATATAAAAGATACATTATATTATGTTATAACAGAAATTAATAAACTTTGTAGTGGTGTTATAGATCCTAAAAAGTTCTTTATATCTAAGAGTGTTGGTTCAATTAATAGTATGTGTTTAGAACCTATTGAAGAAAAAAAAGATGACAAGAAGAATCAAGATGATGAGATTGTTGCAGAAAATAGTGGTGTAACAAAAGTTAAGAAAAAGATACTAAAGGCTAAAATGGGTGATTATACAGTACCGTTGTTATCTAAAAACGATACAGAAAAGAAGGAACAAATGAAGAAGAAGAATGCTACTACTGAGAAAGAGTTTTATCTTCATTGTTTACCTGCTCATATACAACTCGCAGAAAAAATGAAGAAGCGAGGACAGCAAGTGGAGGTGGGAACTAGACTGGAATACGTAATAAGTACTCAAGCTCCACATGGATCAAAGCAATATCTTCAGATAGAAAGTGCAGAATATTTTATGTTGCATAGAGATATTATAAAAATAGATTTTTTTTATTATCTGGATAATTTAATAAATAGTTTAGATCAGTTATTAGATATAGTGAGAGATAAAACAATAGTAAAAAAAGTGATACAAAATCAATATGATTATAGATATAAAATTAGAGGTAAGGTTATACGTGATATAAAAAAATTATCAGAACCGAAGTTAAGTTTTGTATAAAAATATAAAAGATATTTAATTTTTAATTAAATTTATTTAATTAATTAAAAATATGTTTTGGATTACTGTATATAAATTAATTTTCGTCATAATATAAATGAATAATTGTCAATGGATCAGTATTCATATCGTTTTCTATTATAGAAATTTGTTTTTCAACTTCTTTTTTTAGAATTTCGAAACGTGTTTTATTAGTAGGATTATAAGTTTTACCTTTTTTCTTATATTTATCTGGATTAAATCGAATAAATATAAATTTTCCAGAAAATTGACAATATAAATCATCATAACGATCATGTTCGGATTTAGAATCATATCCATTATGCTGATGCTCATCTATTTCTATGGCTAAAATAGTATTTCCTATTAATTTTCTTAAATCGATACGTCTTCTTGAAGGACAATCACATCCATAAAATAATGGTTTATCGTGTATAAAACCATTAAATAGTTTTGATATAAAATTTATCACAGTTATTTCTTTTGTTTTACATCTTATTTGAGATGTTAAAGGATCATCAGGAAATAAATGAGCAAAACATTTAGTGCAAAAATCTTTATAATTTTTATTAGCTGTAATGTCACATGGTATATTATAAGGAGGAAGATTAGATGCACATTTTTTACGTGTAACATCTTCCATATCATTATCTTTATGTTCGCTACAAAATTTAGCTTTTCCATTTTCTAATCCAAAATGCGGACGTTTTTGACATCCTTTAAAAAAACATCGTTGGTATTTAACCATGGCATCATTTTTATGGTCACTGCAAAATTTAGGTCGTTCTCCTTCTAATGCAAATGAAGCAGATTTGTTGCATCCTTTATATAAACATTTTTTATTTTCAAGATCTTGCATATCCTGTTCTTTATGTTCACTACAAAACTTGGGTTTTTCTCCTTCTAATCCAAAAGTCGAACGTTTTTTACATCCATCATGAACACATTTTTTATGTTTGATATCTTGCATATTCTGTTTTTTGTGTTCACTGCAAAACTTAGGTTTTTCTCCTTCTAATCCAAAAGTAGGTTGTTTTTTACAATCATTATATAAACATTTTTTGATTGTACAATTTTGCATGTCCTGTTCTTTATGTTCACCACAAAACTTGGGTTTTTCTCCTTCTAATCCAAAAGTAGGTTGTGTTTTACATCCTTTATGTAAACATTTTTTACTTACTACATCTTGCATATTAGGTTCTTTGTGTTTAATACAAAATTTAGGTTTTTCTCCTTCTAATCCAAAAGTTGGTCGTGTTGTACAATCTTTATAAGAACATTTTTTATGTATAACATCAATCATATTGGGTTGTTTATGTTGCACACAGAATCTAGGACGTTCTCCTTCGAATCCGAACGATGAGCGTTTATCACAATCTTCAAAAATACATTTATTGCTTTTATGTAGATATTTCATGTCATCTTCCTTATGATCTTCACAAAATTCAATGTCATCATATCCAAAATATGCAATTTTTGGACAATTTACAGCAACACAATAATTAGTAGTCATTTTATTAATACTTTATCGGTTATTTTATATTACAAACTAGTTTTTAAATATGTATTTCCAAAAATAAATTAAGTTTTTTATAAAAAAGATTATTAACATCTATAAAATATGCTTATAATTTTTAATTGAATAAATTAAAAATCTATAAAAATAATATAAAACTAACAAATGCAAAAAACTAGTGTAAAAGGTTATAAAATTTTTAATCAAAATTGGACTTGTAAAGATACACAATTTATTCTAGGAAAAGTAAATAGATATGACGAAAATGAAAATGGTACTATAGAAATGTGTGAAAAAGGCTTTCACTTCTGCCAGAATCCTTTAAATTGTTTATTGTATTATCCTTTCGATAAATTACATAAATATGCTGAAATAGTAGCAGTAAATGACCCATCAAAAAATCTAAAGGTTATAACAATTGGTGACAAATCAGTTACTAATAATTTAATAATAAAAAAGATAAGCTATCGACAATTTAGAAAGATGCTTAACGGTGTTATAAAATATAAAGATACTAATAATGAGTTTGTTAAACCAACTGAACTTTATATAAAAAATGGAAAACAAGAGATCGCATATTCTTATAATGGTGAAATAAAATATGTTACAGTTTTTAAAAATAACTTACCTGTAAAAAAACAAGAATTTTTAGAAAATAATTTACAAAGCGAATCTTATTACGATAACAAAGGATTAATAATCAATACTATACACTTTTCAGATACCGATACTGTATACTTTTCAGGTACTAACAAAATAATAGATAAACATGTTGACACATCTGTCCAAAACTTTTTCATAGGTTGTATATTTGTTATCTATATTTTTATGGTTATTAAATTTAATTTTATTTAAATCTATTGTAATTAAAAAAGAAATTTAGTGTATCTTTTTAGCTTGGTTTTTCTATTGTTATGTAATTTTTTATTAATAGATTTAGTAAGGTTTGTTTTCTTAATTTTTTTACCAAATGTATTTTTAGGATTAATAAAACCAATTAGGTCATCATTAATATTATGAACATTTACTTTATAAAATTGTGCATTTTTTAATCTTCTTGTACGTAAAGTTATATTTTTAGCTGTAAAACTTTTTATAACAAATGTAAAAATAGGATTGTTCATATTCCACCTTTGTTTCTTATTTATGCTTCTGTAAGGATATGGATTAATATCTTTATCGAGTATCATTTTATTTTAATAAAAATTATTAAAATAATAATCAATTAAAGTAATCTTTAATAAAATAAAACATGAGTTCATCAGAAAATAATCAAGAAAACCAAAGCAATCATACTGTAAGTAACAATACTGTAATTAATAAAGCTCCTACAATCACTACCAGAATAAAATTTCCAAATATTGATATGTCACTTGATCTATTTGTATCTACTATCTATTCAGTGCCTTATTCATTAACAAATTTAATAAAATTGTTGGATGTTATTAAATACTATGAGCTTGCTGGTTTCTACGACTGTGTGACTGGGGGATTTGTTATTATACCAGAGTTGTCGTATTATAATAAAGATGTGAAGAAACCATTTAGTAATCTTAATATAAAATATCCGGTAATATGGCACTCATCCTTTCAAGACTAGTAATGCGAATTCATATCCTTCTCTTGAAGACTTGAAGGTGGCTTGTGAAAAAATAGATCGTGTATTTTTAGTAATAACTGAAGAAGGATATTATGTGGTGAGAGCAGTGAAGAATAATAATTTCATGAGTGTTAAAAAATTATATGTGGAAATATATGAAAAGAGTAAAGAAAATGTTATGAAATCAAATGAAGAAAAAGATAGTAACAAGATAGAAGAGCGTATGTTGGTAATATTGAAAAAAGAATTCAGTATGTTTTTATAGAAAATGTTTATCATGGAGGCTTTATAAGAACAGGCGGACTGTTTGTAAAGTTTTATAGGTATAACGAAAATGATAAATATAGTAACATTAATGAAAATTTAAAAAATGTTTGTGACATTATTTTACAAAAATAAAATGAAAACAGCATGCAAAAGTGGGAATGTTATTTATTTATCTATAAATTAGTTAGTCATTACCCAGTTGACAACAAACATTTCTCTATATAACTCATAAACCTGTGATTGTATGAGTAGTAATAGTTGAGCAGTTATAATTAATAAGATCATCTATTATTTGTTTAGTTTTTTCATTAGAAATTTTTTGTTTCATAAAATTAACATACAATAATATTATTTGAATATTATCTTTTGTATAATTTTTAGAAGAATCTATTCTATCAATAGAAGCAGTATTTAATTGATTAGGCTCCCAACTTAATTCTACATTTGTTAAAGCACACCTATCACCAGATTTTAATCTTAATTCATTCAGATATTCTTTATCAAAATCTAATTTAAATTCTGAAGGTTTGATTGTTAATTGATTATCTTTATACATTTTATTATATTTTTTAAGAGCTCTATATTTGATTTGATTAAACATAGTATTAATTTTTTGATTGGCACTTTTTGTTAAATCTTTTATAGGTCCTTCTTGAGATATCTTATAAAAATTATTTTTTATATTTTTTATTAAAATAACAAAATCATCATGAGATAACTTGTTTTTAAAAAAATTAACATGTGTTGTAACTAACTGACAATTACCTTTAATATGCCCTAATGATGAATCAATTCGATCAATTGATACTTGATATATAGATCCAGAATTTTGTTCCCATAATAACTCTACGTTAGAATAAAAACATTTATTATTTTGTTTTTCTATTAAGTGAATAATATATTCAGCATCGATAGTGCATTCAATATCATATTTTTTATCATGTTTTTTATCATATGCTTTTGCATTTTTTATTAAAAAATTAATAAGTGCATCATGTGCTTTTAATCTTTCCTGTCTGACAAACGTAATTTTTTCTTTATTATTTTTTTTATATATTTTCTTCTGTTCTTTTATTTGTTCTTTATTATTTTCTTGGTATATTTTCTTTTGTTCTTTTATTTTTTCTTTATTATTTGTTTGATATATTTTCTTCTGTTCTTTTATTTTTTCTTTATTATCTGTTTTATATATTTTAGTAGTTTTATCTATTTTTTCTTTATTATCTTTATAATATATTTTCTTTCTATTACTTATTTTTTCTTTATTATTTTCTTCATATATTTTCTTCTGTTCTTTTATTTGTTCTTTATTATTTTCTTGATATATTTTCTTTTGCTCTTTTATTTGTTCTTTGTTATTTTCATAATATGTTTGTTTTAATTCCTTTATTTTTTCTTTATTATTTACTCGATATATTTTATTCCGTTCTTTTATTTTTTCTTTATTATTTGCTTCATATATTTTATTCCGTTCTTTTATTTTTTCTTTATTTTTTGCTTGGTATATTTTACGTTTCTTTTTTATTTTTTCTTTATTTTTTTCATAATATGAAATAGTTTGATTTTCATCTTTAATATTTTGTGTCACTGTATTTTTTTCCATTGTTTAATTAATAATAACTATTTTTTTAAATTAAAAAATAATTATTAATTTTTATATTTTGTTTAATAAATGTTAAAATCATGTGGCCCAGGTAAATCTAGAAATAGAATAACCAAAAGATGCAATATCAGTGGTTCTGCTAAGAATAAGCGTAAGTCGCCAAGCAAAAAGAAAAGTAAATCTGGTAGAAAGAAGCTTACTATGAAAAAATCTCGTTCAAAGTCTAAAACAAAAAAAACAAAAAAATCGAAAAAAAAGAAAAGCACAAAGAGGTCAAAAAGTAAGAAAAAAGGCTATTATATCTTAACAAAAAGTAAACTTAGTGGTACAAAGGTTAAATATATGAAAGGATCTCGTTCAAAGCCTAAAAAGAAAAGCGCAAAAAAGTCAAAAAGTAAAAAGAAAAAAAGTGTTCGTAAAAGCCCTAAGAAAAAAAGCATGAAGAAGTCCTCAAAATCTAAATCAAAGAGTAAGTCGAAATCAAAAAGCAAATCTAAACGAAGAAGGGATAATGACATTTACAAGCCTGAAAGAGGTTGTACCAGACAGACTCAAAAGAAATATGTAAATCGTCCTAGTCCTGCTTATCCAGCTAATTTATGCAGAGCCAGAAAGCTATTAGGTAATGATGGACAATTATATAATTCTGTTAGAGCTTCTAATGGGATATATAGGTGGAAATTAGCTTAACATGTTACTAAAACTTTTTAAAATTATTGATAAATTTTAAAAAATCATATCATGTAGATATATAACCTAAAGCTAGTACAGCTAAAACTAGCATACCGTTACCGAAGTATTTCGTAAACGTTAATAATTTTATGTCACTGCATATATTAACATTTTCCATATTCAACATATGACTATAACATGAATTATTTTTATCAACACCTTTAACATCTTTTACAAATTTTTCTTGACATTGAAAATGTACAAAACCTAGTGCAGTTATTATAAATAATAGAATTATAAGATAATTATTACTCTGTTGGTATAATCTATAACAAATAATAAAATAAGTAGGAAACCAAACCAAATAATCTCTATAATGATCTAATTTATCACCAAAGTCTGTGCACATATTGTATCTCCTAGCGTAAACACCATCGACTAAATCAAGAGTATAATAAATTAAGAAAAATGTGATGAAATACAAAATATTTTTCTTTAGTAAAAAATATATAGAAAATAAGCCGAATATTGTAGATATTATTGTGATAGTGTTGGGAGTTACGTTAAATATTCTAAAAAAAGATGTTAATGGATCGACAACAGTTTTATATAATAAAATATCAAACCAGCATTCATATGAGTCTGGAAGTTTTCTTGCATTATCATTATTATTCATATGTTTTAGTTTATTTATTCTTTGTTTTATAAAATTTATAAATAAAATATATAACAATTGATAACATCAAGATAATAATTGCTATTGTTAACCCTGTATTTTTTATATAAAATTTCATTATGTTATATTGATATTTTGGGATCCATGTACAATTATGATTATGTGACACAATAGTATTGACCGTATGCTTACAATCTCCAAATGTGCATGGCTCAAGGTACTCAGCTGGTAGTATATAAATTTTGCTTTTGTTTCCAGAATTATTTTTTATATATTGATTAATAACTTTGGTAAACATTAATGGACCGGTTGTTTTATTGATGCACATTATTTTTGGACATATGAATGAACAAGTACTATTATTATCAATATACTTTATTATCTCATTTAATATATCTGCTTTTTGCTTTGATATAATAACGCCATTATTTAAGCATTCGGGATGATGACACTGAAGCATACTATTTATTTTGTTCACAATTAATTTTGATACTATTAGATCATAGTCCTTAAATTCTTCTAGAATACTATCAAAAGATTTTAATGCATTAACATCTATATCAACATAAATACCGCCCATTAGCCATAGGATTATATATCTAGCATAATCTACTTTTTGATGAAGATATATAAAACTATAATAGGTTTTTGTCCATGTTGGGTTAGTATGAATGATATCTAGAATAGATATCTCATCCCACATTTTATATTCAAAATCAGTGTTATGTTGTTTAATAGACAAAATATTAGTGTTGTATTTCTCAGGAATATTGTTAATACCCTGTAACCATATCTGATGTATAGTTTTAGGAAAAGACATGTTTATTATTTTATCTTTATTTTATGTAAGATAATTTGATAAAATATAATTTGTTAATAATATATTTCTTAATGTCTGCGGTGTTCATCGTTGTTGCGATGATCATTGTGGTGATAATAACGTAAAGACTGTGGGTAGTAACTATTATAATAGGATGGGTAGAAATAATTAGGTATGAAGCTGCCAAATCTAAAATAGTTAATAAAAATGGATGTGCATACTGCAATTAGAATTAAAGAAATAACAAAATCGAACACATTCATTTTTATTATTTAATAAATAATAAAATAAATAGACTTAAATAATTTTTAATAAAACAGTTCGCAAATACCTACAATCCTACACCAACCATGCTATTAGCAACACCATTTCTAAACGCCATCACATCACTTGATGCGCCATCATTAGAAATAATTTGACCAGGGATTGTTCCACTCATCCCAGTATAACCACTTGAGCCACTCATTCCAGGCATACCTGTCATACCTGTGTAACCAGTCATACCAGTATACCCACTCATTCCACCAGAGCTAGGACAACTTGTACAAGAAGAACAAGTACTTGTATCATTAGAGGAAGAACCGTCAGTGTTGTTATCCCAACTGCCGTCTTTTTTACGTCTTCGTTTATTTTTTTCATCGTAGCCTATCCCAGCACCTATGTCACCTGACAGATCGATGTATGAATTAACTTTTAAATATTTTAGAATATGAAATAAGACGAATATTAAAAGGATTATTATAATAACTGTTAATACTTCCATTTTTTATTATAATAATTTTTTTAATATTTAAAATTAAAAAAATGACAAAATATTAAAAAATTATTAATACAAAATCATTTAATTTTGTATTAGAGTGTGTTGTTTTGCAACAACACTTTATTCATCTATTTTTAGATTATTGATAAGGTCAGCAATATCTTCTTTCCTCTTCATATTTTCTGCATGTTTTCTATATAATAATTTTATTTTTTCTATATTTTTTGCACGAGTTTTTCGCTTAGAAGCTTCTACTTCTTCTTTCACAGATTCCAAGGCAATTTTATGAGCTTCTTTTTCATCATATCCATTTTTTCTAGACCATGTGAAAACATCAGTATAAAGGTCTATCATTAAAAGCTCTTGTAGTAAATCTGTTAAATCCATTAATATGTTAATTTATTTTTTAAAAATAAATAAAAATCAAATAATACTTTAAAACAATAAAGTTAATATAAATACTACTAAATGTTAATAGCAAGTTTTGATATAGGGAAAAAAAATTTTGCTTTTACAGTTGCTGATATTGACTTAGATAAATTAAAAAAAATAAAAAATATACCTAAAAAAGATCGATATAATGTTGATGGGACATGCACAAAAGAATTCGCATCTATCTTACATAAAATTTATAAGAGTGGTGATGTGTTGTTATTGTCCAACAATGATTTAACGGGTGATACTAATAAAAAATTATATCTAGATCCAAAAATATATCATAATCTTATAGAATTAATGAAGAAATATGAAAGTCTATGGGATAAAGTTGATATCTTCTTGCTAGAATTACAGATGTCTTTTAAAGGTAAAATTAATACAATGGCATTAAAGATTTGTCAAACTGTTTATACATATCTTTTGATGACTTATGGTAGATTTAAAATTTATATCGAATTCAAAGCATTCTACAAGGGACAGGTTTTAGGTATGAATAAACTAGAACATAAAAATAAGAAAGGTGTTGTGAAATACAAAAGTTTACCAAAAATAGATCAGAAAAAATGGTCTGTTAAAATGGCTGCTGAAATATTGAGAATACAGGATAATATATATCTTCCAGAGTTAATAAAAAAAGGTAAAAAGGACGATAAAGCGGATGTTATATGCCAGTTATATAGTTTTGTATATCTTTATTTTATTGAAAAAATGAAATTTGATTCTTGAAAATAAAAAAGATTATAGATGACGTATTCCAAGAACATTGTCTAGTTTGTTTACTATTAAAATATTGTTATAAATATTGATTGGTATTTTATATCTTTTTCTAAAAGATTCTGTTACAGAACTTGGTTGATTATCTATAAAAATAAGTACTTCGAATAAATCTGTAGAAGGTATAAAAGTGTCATCTATTTTAGATATGTTAATATTCATAAGAGGTTTGAAATAACTATTAACATAATCAAGTGTTAATACACCAGATGGTATAGTATTATCAAAAGTAGGTCGTGTTTCCATTTTTTATATTTATTTGAATTTATTTTTATTTTATTTTTTAAATAAAAATGTTTCAAGAATTTAATTTAAAACTTATTGTGGATAAAAATTATAATCTAAGAGATATAATTTCTTTAATACATAAACAAACTGATAAATGTATTATGGTTATGGATGAACTATTTGAAAAAGAAGAAACGATAAATAAAATAAAAATTTTTGATACTAAAGACAAGTTGATAGAATATTTATCAACTGATAAATGTCTAACTTATATTAAACATCATCAAAAATGGTTTAAAGCAGGATTTTTTGGTACAGACTATGTTATTTTTAATTTTCAAATTTTTGATGATAAAGAAACAAAGATTGAATTTAGTCTTTTTAATATAGATAAGAATGACAAGTGTTTAACCGATTTTATTATAAATTTTAATATTACGATGTGTGATAGTGAAGATGATGCATGGGAATTTGGTTATAATGCTTGCCATTCTTATAATTAATTATTATCTTTTTTCTTTAATAATTTTTTTGAATAAATTAATTAAAAATTATTCAAAACACAAAATGAATGTAAACAAACAATTAAACTCTACTTTAGAATTTGAAACAAGTTATTCTATGATAGATATAGCTAGTTTAATATGCAATAAAGAACTTAATGTTTATAGCTTAGTTATCTATAGTGATATAAAAAATAGTGATCCTGTTGAAGATATAATAAGCATTTTTAATGATAAGAATAAGTTATTCAAACGTATTATAGAAACTGCGCCAATAACTTATAGAAATCGTGCTAAAGCAGGTTTTTATGAAATGCATAGTGATAGTATCACTTTTATTTTTGAGTTACGTCAACGGACAGGTTATAAAATTTCTACGATGGAATGTCGTATTTTTGGTATAGATAAAAATGATGAAGAGTTGAATAATTTTATTAAAAAATATGGTATTGTGATGTTTGATCATGACTATGATGCACAAGAATATATTGATGATTTTGAATATCTTGAATAAAAATTAATTAAAATAAAAAATAATGTTGTTTTAAAACTAATAATTTTTAAAACAAATTTCAAATGAATATGGAAACAAATCCGCTAAACTCCTTATTATCTCCAGATTATGAGAATGTTACTTTATATAGAGAAGAAGAATCTAAGAATGCTATTAATAAAGCTATTAGAGAATCTAATATAATTTTCAATAAGATAAAAGAAGCTATGGCTAATAACTTAACAAGAATTAATGTTGATAGTATGTCTAGATATGACAGAGAAATATTAGAAAAGAATGGTTTCGTTGTAGAACACTGTGATAAAAGAGATATGGGTAATGGTGTGAAAAATCATATGTATTATACAACAAATCCATATTATTATAAAATAACATGGGAAAAAAACTATCTTTTGAATAAAAATTCAAAAATTATTACTAATGACTTTCCAATAAACTATGATCCTATTTCTATTGGAAGCGGTACTGGATGTATTGCTCTAGGAAATCGTTCGATATAAATATACAAGTAATTTATTGACAACGTCCTTTTTCAGCAAGTTTATCAGCTCTTTCATTATATTCTATACCACAATGTGCTTTAACATGTTTAAAAACTATGTTACAACCGTTTTCTTTATGTTTTTCTAATAGATTATGTATAGTTTGGATTAATTCTTTATTTTTGACATTATTAAAATTTCTTTTAAGGTGTTCATCATATAACACAGATATAGCATTAATGCTATATTCGCTATCAGAATTAATGATAATTTTATTAACATCATTAATAGTTGGAATAATATCATTAAATACATAAAACAATGCATAAAGTTCAGCAATGTTATTAGTGCATGGATTATATGGTACTTTCCCGCAATATTCTTTAATAACTTCTTCTTTTGTTAAAAGTACAACGCCAAAACCACCGCTTTTATTTTTGCAAGAACCATCAGTGTATATGATAATTTCATTTATGTTTTCATTTATGTTTTCTCTTTTAGATTTTTGCATAGGTTCTATTAAAGAAAAATTGGTAATACCTTTTTTATTTATTTCTAATCCAATGTTTGTATCTGCTTTTATTTCTGTATTCTGACTAATGAAGATGGTTGCTTCATCTTTTGTTTGAAATTTTTTAAACACTGCGCCAGAAAATCCAGTAACAGCTTTTAAACATTCAGACCATGTGTTGACAATACCTATAGTTCTTCCTTTAGCGATAGCATAAAACATTATAATTTAAAATAATTGAATAATATTTAAATATTATTCAATTATTAATAAATTTTATAAACTATGGTAAAGAAAATAATTTTGATGCACCATGCTGCAAGTATAAAAAATAATGTTGATTCGGAATTGAATCATGATGGTATAAATATGGCAAAGAAATTAGAAGGAAAATACGATATAGTTATTGTGTCTCCTTATAAAAAATGTTTTGAGACGTTGATACTGTCAGAAATAAAGTATAAAATATTAAGGTTTTCAATATTATCAACGTGTAAAAAGGATAAGGAAGCTGATAAAAATTTCTGTAAGAGGATGGAGTCATTTATAGAAGAGATAAGTGCGTATTCTAAATTGTATTCTAATATCTTGGTGATAACGCATCAAGATGTTATAGAATTTTTAACAAATAAAAATATAAATTTTGGAGAAAGTGTTGAGTACCAGGATGTGGAAGAAGATGTTGATACGAATTTTGATGAATAAGTTTTGATTTTGAATTATTGTTTTAATAAAAATTGATTTTATTAAAATTTAATAATTGATTTAAACAAAATATATAAACAACCAAATGTCTACCAAAACTATTATCGAAGCAAAAAGATACTGAACAAAATGATGAAAAAGGAAAAGAAATTATCGAAAACGATGTTATTTGGAAAACTATCAAAGAGGCAACAGATTACGAAATTTCTAATACTGGTATTGTTAGAAAAATAGATAATAAATTTATACCAAAAATATATAGGAATGCTGTAGCATGCAATGTTAATGGAAAAAGAAAAAAATTTAACATTGATATATTATTAAAAAGTTATTTTAATACAGATAATTTACCTGATGAAATCTTTCATACATTGTTGCATTTTCCTAAATATGAGTTATCGTCATTTTTTAGATTAAGAAATAAAAAGACAAAATGTTTTTTAAAAACAGATACATTGGATGAAAATGGATATATGATATGCCAGCTTTTAAAAAATACTGGTGATAATCAAACAGAAATTGGCTTTCATACAATCGTAGCAAGTGTTTTTTTAAGAGAACCTCCAAAAGATGGTAAAAAATATATCGCAAATCATAAAAATGGTATAAAGACAGATAATAGGGTATCTAATTTAGAATGGGAATGTAACAGTTGATTAAAAATACTATGGAAATCTAAAATTGGATTTTTAATCATATTAAAACAAGTATAAACAAGTAAAATATTTACTTTGTAAAAAAGCTTTAAACTTTTAAATAAAGAAGACAACCCTCAGAAAAGAATTGGTTAGCTACCTTATTTCTATAATAACAGTATTTTCATCTAGAATATGGCCTTAGACGTTATAAAATAAAAACAAATAAACAAAAATTAAAATAAACATAAATAGCTTAAAGAAAAGATATTATTATCTAGTACTAAACAAAATTAATAATGTTAGAAACTGTTAATAAATTAGATTGTTTTGAAAAAGATAATTTAGTGACAGTTCCTAGCATTGATGTTGTCACTAAAAAACCCTATATAAAAACAATATGGAAAGATAAAATTTCTAAATAT